GCAACTTAATAGAAGCGATGATGGTACTTTTTCTTTTAGTGCTAATATGACTAATCCTGTTGAATCTGGTAGAGCTATGTTAAAGATGGATAAGTTAATGCCTCCAAAACCTACTATATTAGAACAAAAAAGTTATAGTCTTGATTCTTGGTTAAATCATGCAAAGTTAAAAGATAGACCTCATTGGTCTGGGGAATTTGATGGTTATATTCCTTTAAATCATAGTGCTGTGCATAATAAAAGTTTGGCAAAATTTGTACCTGAAGCTACTACTGAATTTAGTGTTTTTAAAAACCAAGCTGATGCAGAAGAAGCTTTACAAATAGTAAATAATTTAATTAAAAAACAAGGAATTACTCAAGAAGCTAAAATTTTAAAAACAGGAGATAGCTATCAAATTCAAATTCCTAATTTTAAATTAACTAGAGATTATAAATATGGAGGATCATCTAAGTATCAAACTGGTGGATCTTCTGACTATGATAAGATACCACAATCTTGGAAAGACACCTATGACTGGACACCTAACGTAGAAGCTGAGTATCAGGCATTTAAAAATGATCCTATGGGTCCTTCTAATCTTGCGGGTACAGATGATATGAATGACTACAATACTAGGGGTATGTGGGATTCATTAGATAGACCTGCAAATTGGAAACAAGGATTGGATTTATATAAACAACAGTGGGGAGAAGAATGGACTCCAGAAGAAGATGGTTATTATCATGCTTGGTCTCAACATCCCGGCACTGGTGAATGGTTAAAACCAAAACATCATGATACTGCTTGGATGAACTACGGTAGTTATATTTATGATCCAAATAATATGGCTGTTGTAAATCCTGAAGGATTTTTTGGGAATGAGACTTTACAGTCTTACCCTAAAGAAGTAAAATACCCTGATGGGGGTGGTGTATTCAATAACTCAATAAATAAAAAACATAATCTAAAAACTTCAGCTGAAGGATATTATGCGTATATTAATGGTGTAACTTTGTCTAAAGGTGGCAGCCCAAAAAGCTGGCTTGATAAATACAAATAATCATATGAAAAAAGACATTTTAAAAACAGCGGGTGTAAGATCTGAGAAAGAGTTTTACAAAAAATACCCTACAGAAGAGGCGTTTATAGCGGCTCATCCTGACTTTGCTAATAAAATGCAAATGGGGGGAACAAGAGAAGCCTTTCCTCAAACTGCCACTATGGATAATTTTTTTAGTTACGGTGTTCCGGCACCTCCTAATTACTTAGCACATGGTGGTATGCCACATGCTTTTCCACAGGCACAAACAGAATCTCAATTCTTTATTCCTATTTATACTGATGTTTATAATCCGTATAACAAACAACAAGGTGGTTCTATGCCTGAGATGTTTCCACAAGTAGGAAATGTTGAATATCAACCACCTGCAAATATGTGGTTTCAAGAAGGAGGGGAGCCGCTAGAAGAAGTAGGTGTTCAAAACCGTCTTGGCAAATTCATGGCTCAAATAGGAGGAAGAGCTGCTACAGCTGCTAATAAGCAAGTAGGTCAGTCTGCTATGGGTATGATGAGAGCTGGTGGTAATTTATCTAAGTATGATCCTGGTGGTAGTATAGCTCCTGGTAAATATAAATCAGTAAGTGACTTTGTAACACAAAATCCTTTAGATGCTTATACTGGTACGCAGTTTCAATATGATCCTGCCTATGGAGATGCTTTTGCAAAGTACATAGATAGTATGTACCGTGATTATTATGAGTTAGATCCGGATCATGCTGTATATAAAGATGATCCTATTTATAAGCAATTATCAGAAGCTTATGGTTATAAAGGAAAACCTACAAATACTTCTACTTCTACTCCTAAGTATGATCTTAATCAATTGGCTTCAGATAGAACTTCTAGAGGTAGAGGTCCTGTTAAATCTAAGGGTTGGGTAAATGGTGAATTTGGTAGAGGTCGTAACAATGACTATATGTGGCAAACAATGTTTAACACAGATAACTTTGCTGAGGCTCAAAGACTTGCTGCTGAAACAGGTTTAAGAATTGATGAAGGTAAAGCGGGACTATTAGGAAGAAGAAAAAAATATACCTATGACTGGGGTAATCAACCTGTCCCTGGTGCTACTGATCCAAACAAATCATCTTCTCAAACTACCTCTCAAACTACCTCTCAAACCACTTCTGATCAAACTTCTGAAACGGCTTCTGATAATTCACAGCAAGGTCCAGGCAGACCTAAAAGAAACTTTTTTGGTAGGCCTGATACAGATTCTAGATGGAATCCTGAAAATAAAGCTAGATTCCCTAGCTCTAAAGTAAAAAATGCAGAGTTTCCTATGGGTGAAAGTACATTTGAAACAGCGGGTTATAAAGATGTTAATCGTAACTCTGATTTTAGAAACTGGAGAGCTACAGAAAGGCTTAATAGAATAGGTGAGCGTCTTGATAAAAATTATCAAAGAGAGGAAGGTCTTAATACACTTTATGGAACAGAAATGTCCAATAGAATGGAAAGACTTAGAAATAGAGATACAAGAAGGTTTAACAGAATAGCAGATAGATTTGATAGAGATGAGTATACAGCTCCCGTTTTCCCTTCTCTTCCTACTCAAGCTTATGGCGGTGTTCCTATGGCTAAATGGGGACTTGATACAGATCATAACCGAATAATTGAAAAAGGTATGGGATCTGATCCAAACTATAACCACATAATTGAAAAAGATGCATGGTGGGATAGAGCTGCTGAAGATTATGGAGGAGAAGAAAATTTCTACCAGCGTCAGATGAAAAAAGGTATTGCAACAGATATCTTTAATATGAATCAACCTGACTTTAATACATATATTGAAGACATGTATCCTGCACCTGGTACAAGCCGCGGTACATTTGATGTTCTTAATAATAACAATATGCCTTATAAAAATAATTATGCTGTGAAGGATGACTTTGCACCAGGTTTTAAGGCAGGTGGTAATTATAGAAAAGGTGATGTAATATATTGGGATGAAGATACTATTAATGCTTTTATTCAAGCAGGCGGCCAAGTTGAATACCTTGATTAATACCTTTGTACTATGAAGAAAATTAAAATAGTAGGACTACCTAAAATGGTTTATGGTGGGAGAGCCTTTAATCAGGTAGCTCCTAATGCCATTCCTAATCATATGAATGAAGCACCTCTTAAGGTAAATGATACTTTAAAATCTGTACCAAGAGAATTAGCAAATTTAGAAGCAGAAAAAGGAGAGACGGCATTTATTCCTAATCTAAATGGTATGTCTGCCCATTATAAAATTGGTGGTAAAAGGCATAGTGAAGGAGGAACACCTCTTAATCTTCCAGATGATTCTTTTATTTTTAGTGATACTAGGAGCATGACTCTTAAAGATAAGGATTTGCTTCAACAATTTGGAGAATCAAAACCTAAAACTTATGCTGAAATTGCTAAGAAGTATGACATAAATAAGTACAGAAAGGTTTTAGCAGATAAGGACTCAGATGTTATTGAAAAGAAGACAGCTGAGAAAATGATTGAGAATTATAACATGATGTTAGGCAAGCTTGCTTTGACACAAGAAAGTCAAAAAGGATTTCCACAAGGAATTCCTTTTATAGCACAGCCTTATATGATGATGAATAATATCAATCCAGAAGATATTCTTCCACAGCAAAAGCAGGAGCAGGAGCAGGCACCAGAGCAGCAACAAGAAATGCCAGCTGAAATGCCTCCACAAATGCCACAAGCTAGATATGGAGGTATGAGAGCAGTAAGGATTAAAGGTCTGCCTAGATATCAAGATGGTGCAGGAGTGCTAAGTCCTGAGGCTCTGGATGCTATGGCTCGTGAACAAGCTTCTGCTGAAGAAAAAGCTGCAAGAGAAAAGTTAGCAGAACTTTATGCTACTGCGGCACTTGCAGAAGCAAAAGCTAAGTCTAGTGCTGCTTTAGAAAATAGTAAAGCAGCTAATACTAAAACTGCTACTACTACTAAAGGTACTACTAAATCTAAACCTACTGGAGGTTATAATCCTGATAGATCTAGAGCAGAGACCTATGATTATGTACAAGCTTTTCTTGATGCTTATGTAAAAGCTGCTGAGTCAGGAGCATTTGTTCCTGAGTTACCTAGTACTTATACAGCAGGCAATGCTGATGTTAGATCTAGACAAGCTGTTCAATCATCAATCTCTGGTCAAACAAATGTATACGGTGATCCAGAAGTTCTTAATGAAGCAGATTTTAAAAAGAGACATGCATGGTACTTTAAGAATAAACCTAAATGGGATAAGAATAATCCTGCAGATGTAGGGGATTTCCAAAAATCATATAATGCCAAAGCTAAAGAATACGGATTACCTGAATACTTTACATTAGACGGTCCTCAAGGAACTAGATTAGATTCTAAGTTTGGTGAGCATACTTGGTCTGCACCAGGATTTAATACTCCTGCTAAAAAACCAGCGGCTGCTGCTGAAAAACCTAAAACAGACGTTACTCCTTTAGAAGAGATTGATGTAGAAGCACCTCCTGTATATAATCCTTTTGAGTACTATCCACAGGATACTTTGAATCTTGCTACAGCAATGGCTGCACAGATTCCTGATATGAAGACTTTTTATGCACCGGTTCAACTTCAAGGTTGGGATCCAGCATACATAAAGGAAGATTACAGTCCTATTATGGAAGCAGCTAATATTGCTACACAGGGTGTTACAAGTTTTGGTACTAGACAAGGTGCTGATGCATCTTTATCTAAGATTCAAGGCCAAGCTTCTAGATCTGCTGCAGACCATAATTTGCAGGTTGCTAATATGAATATTGGTATCTACAATGATGCTGAGAAGTATAACTCACAAGTACAAGCTAAAAACATAGAGTATAACAATGCTCTTAAAATGGCTGACTTTGATGCAAGACAACTGTATGCGGCTGATAGACTTAAAGCTAAGAATAAGAAGAGAGCTGAAGTAGCTAATCTATTTAACAATAGACTTACTAATGCTACAGATACTTATAATCTAAACTTGACTAGTCCTTACTTTAAAATATTCCCTGGTAGCGGGGGTGCTGCTGTATTGACTAATCCTGAGATACTTAAACCTAACAAGGATGCGTATGCTTCTCAAGCTATCAGAGAATTTAATATGTGGAAAAATGCATACCCAGATTTATCAGATGAGGCTATTCTGAGTTATCTTGCACGCTCTAAAAGTGCTGGGCAAGTACCAGAAAACCAATATTATAATCCTTATGATGTGTCTGTTGGTCCTTACGGTGGCGGGCAATAAACTAAGGTTTAAACTTTAAAAGTTTTTTAAACTTACAAGATTTTTTCTTGTATATTTATATTAGATATGAGTCAGTACATTCCAGGCGTAGTAGATTATGTTCCTCAAATTCAGCCATATAAGCCGAATTTGAATTTTTATCAACAAGTATTAGAGACTAAGAATGCTCAATACCAACAAGGATATGATAAACTTAGTTCCTTGTATGGAAACCTTTTGGAGTCTCCAATGCTTAGAGATGAGAACATAGATCTTCGCAATAAATTCTTTAATGACATCGGTGCCCAAATCAGTAAGATTTCTGGGCTTGATTTATCATTGTCACAAAATGTAGATGCAGCATCTAAAGTATTCCAACCTCTTATTGATAATAAGTATATCCTAAAAGATATGGCTTATACTAAGCGAGCTTATAATGAGTTACAAAGAGGTGAGAACTTTAGAAACTGTACAGATGAAAAGAAGTGTGGTGGTAAATATTGGGATGGTGGAATCAGAGCTATACAATATCAGATGGCTGATTTTGCTAAGTCTACTGCAGATGAGTCACTTGGCTTTGATGCTCCTAAATTTACACCTTCTGTAAATGTTCCTGAGAAAGCAATGAAGTTTGCAAAGGAAATGGGTTTTGAAATAACTCCTCCACCAACTATGTCACCGGATGGAAAATTCTTGGTTACAACCACAAATGGTGTAGCCATGATTCCTTCTTTGACTAATGCTTTCTTATCAGTATTTCAAAATGACCAAGCCGCTGTAGACTATTATAAAACACAGGCTTATCTACAAAGAAAAGATTTTGTAACTCAGAATGCTGAAAAATACGGATCTGATGTAGATGCTGAAAGATACTATCTTACTGAGATGGGTCAGTCTTTGTTTGCAGATAATGATACAAAAGCTAAACAGGCTGCTCAAGAAGCAGATGAAGCTGATTTAAAAGGTAAAGTTGTTAACCAACAGATTAAATCAAGAGGTATTGATCCAAATGATAAAAATGATCAGAAGCTAGCGGCTACGCATAAACAAACACAGGTTGATAAACTTATAGCAATAGCTTCACAAGAGTATTATGACAATACTAAAAATGAGGCTGACCCACAAACTCTTCTTGGTTCTGATATTATTACTGAAAGAAGTAGAATAGACAATGCAATGGCAAACTCACTGTTTAGCGGTGACTTGTATAATGCTGCTGCTTCATATGCCATGCTTACAGCTAAGACTGATATAGAAGTAAATCAGTATGCTCTTGCTGGATTTGAACATTCTCTAGCTCTTGATCGAATGGACAAGCAGTTTGTATTGGATATGGAAAAAGCTCGGAGGACAGCAGCACTTGATATTCTTAAAGAGAATTATAAATCTAATAAAGAAAAAGATGCTTTAGGAAAATCAAATGATGTTTTAAGTAATGAGTGGATTCCTGAAGTAATTGCTAATGGTGGAAAAAGTACTATTGCAAGAGATCCTAACCTTCAAGGAACTGACCAAAATGAACAGTATATTTTTGGTAGCGGAGTACAACAAAGTTCTAAAGGATTAATACAAGAAATTTATTCTAGACTAGAAACTGTTATTAAATCTGATATTGGTAGTACAGTAGGAAATGGTGTGACTGTAACTAAAGAATCTAAAGAACTTGCTCAAAAATACAAAGCTCAGCTTTTGGGATGGTCTTGGAAGAATGATCAAAAGTCTAATAAATCTTCATCTTATATTAGTCCAGATGATAAAGCAATGACTTTTTTAACAATTGTACCTACTGTTGCCAGTGCTGTTTATAAAGGTTTATTTGGTGATACAGAATCTGTAGAAGCGCCTACTACATATAATGGTGGTTACCTAGATGAGAATGGTAAACTCATTGACATTGATAAGTCTACATCTTTTACAGATGGTAACAATAAAAACAACTGGTACTATACAACAAAAAATATTGAAAAAGCATTAACAACAGATCCTGTTCTTTTAAACATGATAGGAACTGATAAGACCTTAATAGGAAAAGTTGATTCTTATAAAAATTCTGTAAAAAATTACAATGCTGCTGAAAAAGCATTAGCTTTTAATGTTGAGGGTGTTAAGGGTGTTGTTGATCGTAACTATATGAACAGTGTTATTAACAGTGTTGTTGCTAGTTCACATCAAGAGTATGCTCAAGAAATGCTTAAAAACTATTTTGTAAAAAATAATAGAGTTGTAAGTAAAGAAGAATTTATAAAAGACTATGAAAATAACTGGTCACCAACAAGACGATCACAAGCTACAAATATGATGTTAGACATGTTACCTTTTGGTTTCATGTCTTCAGATCCTTATCTGTCTGATAAAACTGAAGCTGCAGCTTTATATGATGCCTATTCAGAAAAATTCTCATCTGTTTATAATCAAGAAGATGGGTTTGCCACATTTGCAAATCAAAAATCTCTAAAATATGGTCATGTAAAAAATGTAGGTGGTGCAGGTGCATATGTTGAAAAGCAGCCTATTACAATACCTCTTGTTGATTCTGCTTATCCTGGAGATCTAGGAGCGCAAAGCTTTATGGGCTTTATGAAAGACTTTGAATCAGTAATGAGAACTAGTGCAAATCTTTTTGTAATAAACAAAGACGGAAAGGACATAGATGCTGAGGCTCTTTCTGATTTGACTGGTTGGACAGATGGCCTATCTGATAGAATTAATTCTAATTCTGTACAGGCTCTTAATAAGATTGCTAATGATTTAAGATCTGGTAAAAAAATAACAGATGAAGACAGAGCTAGATTTTCATTTACTGTTCATCCAAATATAGGCGGTGACTTAAATAAAGTAGGATTTACTGTTAAACTAAACTCAGAGTTTAGAGGTAAAAATCAAGGTGGTGACAATACATATGGAAGCACAAAAGGGCTTACTGATGATGCTATAACTGTGGTTATGGATAAAAGTGATATGTCTCCTGATAATGAAGCATACCAACAAACACAAAGAACTCAGTATGATCTTCTTATGGAAGCTGATGATGAGCTAAATATAACAGGCTATGAAGAATATGGCGGTACTGCAAAAATTACATATAATCCTTTTGGACCTGGATATATGATACAAAGATCATATAAGTACATTGATGATAATGGTAATATTAAAACCTATGAGGTAAGCCCTGACTATTCTGATCCAAATGCTACTGCTGGTCTTGTTGCACAAACTGTAATTCAAAGTTTGGAAAAAGTATACACAGATGTTAAAAGCACTGCTGATGCATTAAGACAAATTAACCCTGGAATAATTAAAGATCCTTCCCAACTACAATAAGTTATGGCTGAGAACACACAAAAACCTCCTATAACTCCAGAATCTATTGAACAACAACTAAGAAGTATTAACTCATATATAGATTCAGGACTTCCCAAAATACTTGCTGGGATGGATGCTGCCGAGCAAAATCAAGGTATGCAGATTGCAAGTATGAAATCTTTTTTGCCTCAACCTACAGCTCCCAATATTCCTAAGATTCAAACCTTAGTAAATGGTGATGCTTTTATAGGGCCTAATAGAGGAACTAAGCAAGGAACATTTACATCCGGTTTTGAATATATTAAGGCTCTGTCTGACAATGACAAAATAAAATTGTCTACAACAGCAGACCCTTTCTTTTATGCAAAGGGTACTTCTTTTAATGGTTCACATGAGGGCTATAACTTTAATAGATATTATGCACATCCTAATTTTAAAAAGTTAGGGTTTAGTATTTATAAAGACAATGAAGCTACTTATAATGCTAATTCATCTTGGTTTGATGATTTTACAAGAATGAGTAAAACACTACCAAGCCTTATTCTTAATGGGGCATGGAGTAATTTAAAAAACTGGGGCGTTACAGGCTTAGAAGCAGATACAGAAACATCTGCTCAAATGCAATATGACCTAGGTATAGCATCTTCTTCTAAACAAGGCTTTGGTGCATTTACTACCAACCTTATTGGAAACTTTGGATATACCATTGGTATCATTGGTGAGATGGTGCTAGAAGATATGGCTTTAAGAGCTGCAGCTGCCGCAAGTAGGAATCCAGTATTAATGGCTACCGCAGGTGTAAGAACTACATCTAATTTAAAGAATCTTGGTAGAGCTATGTCTGTAATGGCTAAGACTCTTAATAATGCAGATAAAGCAAGAACCTTTAGCAAAGCAGCATTAAGTGGTCTTAAGTCTGCTGGTAAAACTATAATGCCTTTTCAAGAGTTTGGAGAGTTTGCTACGGATCTTATGAATCCCAATAGCGCTATTAGTAGATTAGCAGATGGAGCTAAGATGGCAAGAGGTGTAGGTAGTTTTTACAGAGGCATGAAAGAAATAAATGCCGTAACTTCTGAATCTAGATTGGAGGGAGGTTTTACACAGAATGAACTTATCAAGAAAGAGTATGATGCCTTTATTGAAGAAAAGGGTAGGGAGCCTAATGATCAAGAGAATGAGTTTATTTATAGCAATGCTGTAAAAGGTAGTACAAGAACAATACTTGCAAATGTTCCCGCAATTTTTGTAAGTAACAGAATTACCCTGGATCTTGCTTTAAATCCTTATGGAAAACTATCAAGAACCTTTGCATCAAATACTTTAAAGAGTCCTTTGTTTAAAGTTGTAAAGGGTGTAGATGGTAAACTATCTGTTGAAGCTAAAGGTCTTAAAGCAGGTTTTGAAAACTTGAAAGGTATTACAAAAGTATTTAATAAAGACTTTTATAAAGGAACACCTACTAAACTGTCAGACACCTTTGGTATTAAAAATATAGGTAGAAACGTTGGTGGTGGTATTAGATACTTTAAAGCAAATCTTATGGAAGGTTTGCAAGAAACATATCAAGAAGGTGTACAAGTAGCTGTTGAGGATTACTACCTTAATAAGTATTATGCTGACTTGTATAGTGATCCTATGATTGCAGCAAATCATAGTATAGCTGCAGCTATTGAAAAAGGATTTGAAAGTCAGATAAGTTCTCAAGGTCTTGATGTTTTTGCATCAGGATTTTTAATGGGTGGTTTAGCTGGTGGGGTGCAAAATAAAATTATGCAGCCTTTAGCTTTTTCTGGAATGCGTGCTAAGGATTATATTTATAAGACAAATGAATATAAAACTTATCAGGAAGAAGAAAAACAAAGACTTCAAAACTTTGCAGATGCTGTAAATGATGTCCGTGCAAGAAGAGCAGAGTATGCTTCTTGGCTTGATGAAAATGTAAAAGCTCAAAGAGACTTACAAGCTGAATATGAAGCTTGGAGTGAAATGGGAGATGAGCATGAAGTAGAGAATACTAAGAAAGATTCTATGTTCATGCACGTTATGACTCTTCTTAGATATAACCGCTATAATGTTTTTCAGGATGAGCTTGAAGGTCTAAAAGATTTGACTGATGATGAGCTGTCTGAAGCTTTTAATGACCAGGGAGAAGATAAAAGTAAAACCAGAGAAAGACTTGAGACCGCTATTAAAAAAGCAAACGATGTTAAAAAATGGTATGATAAGGTAAATGAAAAGATAGTTAATCCTTTTAAGCCTAACATCTTTGATAGAGACAGGGACCCTAAAGGTTATGGTCAAGAATTAATGGGATACAAAGCATTTGAGACTGCAAAGCAAGCTCTTATGTTTAATGAGTATTCTTATCAATATGCTATTGAAAAGATAGAAAGCCTTCTTAATAAAGCTTCTTTAAATAGTCCGCTAGGTAATGTAGCTAGTAGTGACTTTAGCATATTATACAGACTAGTTGATTTACAGTCTAGAATTAAAAACGACCTTCCTACTGAGATTGATTTTCTTAATGGTGGAGATGCTACACAAAAGAAAGAAGCTAAAAAGAAACAAACTCAGCTTGATAATCTGAAAGATCTCAATGATGAGATGAAAAGATTTATGGGTATCCATAATCTTATAGAAAGGGCTGCTTCTGGAAGTACTGAAGCTAAAACTCAGTTGTCAGAAATAGCTAATGCTATTAAAGGAAAGGTAGCTGTAGTATCTGAGCCAGATCCTATTACAGGTCAGATTAGTATGGAGTTTGATTCTGAAGAAATTTCAGATGATGCTTTTGTAATGTCTTATCAAAAAGATCAGTTGTGGAGTTCTTATGCTAAATATTCTAAGAATATAGCAGATCTTAATAACGTATTTCCTATACTAGAAAGCCTTGAAAATTCATTTGATGACTTTACAAGCTTTCTTAAACTTAATAATGATGCTAAGCGTTTTGCAGGTTTCCTAGATATTCTAGCAGATCCTAATAGTATTTATGCTATGTCGGATAGAATTATGGGTGCTATGAATAAAGCAAGTGAAAACAGTGCTAATCTAGTAAAAGAAGCTGTAAATAAGTTTAATAGTATAACAAACAATAATGAACTACTTCAAGACCTTGTAGGACTAAAAGTATATTTTGCACCAGAAGAAGTGGAGAACTTCTTTAAAAAAGGTATTCTTCCAAAGGTATTTTATGATGCTGGAACCGGATTACCTATTAAAGAAACAGATCCTAAGTATGCAAAGATTATAGATTTTATTACAAGGTATGAGCAGCTTAAGGGTGTAACTTTTTCTGGTAAACCTGTTATGCCTCCTGCACCTGCACCGGGCACTCCGGCTTCAGGAGGAACATCAGAAGAAGTTGAGACAGCATCGGATGATAACTTACCTGAGGCAGAGGATGATGAAGAAGAGATTACAGATGAAACTCCTTTAGATAAGTATCCACCAAAAGTCAAAGCTGAACTTATGGTTGAATACAATAAAGCTGTAGCAAGAGCTAAAAAGATAGATGCTTTAATTCCTACTATAGGAGACTGGCTAGCAGATAGTCCTTCAGCAAAAGCTATTATAGAAAGAGCTTCAAGAAGAGGAACTATTGTAAAGAAAGACATTACAACTCAGATTACAAAAGAATCACCTAAGTCAATTGTGGGTCCTACTCCAGCTCTTGCTGGTATCTATGATACACCATTTAAATTGGTTCAAGGTGTTGGTTATCAGCAAGTAGATGATGATGGAAAGCCTGTAACAACTGCTGAGGGAGAACCTATTATTGCTAGAAGAGTTACTTCTATTATTGACAAAATAATAGATAAAAGTGAAGAGTCATTAAAATTAGCTCAAGATCGTGGTAATATTTTGGATCAATGGCTTAAAGATTTTTCTACTCCTGATCCTACTACTGGTATATCTCAGAAGGATTATTATCTAAATCTTATTGCAAACTACAATGCTAAACTTCCTGGATCAGAAGCAGACCTAGCTGATTATGTTATGACGCTGATAAAGGGCACAGAACTTACATTAAAAATTCAAGGTGATAAGCTTGGTATTAATTTTAGTCCTGGTACTGGTAAAGATCTAGCTAATATAGGTATGGAGTTAGCAAGAACTTTTCATGATTCTGTTTGGTATCCTGATGTACCACCGGTTGTTGGTATGATTGAAGGTAAACTTACCGCAGGTACAATGGACTTACTTCTTGAAAAAGATGGTAAGTATTATATCATTGATTTCAAGACATCCTTTAAACCACGTAGAACTAAAGAGTTCTATACACAATCAGATAAGGTTCAATTAAATGCTTATGCTGACAATTTTGAATCTATGACAGGTTTAAAAGTTGAAAGGCTTCATATCTTAAATCTTCTTGTAAGTTCTAGTTCTGATGGTAAAAACATTACTAGTATAAAATTTGATAAGTATCCTAAAGCTGACAGTGATAAAAAGACAATTCTTAGTCCTCCAATAACGCGTGAATCTGTAAATTCTATTCTAGGATATAAAGAAGGAAAAGCAGATGAAGAACCTGTAGTTACAGATGCTATAAAGGCTATAGAAACAAGAAGACAGGAAACTATATCTAACATTCAATTTGTAGAAGAGAGAAATGAGTATGCTACATTATATGGTGAACAAAAAGAAAGACTAAGAGCAAAAACAGAAGAAGAATTACTATATAAAATCAAGGCTGCATATGATGCAGAACTAGTTGCTGAATACAGGAAGCAAGAAATAGCAGAGTTTAGAAGAGATGTAGAAGATGCTGAGTCATTTATAGTAAATGGTAGAATAGATTCTAAAAAAGTAAAGGCTTCTAGTAATGCAAAAGCTAAAGAGATCTATGATAGGTATGATGACCTGATTACCCCACTACTAGAAGAAGCTAAACCTGCTCCAGCAGTAGACGCTGCTCAACAAAAAACATTATTTAAGGTTTTTGAAAAAGCTTTCTATGAAGGTAATGATAAAAGGTATGACGACATATCAGATGAAACGTTAGCTAAGCTTTCTCCTGCTACCCGTCAGTATCTGCTGAGCCTTTATGAAACGCTAAAACCATTCAACTCTACTTTTCAAAGAATGGGTAAAATTCTGGACAAGCAGACTAGCAAAGAAATTACAACAGAAGATCAGAAGATAAAATATGTTACCTCTTCTTACTTTGGTGGATTGGGTCGCGGATCAAGTGAGTTAGGATCACCCGCAAATCCTAAACACAAGGATCTGGTGCTACCAGTTCCTACTGCAGATGTGCTGACTAACATCAATGAAGTATTTGGTGCAAAATTAACTGATGCAGAACTAGCTGCTTTAGAAGGTAAACCAACTACAACAAAAGTAGATTGGAATACAGTAATAGATAGAGCTAAATCAGCACAAGAGATAGATAAGATCATGGATCAGATCTATGCTGCTAATGCGTCTACTCCAGAGTTAATTGATAGAGCATTAGTTAAAAAAGAATCATTTAAAAAATCTAAAGCTAATGTTCCAACAAGATTTGGAGGTAAATTAATTTATGCTCCTTATGGTACTGTTGACCCAATCATCTTTGAAAAGTATGATATTGTAAATGCTGATGATGTTTTAAAAGAAGTTCTTAGAGAAAACAACTTATCAGAAGATCCTAATTTTGAAGAAAAGCCAGGGGCAGTATTATATGCTTCTCCAAAGAGAGCTATTCTTGAAAACAACGTAAAAGAAAAGATAAAAGAACTTCTTAAGTCTGGTAAAACTGTAGTATCTTCTAATTGGTTCTTAAGAGCGGAAGCTAATGTATTTAGCTCACCAAGTTCTTCTAAGGCTTTGTTTGTAAAAGAAGCAGACTCTGCTGAATCAAGCATAGATCAGTTTAATGAATATGTTGCTAAGGAACCAGCTAGACAGGCAGCTTATGATATAACTCAACAAGAAGGTTGGGAAAGTATTACAACTGATACCAAAGGAAATCAAGTTGAAAAAAATACCAATAAAACCATAAAGGAACTCTTTGAAAAGGGTGCAATAAACTCTACATTTGTAGAGATGCTAGTTAAAGCGCCCAATCTTCAAAAACTACAAGATGCTCTGGCTCAATACCGTATTCCTGAAAACAGATCTTTGTTTAACAAGAAAGATAAAGAAGGAAATATTGTACCTATAACTTTTGAAGAACTTGCTGAAATTTATGATAAAAGAGTGAGAGCTTTTTATAATCAAAATTTAATAGAACTAATGGATGTTGCTCAAGCTAATGAATTCATTTTTGACTTAAGAGATAAACTTGCTTCTGAAAAAGAAGGAATTGTTGATAATATGGATGAAGAAACAAAAAATGAGATTAAAGAAGCAGTAAATTCTGCAACAGATCCTGCTACTAAAATTAAGGATATTCAGAATCTTAATGATGAAGTTAATAATACTTCTGAAGAAGAAATTGATAATGAGTTCCTTGATAGTCTTAAGGAATGTGATAATGGAAAACAAATAGATTAAACATTATAAAGCATGGTTTGCGTACTTTCTGAAAATCAAGAAAGAGCTTTCTTAAAAAGAATTCTCAAAGATATTCAATCTAATATTAAAACGGGGGTGCCATTTGACCTAAATGGTTATATGTCAGGCATTTACAAAAAAGTACTAAATGCTACTAGTAATCCTGATATGGCTATTACTTATGCTGCTATTATTCCAGAGAACTTAATGAGTTTATTGGGACCTATTGCAGAGATAAGAGATTACCTTATTCCTTCTATTGCACAGATTAATGAGCAAGCTAAAGCTTATGCTGCAGATCCTATGAATGTTGTATCTTTTCTGGGTCTTGATCCAGTTAAAGATCAAAAGGACTTAGAAGCTGATATTAAAAGTCTTAATGAAAAGAAAGATGCTGCTGACAAAGAAGATGAAAAGAGATCTAATATTGCCAAAGCAAGTATCTCTATAAGACCTTATACATTTGATAGTACAACAGGAGATGAAACAGATCCTGACCTAATGTTCAGCTATGCTTTCTTGAAGAATGTATTAAACAATGGACAGACTGACTCGCAAGATACGGGTTACTATGTTACATTGATGAGTTCTAAAGAAGCATTACAAGGTATCACAGTTAATAACAAATCTTATACATCCGGTGTATTACAAGTAATTACAGATGTTAATGGTAACATCTTGTACTTTAATAATGATTATCAACCGGTAAATAAGGAAGAGGGGGCACCTGTATTCTTTAGACTCCGTGAGAAAAGAGATACTGTTCAGACTATCAAGGAGCTTATGTTTACTCAGAACTTCACAACAGAAGAAGCTGAAGAGTATATAGAAATACAGAGAGCTAATGTAAAAAAGAAAAAGGATTTTGTTCTTGCTGCCCCTGGTAGAAAAGTAGTACAGAGTATTACAGGTGGTAGCTACGGCTATATTCCTGATGAAGACTCTTATACAGATCTTTCTACAGCAGAGGACATGTCAGAGAATCCTCTAAAGAGAACTAATCAGTTCAAAGCTTTTAGTAGAGGTGCTTACAAAGATGTGGTACCATTTAAAATGAATTCTGTAGATTCAGACCAAGAGTTTCTTGAGGATGCAATCAACATCTTACTAGGAGAAAATCTAGTGGATGAAAGAGGTAAAAAATCTCCAGAAACACTTCTTGTCTATAGAGAGAAGTTTTTTCAAGTTTACTTTGGTAACAACTATGAGAATGTATTCTTTGGTAAGAAAACAAAAACTAGAGGTAAGCTTTATGTAATGTTTGCCGATGGTAAAAAACTTGACAAGCCTGTTATTGCTACTAGAGAAAATCTTAGAGATGCTTTAGTAAACAACATTGTAAAAGATAATAAGACAGGTGAAATGGTCCCTGTACTACATGCTTATAACGTTTATTCTAAAGATGGTGAAACAACACCTTCTTACCAAAAGAATACAGATGGCACCATTACTTTAAAAGGTAATGGTACTAGTCCTGTGCAGTATAGAAAGTGGCTTCAGAATAACTCAAAGACCTTAAAACCTTTTGATTCTACAACAGGAAAGTTTCAAGACTTGAATGGCTATTTCATTTTTGAAACTATGAAAGAGCTTGAGGGTGAGGGAGTTACAGAACAGAAGGTTAAGACTGAGAAAGAAGTAACTACTAGTGGTACTATTACTTACTCTACTACTGAAAAATTAAGAGAGCTTCATAATGAAGGTAAGCTCTTGTACACAATGCGTGTATCAGAAAAACAAGCAGCATCAGAGAAACTTAAATTCAAGGGTCTTACTCCTAATAAACATTTTGGTAATCCTTTTACTGGAACAGATGTAAAAGGAACTATTCCTATGGAGGATATTTCTGCTGCTGTAGATGCTTATGAAAAATGGCTTGATGGGCAGAATGTATTTACAGATAAGAATGGTGAACTCCATGATCTATCTGATATTGCTGATAGAAGAGCTTGGATTAATTCTCAGATTGATAGACTTAAACTTAAAGGTGGTGCACAACTAGGCTACTTTAAAGGTGGCTATAGAAGTCATGCCGATGTTCTTAATGAAAGAATTAATGGTAAGGCTGATAAGCAAGTTGAAACAGCTACTACAAATAATCTTGCTATAGAAGTAATCTCTGAAAATTATACTGTTAAACTACTTAGGGCGAATCCTAATAAACTTTTTCTGTTTGGAGATAACAATACTAGAACTGGTAAAGGTGGTCAAGCTATTATTAGAGATGAACCTAATGCTGTGGGTATCTCTACAAAATTATTACCTAAGAATACCCCAGAAGCATTTATGTCAGATGATCAACTTGCTGATAACAAAGCAGTTATAGATTCTGATATTAAAAAAGCAAAAGAAAAAGCAGCTAAAGAAGGTAAAACTATTGTATTGCCTAAAGGAGGATTTGGTACCGGATTAGCAGCACTTGCTACAAAAGCTCCACAAACATTTGCTTATCTAAATCAAAGACTTCAAGAGGAGTTTGGATTTGATAATGTTTCTGGTAATATATCTAAATCTGCAAAATCTGAAGCTAGTCCTGTAACACCAAAACCTGTATTCCAAGCTAAAACTTTTAATAAACCTAGTGCTGCTTCTAGAGAGATAAAAAAGATTAATGATAAAGACACTTTAAATAAACTTAAAGGTCAAGGTATTATTAATGAGTCTGTTACAGAAGAACAAATTAATGCTGCTAAAGAATGGTATGACAGCCATCCTATGAGTCGATTTGTTCCATATGAGGTAATGTTTAACATTATTAATACAGAGAACCCTAACTCTATTGCTACTTTTTCTAGAGCAGGTATTGTACTTTCTAGAGCAGGTATTGTACTTTACAAAGGGTCAAACTTTGCAGATTTGTACCATGAGGCATGGCATGCCTTTACTCAGATGTTTCTTACAGAAGCTCAACGTAAAAAACTTTACAAAGAGCTTTCTAATAAGTCAGGTACTTTCAAAGCATTTGATGGAACTACTGTTACTTTTAAGGATGCTACATCTAAGCAACTAGAAGAATATCTAGCTGAAGACTTTAGACAGTTTATGCTTAATGGCGGTAAGTTTAAAGGTGCAGATAAAGAACCTGTAAAGAAATCTATCTTTAAAAATATACTAGATTTCCTAAAGGCTGTATTTAATATTAGCAATGACACCATCTACAATGATGAAAAAGTTAGTAACCTTCTAGAAGAAGTATATACTAAACTACGTCTTGGTGATATTAATCCTATTCCTTATGGGCTTGAAAACTCTGAGTTTACTAAGCTAGATAAAATTAAAGCTGTTAATCCGGATGAGCAAGATCTTCTTGATGAGATGGGTTATGCACAGGCTATGAAAATAGTTAATGCTATTGATGCTGTATTCTCACAAATAGTAGATAAAGTATCTAAAGAGCACGGTGTTAGTTATGCGGCAAGTCTGTTCTCAGATCCTGCAAGAAGAACTGCAGCTTACAATGAAGTAATTGCTGAGTTTGTAACTAAGTACACAGACCTTTCTGATAAGCTTGTTAATATGTCTACTGATGATGTAGGGTATGAAAAGCTCTATAAGTCAGTTAAGACACTAGAACTTGCTATTACTAACTTTGCTCCTGCTTCTACATTAGGTCAAGAACTTACTCAAGATGATGTAATTAGTGCAATTCAAAAAGACTCTGGTATTCTAGGGTTCCACTTGAAAAAGTCTAAGTATCTACAGTTTGATGAAACATATGACCTTATTAATAACTTAGAGGAAGAAGATCCGGATTCTAAGACTGTAAAAGACAAAGATGGTTATAGCCATAAATCAGGAAATGAAATTTCCATGAGAGAACTGGCAGCCAAAGAAGTCCTTTATACTATTAGAAGTCTATATAAATATGAGGGTGGAAAGCTTCAGTATGATGACTTTGGTTTCCCACAGCTTAATGATTTTGATGTAAGCTGGAATAAGATTCAAAAAGCTTTGTCTGGAAGCATGGGTGTAGAAGATATCTACAAAAAACTCCAAGCTTCAAAAGATAAAGTAATGCAACATCTTTTAGAAAAGCTAGGTAATCCTGATGCTCAAACCGGTATAGAGAATGATCTTACAGCTGAGAGCATAGCTCAAAATGCTTTGTGGACAAACTTTACACAGACCTTTACAGCTACCAGAATTCCTTTGATTCAACTTACTGTTAACTTCCAAATGGATGATAATGGTAATTATATTCTAGAACCTAAGCCTGGAAAAGCCCAAGGAGATCTTAATAGAATTGCTAAAGCATGGGAAGTAAACTTCAGCCGTCCTTATAAAGAGGGTGAGAGAAAGTACATTGTAACTAAGAAAGTAGATAGAGGTGAAGGCAAGACAAGCTTTACAAGTAACTATCTTAATGTTTCAGAAGTTCTCAAAGACTTTAAAGACTCCTATAAAACTAAGCCTATAGACTTTTTAAGAAGTCTTGGTATGGATGTATCTGCAGTACCTGAAATTCAGAATGCTCTTAGAACTAATCTGCGTGTATTAGTAAATGGACTGTGGACAAGACTTAACCATATAAACAATAATAATAAAGACAAGAAGATCTTTATCAATAGTATAAAGGATCTTATCAATATTAAAATTGATGGTAAGACTGAGGACAACTCTTATAAAGAGCTCTTAGCTCTTGAGAGTAGATACTCTGACTTGTATGGCACCGGTATGGTGTACAATGCAAGTGGAGATGGTCAGTTTGAGTTCTCTAAAAATGGAACATTCACTGTTCAGATTAATTCACTTAATGCTGCAAAAGGGTATAATGAGCTTATTAGTGACCCTAAAATGTCACATTTGGATTATGAAAGAAATCCAGCAATGCGTAATAACCTGATCTTAAAGGCTTTATTTGGTGAAAACCTAGGTGCTAAAATTAAACAAGAGACTCCAGGTGGTAGAGAGACCTTTGCTAAAATTGAGTTGATTAACTCTAGTGGTGTTTCTGTAACTATAGATAATGAGTTTGCAAACATTGGTATTGCTACCTCTGATGCAGATGAGATTACAAACCTTTTGCAGAACTTCTATACTACACTTATATATGGAACTCCTGCTACAACTCAGCACTCAGATAAGTCTTCAGCTTATTTGTATAAAATAGTATTTCCTAGTGGTAAAAAGAACTATGTAAACATATTTAAGTTTGCTCAGTACAATAGTGACAAAGACATTGATCTAACTGCAGGTAATCTTGAGACATTGTCACACTTTATGACCTTCTTAGATTCAGAAATTCAAAGAATGGTTAAGCTAAGAAACGGTGATGAGGCTGGATTAGTTACTGTTGGAGATGACCTGTATAAAAATATAGGTGATAAGTTTGTAACCTTTAAAGATATTCTTAGCCCAAAAACTAAAGCTAAGCTTGAAAAAGGAAAATTCATTTCAGAAAACTTCCTAGAAAAGATCAATAGTGCAAAGGGTACAAATTTAAGAAGAGACATTGAAGCTGATATACTAGCATACTTCAACAACATTGTAGGTGAGTTTAAAAAGGATGGAGCTAAGTTTGGTTTGCAAAAAAATCAAAAGCTTATGAAATCCGTTAGAGATCTTTTCTTAAACTCTGAAGAACTCCCTTTGAGTCTTTATGAAAAAGAAAATGAAAACTATCTTGATGAGGCCATCTTTAGATCATTTGTACTGAATGACTGGATTCATAAGCATGAAACAGGTAATCTGTTTTATGGTGATGTAGCTCTTTATAATCTTAAAAAAGAAGAGTATCATAAGAGAAATGCAGCATTTGCAGCTACTGGGGAGATTATGCGTACTGACAATGCTATGCTTAATATGCTAAATAACGTAGCTTCTAAATATAGTTATGCAGATAGTGAATGGTTTAGTAAGTCCGGATATAATAAAAACGGAGCTAAAGTATTTAAGAGAACAATGAATACTGCTGTTCTACAAGATACTAAGAGTAAATCATCTCTAATGGATCACTATAAAGATGCTGTTATCAAAGCTGAAAGAAAAAGACTTGGTGATAAGTATGAAGAGAAAAGAGATGTATTTGAATCTAATATCAATAAGCTTTTCTCTGAGTATGGTAAGATGAAAGAAGGGGATGGTCAAGGATGGATTTCTTTTGATTCATACAGAGCCATGCTTATGAGTCTTGGTAAATGGTCACCTCCTCAGGAACAATTGTATAGAAGAATCCTAAGAAATGAGAAAGTAGATACTGCTACTGTATTGAAGTTCTTCCCTGTAAAGAAGATGCAATACTATGGTCCATTGAAAACCAATGGTTTACCTGTTGTGGGTTTCCATAAGTTTTCTTTGATGCCTCTTATCCCAAATGTTATTGAGGGTAGTAATCTAGAAATTCTTCATAATAGAATGGTTGAGCAAAACATTGATTATGCTTTGTTCCAATCAGCATCTAAAGTTAATACTATTACTAGTAATGGTGTAGTTGATCAGTTCTATCTAGATAATAGCAGAGCATCTAATGAGGTAGCTTTTGCTCAACCGGGCTTTAAATTTACAAACAATGAGATCTTTATTGATTACTTTAAAGATCAAACAGAAGTTCATGATAAATTTAAGGGCACAATTCTTTTCTCAACACAGTTAAGAAAACTTGTAGAGGAAGGTCTTATGGAGCAAGGTGTACCTACTAGTTTTAGAAATGACTTGCCAGAAAAAGAGAAAAAAGAACTCTGGGAAAGTTTAAGTGAATCTGAAAAGCTAAAGGATCCTAACTATAATAAGCTTATAGCTTATGAAAGTCTTATTAAAAAGCATATTGACTTTAAAATAAAAGAGCTCAAAAAAGAAATGGCTTTGCATTTTAAAGATGGAAAGCTTGTTATGTCTCAAAAGTTAATTGACTTTATAAAAAAAGAACTTGAAAGACAAGACCTTGCTGAGCATGAAATTGACTTTATTAAGTTTAGTGAATTTAGTAACTCATTAGTTTATGACTTGAGTATTCACCCATCTGCAGAAACAATTGAAAAACTGCTTGTTGCTATTGTAAATAAGAGAGTTGTTAAACAGAAAATAAACGGTGAAGCTTTAGTTCAAGTTTCTGGAGCAGGATTTGAAAAAGCTAATATTAGAAAAGCTACTGCAGAAGAAAACAGAATTTATGATGATGTAGGATTACCTACCTATGAATTAGGTCCTGATGGCATTGTTAGAGGAATGAAAGTTAAAATTGCTCTTCAAGGAGATTTCAAGAAACTACTGAAGCTTAAAGAGGTAACTATATTGATGAAAGCTAAGACAGGCCGCACTAGATTGCAAGCTCTTAACATGCTTATCAAAGATGAGGCATGGCTTAATGAAGGTGATAACAGAAAGCTTGTTACTATGGCCGGTGTACGTATTCCTGTACAAGGTCTTAATAATATGGAATTTGCTGAAGTTTATGAGTTCTTGCCAGAGGCTGCGGGTAATATGATTATCCTACCAAGAGAAATTGTAGCAAAGGCAGGATCTGACTTTGACATTGATAAGCTATTCATGATGTTCCCTAGTCTTGTAAAGACTTCTAAAGGTATTTCTTTAGTTAAATATAAAGAAGGAAGTGAAGATACTGTTGATAAAGAGACAGCCTACCAACAACTATTTGATTTATACAGACAAAGAGAGGAAGCTTTTCAAAATGTTATTGACTACACTCAAGACAAGATGAATGAGTTTCCTGATGAGTTAAAAAGCGACTTTGAGGATACTGTTAAACAATACAAAGATGCTATTAGAAATGCTAAGAATAATCTCCAGGATGCCTTTGAGCGCCAGGAACAACCAGATCCAAGCCTATATGTAGAACTTAATGAGCTATCATTAGAATTGGAAGAGCTATATTCTACAGCTTCTAAAGAGTTTAGAGATTATAAAAATGATCTTGTAAATCCTATTCAAGATAGAATTGATAATCTTACTTTAGAAATATCTAGTGCTTCAGCAAAAGGTATTGAAAATGATTTGCTCTTTAGTCTTGTAGATATTTTGTCTATGGAGCAGAACTTCTCAGATCTTATTACTCCTAACAGTACAGAATATGTAAAAACTATTGCTGATGATATCTCTAAGTATACAAGAGACTATGATGCATACAAAAACTTTACTACTGGAAGAGAGGATATTATTTCTGGAACCAGAATTTATGAGCTAGGTTATAATAGATACAAACAGTCTTCAAATAACATTGGTAAAAAGACCCTAGGTCTTGGTGCTGTTGATAATACTTATAACACTCTGTTTAACAGGGTTGGTGCTTACATGGTAAGAACTGCAGAAATAGGTTCTAAGAAAAACCCATATGACATCATCCAACAAATCAGAATGCCTCATAACACCATTAGCATTAATGATGAAGATGTTATATCATTGTCTAATATCTATGATGTAGAAGGTAAGTATAGAATTTCAACTCTAATCAGCCAAATGATGAATGGTTGGGTTGACGTTGCTAAAGATGCTTGGATTTTTGATATTAATGGTAATAAAGAAGTCAGCCCTACTTTGCTATTTATGGTACAGGCAGGCGTGCCATTAGAACAGGCTATCTATTTTGCAGCACAGCCTATTGTTAGAAAGTATGTAGAAGAACAAAGAAAAGCTAAAAGTACTTTTGCTAAACCTCTTAATAGAGAACCTTCAAGTCCTAACATGTATAGGGTTGAAACAAGATCTAGAATGATTAAAGAACTTCTTCCAGAAGATTTTTATAATAATTATTTTGAACCTTATGTAGTAACAGAAAAAGGAAAGATATTAGGTAGTAAGTTTGACTCTAACTATATTAAGAAAACTATTTATACTGAGTTTGTACCAACCTTTCTTAATAACACAGGTGAGTATGAAACATCTGCTCCAGACTTTAGTGCTAATACTCTTAAGAAAACTTTAGATGGCTCTTCTACTAAACTTCAAGATTTACAGGTATTACTTCATTTTATAGAACTTGAAGAGATGTCTAGTGCCACTACCCAAGTCAAACTTTCTATGAACTTTGATACTCAAAGATCTTCAACACTAAGGTCTGTAAGAGAATCTTTAGCAAAAACTCTTGCACTTAAAACTGATAACAGGTTCCCAAATGAAATATTAGAAAAGCTTGAAAAGGAATCACCAATTGGTGCATTTAAGATTCATGATGAGATAATAAATCTTATTGGAGGAATGTTTATTTTAAGAGATCATCCTTCTCTAAATAAGCTTATAGATGAGATGACTAATATTTATCCGGATGCCTTTACAGAAAAGTATGGTCATATATTCAAAGATACAGAAGCACTTACAAATGCTATCAGAAATGACTTTACAAATTATGTGTTCCAAAGCTGGTTAATAGATCCTAACAGATTTGACCCAAAAGCTCCTTATAATAATTTAGGAATTGACTTTGAAGTTAAAAAAGTTCTAGATCTAGAGAGAGGTGCTTTTGTAGAAGGAAACACTCTTTATGTTGATGAAAGAGCTCTAAATGATCATGTCAAAGAAGATCTATACTCTTCAGAAAATTATTGGTTAAAACAGGCATTATCTCCTGTAAGCCCAATGTACTTACATGGTAATACAGAAGCTGAAAAGAAAGCTAAGTATTACAGATTTGTATATGAAAGAGAGACTTTAAGAGCTACAGTTCCTTATGATAACTATAAAAATACTCCTGACTTTGAAGAAAGAAAGAATGCTATTCTTATTTCTGGAATACTAGATGATTATAGCAATGCAGCTAATTTTGAAAAGATTGTTGGTAGAAGAGCTTATGAAGATTACATAAGAGATTTGGCTTTGCTAAATAATCTTAATGTCCAATTTATGTTCAAAGATGTTAACTCATATGCTACACAAGTAGATAAGTTGACAATGGATCATAAGAACTTACTTACTGATTATAAAGTACTTAGCTCATTGCTGTTTACTAATATTAGAGGAGTAAGAAATCTAAAGCTTTCAGAAATCAAACTAACTGCAGATGAAGTAAACATCTATCATGATGAACTAGAAAGACTTGCTGATCCTCGTATAATGAAAGTGGAAGACCCTTTTGAAAATGCTAGAATTAGTAAAATCTTTGCAGCGTTTCCTTTCTTTGCTTTCTTCCAAGCAGGTCAAGGGTCTAAAAATAGATACAGCCTATCAAGATTGATATCTACAAAAGTTTATAGTGAGATGTTAAGTGAGGCATCTGCCTTGGCTATTAAAAAGCTAGATGCATCAAAAGACTTTATAGATACCTATAAAACTAAATTTAATAATCTGTATGCTAAAGAAAAAAGCAATGAGTTTGGTTTAGAGGAAGAAGAGGTTGAGGCTAAGTTGTTTACAGCTTTGTACATGAAAGATTATTCTTTAGGGGAATCTGATGAAAATCTAGAAGCACCACTTCCAAAAGCTGCAAGCATGGGCTCTTCATACTATGATCCTAATGTTAATCTTTATGATATACATCCGGCTGCTAAATCAGAAACATTGGTTAAGTACATTACTTCTAAAAGTAAAGCTAATAATAACCTAGTATTTGCTTTTGATGACAGTCTACAGCCATACTCTACAAAGTATCTACCTGTTAATACAGGTGCTAGAAAGAATGGTTATAATGGAACTACTCTTTTTGGAAGTATGCTGGCTAAGAGTGAGTTAAGTAAAGAACAAGCTGTAGGTCTTATAACAAAACCGGTTGCAGTTGTAATGGGTCCAGAAGAACTGTTTAGAGACTCTGATCCACAGCAACATGCTAATAATATCAAGAGAATTGATGCTTGGATTGAAAAGTTGAAATCTCTTAGAGATGATGAGAAGAAAACCATTATCTTTAATCTAAAGGGTCATGGTCAAGCTTTCTTAGGATATGGTAGAAATGAATTTACTGATCATGCTGAAAGTAAGATAACCAAAGATCCAGTAGCCCTAGATAGTTTTGTATATTTGTCTGAGCGCCTGTATAAGGAGTTTGGCTATATCAATCCTATGTACAAAACTGTAAATAAGAAGAGCTATAGTGAAACAGTTTTAAGTAGCCAACCTATTACAGATGAGATGGTTAAAGAAAAATTACGTCAATGCTTTTATAGTTAAGTAAAATGAATAGTTGCCCTAATAGAATAAGTCCTGAATGGAAAGCTTTATCAGAAGCTGTAGGTGAATTTGAAGCTATGCGTGACTTTATGGAGTATGGAGATATCCGTACTCCTAAAGAAGTGCAACAGAAAATTAGTAAATCCAAAACAGAAAATTCTAAACCTATCCCTTTTAATAAACAACTTGATGATCTTCTATTAGATTTTGTTAAAGGTCTTAAAATTAATGTAGTTGAGCAACCTGAGGAAATTGTTACTACTTTAAGGTCACTTACTGGGTCACCATTAGCTGCATTTGATGTCTTACAAAAGTATTTAGCAATAAAAGAAGACCGAAATCTAGAGACAGTACCAGAAGTAGTTGCATATATTGCCTATACTTTTCTTGGTCAAAAATCTAAATTGGGAAAAGACCTTTGGTATAATATATCAAGTTGGGATAAATACGATTATTACTATAACAAGTTTGCTCCTTTTAAAAGATTAGGTGAACCATCTTTTACAATGGATGATGAAGTAATTGAATCAGAAGATCTGTTTAAAAACAGAAATAACTGGGCTCATAGACAAGTAATAGTTGAGTTTATAAAACAAGGTTTAGTTGGTAATTTTCAAAAAGATATTAGTCCTGAAGTCACTTTTGATAATCCTGATTTAGATGCTAAGTTTTTTGCTAAAAAAGGATTCAAAAATCCTTATGTAGAAGGTAAACTTTTGTCTATCTGGAACAAACTTTACAATTGGATTAGAGAACATATTCTAGGTGTAAAAAAGTTTGATACATATAATCAAGAAAAGCTTAATAATCTTCTGTTAGACATTGTTGATAATGTTTATAAAAAAGACTATAGTAAGTTTATTCGTGGTGTGTATGAGAAAGATGGTAAGCTTTTTAAAGCTGATGGTACTGAACTTGAATTAAAAGATTATGATAAGACATTAGAAAAAGATCAATTTGCTAAGTCTCTTATTTTAAGGTTAGTAGAAAATCCTTATGTCAATTTTAAACTTTCAGGATCACAAGTAATCAGAAAATATGGTAATTTGTGGCGTGATGTAAATGAAGATCTTCATGATATTGACGGTGTTATTACTCTTGAAACATTTAGAAAAGAACAGAATGCTAAAAAGTTTTATGAGTGGATTACAACTCGTGGGTTAGAATTAAAAAATGCTGAGAGACGTAAGCAATTCACCAAAGAGATAATTCCATTTTTAGAAGAACAAGCTTGGTATAGAAATGTACAAGACATGTTTCCTTCTTGGACATTAGGTGCTACATTTATTGGAAAAGATCATAAAAAAGGTGAATCTGTAACTATATCTGGTTATATAGAACATCCAACAGAAACTGTGCTTGTAAAAAATGCTGATGGTACAGGAGCTAGTATGTTTTTTAAACCTTCAGATAATGGTAAAATTTTACCTAAAAGATATGTATTAGATTTCTTTTTAAGAACTGCAGAAGGTAACTACCCTGAGATTTTTGATAATTATTGGAAAGATTGGAAACAAATCTTTGAAGCTAAAATAGCTATGGGGCGTTCAAAAGATATTAGTGATCTTATCTACTTTGATCCTTTTATAAATGATAAGTATAAATTTACATCAAAAGGTTACAGATATTTTTCATTTTCTGAAACACAATCAAAAATAGAAAGCTCTGATATAAATTCTGAAGAAGCTAATGTTGCATTCTTCAAAGAATTAGGTAATTACAATAACAAGTATACTGCTCTTACAGAGCCTTTACTTGTTAATGAAGAAACTAATAAGAAAGACAGAGGAAATGAAATTGCCAATAAGCTAGCTGCACTCCTTGCTAATAATATAGAAGGTCTTAGTGTTGAAATGGTTACTGAGGAACAAGCAGCTCAGATAATTCAAGATGCCGGTATTCCTTATAAAAATGAAGCAGCTTTCTATGTAGGTGATAAAGTATACTTTATTGCTGATAGAATGACTACTGAGATAGTATTCCACGAGTTTGCTCACCCTATTGTTAGATCTATAGCATTGTCTAACAACACCTTGTTTAATAATTTATATAATCAAGTAGCCAGCACACCGGAAGGAAGAGAACTAATCAATGCTGTAAAAAGAACCTATCCTGAGTTAAAGGAAGGTTCTGATCGTTTTAAAGAAGAGGTTATAGTATTTGCCATATCTAAAGCGGCAAATCTTAAATATAACAACAAAGCAAAAAGTACAGGATTTGCCAAGTTTATTAAGGATTTGCTATTTGCTGTCAAGCAGATGTTCCGCAGACTATTAAAAGGTCAAAAAATATCTATTGAGAAACTTGACGTTGATACTACTTTGGATCAATTGGCTGAAATGCTTAATTCTGAGAAGTTTAAAATCAACACAGAAGTACTTAATCAAGAAGATGTTATAGCATTTGCTAGAGATATAAAACAGCAAGTAATGGATGACCTGCTAACATTAGAGCAGTCAGACATGAATAAAATTACCCGTGAGTTTTCTAAAACCTTCCTCAGACAGAGAAAGATAATGGAAGCTACTAAGTATACTGAAGTAAAACAGTTGTTTGAAAACAAACTTAAAAAATCAGACTTAAGTGAAGTACTTAGTTATCTAAGAGAATATAATATTTCCGGTGAGGTATCATTTAAGACTGATGAAGAAGAAATAGAATATCTTACAAACCATGCTTTAGCCCTATATAATAGCTTAGAAAAGCTTAATAATATGGGTAAGAAGGCTGTGGGTCAGCTTAGAAAGATAGCTACTGAAGAAATTGATGATAAGCAGGCTTTATTAAGAGCCTCTAATCTTAACAAGTTTATTGTAGACTGGCTTTCATTCTTGGATTATATCCAACAAGTAGCTGACAGCGAAGTATATAGAGATAATCTAACTCCAGATAATGCTCTGTTCTCATTGATTAGTGAAGCAAGAAATAACCTGCAAAGAGGTAAAAGATATACAGATGATATCTATAGCGAAGGTGTTGCCGACCTAATAAACACTCAACTAAAGCCTCTGAATGATAATATTGAAGCATACTATGAGAGAATAAGAACAAAGCTTAAAGCTAAAAATGCTCCTCAGTCTTTAATTGATAGATATGAAGAAGAGTACAATGAAGTAAGACTTACACCAGAAACTGTAAAGAAACTAATTGAAGGTGAACTTGGAGATGCACATGCTCTTAATAGTTTCTTAGAAGGTTATATGTATAACCAAGATCCAGTAGTATTTGGATTTGCTTCTTATGTTAAAGATAGATATTCAGAAATGTATGCTGAAATACAAAGTAGCTTTAACAATTTCATTGACTCTATTGATGGCTTAGCAAGTGCTGCTGGTTATAAAACAGCTTATCAAAGAATGACTATGGGTAAAGACCTATGGTTTCTAGATGCTGTATCTACTAATAAAGAAGATAGTAAACCAAAGCTTGTATGGAAGTTCTTAACTCCATTCAGAAACTACCAAAAAGATTATAGAGATCTTAAAGATAGATTATCTGCAGCGCATGATAAAGTAAATGAAAATAACTCTAATGATAATAACAAAGAGCTTATCAATGCTATCACTGATCTAGCAGCATTTGAAAAGAAATATATGAATCGTAGGTATACAGATGAATACTACGAATTGTATAATATGTTTAATGATGAGATTGGTAAAACGGCTTTCTTAGAAAGAGAAAAAATTATAGGTGAATTAAGGGCCTATAACGGAGAGATTACTGATCCGGAGGAGCTTCTTAATAATATTACTCTAAGTAGAGAAAAGCTTAAAGAACTTAAGCAATTGTCTTCTTTTACATATTCTGATGGTACACCAAAACCTATAGACTCAGATGATTATGCTGTTGCTAAAAGATTGCAGGAGTATAATAAACTAAGTAAAAAGTTCCATGAATGGAAGCCTAGAGAAGGCGCATTTGAAAGTGCATATCTTCATTTTGAAGATCTTGTTGCTACTAAGTATGGTAGAGGTAGTGAAGAGTATGATACAAGTATGGAAGAATGGATAGAGAAAAATACTGTCCGTAAAACTTCTCAAAGATATTTTGATGATAGAAATAGAATCTTTACACAATTATCTGCTCTATCATCTAATGATGCTGTTCTAGAAGAAATTAATGAGCTTAGAGAAGAGTTGAACTCTTACATTGCTCCTTATAAGGATCAGAACTATATTCCTATTGGTTCAGATATACCTCCAGCAGTTGTAAAAAGAATTAAAGAGATTGAAGAAGAACTTAAAGAATTAAGAAAGAGTTCTTCTACAGCTCCAAAAGGAATGACTAAAGCTGAGTATGGTGTTTATAAACTATACAATGAAACTCTTGATGCCTATAAAATAGGCGCTGGAGCAGCACCTTCTGCTGACTTAACTCTACAGTATGAAGTTATAATAGAGAGACTTGCTCAATCTAAACTAAGTCAAGAGGATATTGATAAATCACTAGAAATATCTCAGCTGTACTATGAGCTAGATCTTATTACTAAGAAGAGTGTAAGTCAAAACTATCTAGATACCTTGAATAGCTTTATTCAAAGTACCCCTAAGATGCTAGATTACATTCAAAAGAATTTGAATATTAGTGAGTTTAGTGAGTCAGATGTTAATGATCTTCTTCTAAGAGAGCCTGATATGATTAATATGGCTGTCTTATTCAAAATGAATCCTGACTTTGCTGACTGGATATTAAAAAACCACAGCACCTATACAAATCAGGCTGGGCTTAATACTTATTCACCTTTGTCTATATGGACATATAGCAGGCCTGCAAGTAGTGATTACTATGAGCAGACAATTATTTTTGATAATGAAGGTAATGAAATCAAAAGAATTGATGGAGTACCTACAGCTGAGTATACTTACAGAACTGTAAAAGACTTCTATGTTGATGATGCTGGTAATGAAGTTAAACTTAAGACAGAAAGAAAAACCATTCTAGACTGTTTTAATGAAGGACTCTCTATTGAAAACGCTACTGTTGATATGCTAGGTAATTTCTTACCTAAGATTAATAATACAGATAGGACTTACATCAATGAAGATTACTTTAACTTAGAGAAAAATGATCCTGCTAAGTTTAAGCTTTTAAATAAACTTATCCAAGAGCATCTAAACTTCCAAACAAAACTTCCATATGATAGCCGCCTAGACTTAGAGGCACCTAGATATGGCCAAGAAGACTATGAGATCTTTACTACTACTAGACAAAATCCTTTAAGTGTTTGGGCTGGTAAGGTAAAAAGATTCTTCTCTACTGCAGCGGATGACCTGGAAGAGGGATTGAACCCTACCTATATGAATGCATCTAATACTACAGACTTACTAAATGATGCTTATGCTAAGGTTCCTATTACTGGTAAGTATGATTTGCCTAGTGAACAAGTATCTATGGATGTCTTGAGAGGTATGACTAGATATATGCAATCTGGTATTAAACAAAAAACTCTTATAGATATGCTTCCTACAGCTCAGGCATTAAGAAGTATATTACAAGATCCTGGTAGAAATGAGGAAGCACTTAAGAGAAAACTAAAAGGTTTTACAGCAGTTGTTAACTTGTCAACCGGATATCTGTATCCTAAAAATTCTCAGCAAATGAGCATAAGAGCTAAGGCTATTAATGCTTTTATTGAAAGAGAGTTTGAAGGAAAAACCCAAACAGGTTTTACAAAGAACATGGGAGGTCTTAATAAGTTTGTTAATGGTATTTTTGGATTATCCTCTACATCATTCTTTGCCTTTAACTTACCATCTACCCTTAAAAATACATTTGGTTTTAAACACCAAGCTATGATTCAGGCCGCTGGAGGTAAGTATTTTACAGTAGGTGATTATTTGAAAGGAAGTATGTGGGCAAATGCTACATCATTTGAGATAAGTATGCAGCTTTATAAAACTACTTCTAGATCTTTGAATGTTCAGTTAGTTGAGATGATGGATCCACTACAAGGTAGATTGATGAAAAAAATCACTCAAGGTGTAGGAACCACTAGATCTTTATTTAAGGACACTGCTACTCTTGGTTTTTCAACCAATGTAAGACAATGGACTGAACTAAATGATTCCTTAAGTATTTTTGGAGCAATGCTTACCAAAACATTGGTTGAACAAACAATGCCTGATGGAACTGTAAATAAAATAAAATACAGTGATGCTTGGGAAGTTGTTGATGGTAAAGTACAATTAAAAGAAGGTGTTGATGCAGAATGGGCTCCTACAGGAGCAAAGTATAAAAACTTTATAAAGACAGTGCATGGCTTGATTAATAATATAGCCGGTGCTTATTCTCAGTTTGAAAGTCCAGAAGCAGGTAGATACCTACTATTCAGAGTAATTGCTAATATGAAAACATACTTTACAAGGATGTTTATGGATAGATGGCAATACAGATATAGAAATGGTAAATTTTTACCAAGATATGATGCTAATCTAAATGATGTGAGCAAAGGTTTCTATATTGACTTTTTGCAGACAATGGCTATGATGTTTAAAACAAGAGGTAAATCTCTAGCTTATATGACACCTGACCAAATTGTATCACTAAAGAAAGTCAGCATGGATACAATAATGCTTGTTGTATTACAGGAAATACTTGTAAAACTATTCTTTGGCTTTGATCCGGATGATGAAGACAGGTTTGAAAAATTGAGAAAGAAAAGTGGACCTCTTCCAACACCTTTCACATCTGATTCTGAGGACCCATTTCATATGGATGGTTGGATTTCAAATCACTTGCTTAACCTTGCTATGCAAACAAGAGCAGAGAATGAAGCTTGGATTCCTTGGCCAGGTATGGGTCTAGATGATTATCTAGGTCTTATCAAAATGGAAAGTATCAGTGTTAAGAGTACAATGGATTACTATCAAAACATATTTACTTATTTGATAGACTATGCTACTGATGATCCTTCAGGACGCTATAAAAGAGATGTTGGTCCTTATAATTGGCAACAAGAAGAGTCTTCTAAAATTGTAAACCAATTAATGAAAGTAATGAGTATATCCGGTACAACTGTTGAACCTATAATATTAGTGCGTAACCTTCAAAAACGTGATAAATAATGGCTAAAGTCCAAACTTCAAAAAACAATTATGCTCCTGACAACTTTAAGAAAAGCCGTCCTGGAGTTCACGCTAAAACCAAATTTAGCAAATTGAAATCTAGTAAGTTTTACAAAAAGCTAAATAGAGGACAAGGATAAAAAGAAAAACCCCGGCATTACACCGGGGTTTTCTCTTCCCTTTAGTTTATCAAAGAGTCTTGAGTGTGGGATACAGACTACTTATCTGATATATTTCTTTCTACTTTATTGATGACTTTTGTAAGTCTAGGTTTAAAGTAAGAAGGACCTTTGAGAATTTTGCCATCTTCTCTGTAAATAGGTTTGCCATCAGCTCCTAGTTTGCTCATGTTGCTTCTGTGGATTTCAGTAAACACAGATTCCATGTACGCTTGAAAGCCATGTTCTACCATTGTACCACACAGAATATAAAGCATGTCTCCTAAGGCATCAGCAACACCGACAACATCTTTATCAAGACATGCCTTTAGGTATTCTTGATTCTCTTCTGCTAAAAGATCACTTCTTAAGTGATATCTTTCTTCTGGAATAAGAGTTAACTCTTCTGAAATGGGAGCATCAAAAGCTTCATGAAACTCTTTTACTTGTCTTAATTGTTTATTCATTCTGGTCTGTAAAGATGATTTTGTCATAGGTAGTTGTTGTATTTGTACCTGTTGGTATTTCTTTATAATTAATGTCCTCTTGGAACATACCCTCTAAAAGAATGAGATAGTTAATAGTATCGCCTATCTTCTCTTCTACAAGAGCTTTAGAAGGAACTGTACCAAATTGTTGGCGGTCATCTATCATGTCCTTAATAGATTGCAAATGCTTACACATAAATTCCCAAGCAACTCCCTGAGGAGTTTTATGGAAACTTAATTTAGAAGCTTGTTCAAAAGTATGGAAAGCTGACTTATCAGCTCCATACTCTGTACCCTTTGCTGACAGAACTTTTCTAATAAGTTCTAACCTAGGCTCTACTACAGTAGTTGTAAATTCTTTGCTTGTCATGTTTTAAAACATTGAAAGTTGTACATTCTTTTTGTCTCCTTCTATCTTAATAATTTCTTTGTAGATCTTATTGATATAGTAAGCTTCATTAACATTGTATTCTGGCCATTTCTTTTGTTCAGCTATGTTATAAACAGTTTGTTTAACAGCACCGGCTTCTACTTGAAAGGTTCTATGATCTACTTTATTGTGTTTATATATCTTACAGCCTTCATCTGAAATATAAGCCCTAACAATTTTATGCAATGGCTTATTTATGACATTTCCATCAGCAAAGCAGGATGATGAGAAGTACCAATCTCCTTTAGCCTTAAGACCTGAACAGTAATCATATATATTACGATTCATGCTCAAATACTTTTCAGGGATAGTATTATAAACAAAATAGTTATAGATAGCTTTTGGTACAATAGCATAAGACTTGTTTTTGTGCAGTGCTAAATTTGAGAACTCAAATCTACCTTTGCACTTAGTAGCCTTATAAAAGTATTCACCATTTTCTTCATAGAATACATAGTCAGGATTATCTTTTTTAATGTCTGACCATTGCTCATAAGAGACCTTCTTTGCTTTATTTACAGCAATATAGTTATTAACATCAGCTATAACTATCTTAGAGTATTCATCATGCTCTAATTGAAGTTTTGTCATATCCTCCCACCTCTTACAAATCTCAAAGTATTTGTCTTTGTACTTTGCAGGAATCATTGTTTCAAGACCGTCTGTGTTTTGCATTAAAGGAATTGATCCTGGAATCTCCATACATATCATTTCATAAAGCATAGCCAAGCTTAGCTGGCCATTAATAGTAATACGCATAGTAAACTCTGGATCATACAGAAAACTATTTTCATCATTGCTCAAACCATAGGTACTATTGAGAATGATCTTATAAACATAGTTTCTTGGATCTTTTTTAGGGATTACTTTTCTTTCATCAAAGAACCATTCATACTGTTCACAAAAAGCTTCTTTAGGAATATGAGCCGGTGACCACTTGTTTCTAATAGCCAGATTAGGATAGAAACTTGTTACATCAGAGGTAATAATAAGCATCTCTTCATTAGATTCATATACTCCGGCATCTCTAGCACCGTGTACACCACCTAAACCAAAATCTGTTCTTACACCTTTGAAGTTAACAGAGTAGCTAAATCCTCCCTTTGTATTAGTAGGATCTATTACTAGATTTTTAAATGCTTCATGAATCTTTTGAAACGGCTTTGTCTCAAACTTTACATAAGGCAGGATAATCTCATTGACTCTAATCTCACTTCTTCTTGTTCTTAGTTGCTTAAGGTCATACTTCTTTACTTTTAGTTTTTCACTAAGAAAGTGTAGAAATAACTCCTTAGCTATTCTTGGCTCAGAAGCACTGTATAGATTAATATTATATTGCTTAGTAAGACTCTGCCGAAGATTAATCTGACTTTTACTCAGATGCATAATGTTCTTGGTAGCCTTTACGTCATTAATACAATAGGAGATAATCTCATTAATCTGTTCCATTGTGGTTATAAATGTACTATGGTGTATAGGCATCTCTTGGATGTTATACCAGTCCATACTAAACTCAATCCACTTAAGACTAGATCTTTTTGCAGGATTATCCCAGTGATTCAATTTAAAGACATCTATTTGCTCAATAGATAAATCTCTTGGAGAAAACAAAGCAAATTCCCCAGCTTGACTCCTTTCAATTGTTTGTTGAGCTATGTTATACAGCTCATTTGCAACAAATTCCGGGTCACCATCAACTAAACCGTCCTGTACTTTTAGTATATACTCAGTTATCTGAGAGTCAAAAGCCAAACCGTTGAAGCTGATATGCCATTCATTGTTTTCTTTGTTTTCATTTAAGAACTTTATTAGTTCTACAGTGTCATTGCGGAGTTTATGTATTACAAAGACTTTTATTTCTTCTGTCTTATAGTGCTCAAAGCATGCTACAAAGCAGTTGATTAAAGTCTCATAGTCCATCACCCAGTGTGATTTTTTCATATGCATCAATATTTTAAGTAGCTGATTACTCTTATAAAAATAAAAAGGGGAGAGAACGTTATCTCTCCCTTTTTTGCTGTACCGTAAAACTTAACTAACCGTTATTAAGAAGCTGGAGTGCTAGGAGTACTCGTAGCATCCATACCTACTAAATACTTTTCAAAGTCAAATGTAGCGTTATTACTACCAAACATTTTAACAATTTGTCTGATATCATCCACATTTGTAATATAGTATTCTTGAAAAGTTTCAAGAAGTTTTCTTTCCTCTTTATAAGGACTAGAACCTTCTGTGCGTATTTTTCTAGTTACTATATCACCATTGTCATCTATTTTGCGGACCATGTGAAAGCTTTGCTTTGTAGTTTTACCTATAATTGCAAGTACTTTGGAATCACGGTCATAGATACATTCTACAAAAGGACAAGACAAATCAATAGGAATCATTTTGAATGTTTCCTGATTGTTCCAATCCGATTTAATTAAAAGCATATTACTCATACTGTTGATTTTATTGTGGCAAATCTACTACAAAACCTAGATCCTTAATAGAAACTGTTATTGTTTCTTTAGTAAAGTCTGGTTTATCACATAGTTCACCAACTGATTTTAATAATTTAGAGTTACACCCTAGAAGTTTTGCATAAGATTCAAAATAATCTTGTGGGTTTAAATAACTGTCAACATAAGCATAATTAGTTTTACTATTGAGATAATAAGTTAGAATTATGCTTTTTGCTTCTTTACTCAATTGAGAGTATTTACCATCAATCACTTTATCCCAATCACTTCTAAAGTCCTGTAAATCAAATATATATAATCCGATATTATCAGGTGCTTCAAAAAATTCATGAAAAAATTGATTTCCTAGTAAGTGCCTCTTTTCAAAAACTTTATAGGCATTATCATCCCTAATATGATACTGACACACAAGTTTTGTATCCGAGTGGATACAATAACCTTCTAATGAAGTATAGGTGTTAATAGGACTAACACTGCTACCCTTAGGTACTAGTAAAAAAGGATATAGAAATACCTTAGATTTTTGAAAATAGTCATTATACAATTTTTTAATCATACAAGGTCTACTTTTTAAAGTGTTACCTTGCCAGTTGCAAATTTGTATGGCAAAGTATAGTCTCTTTTACTATAGTGGTGATTTGCCTGGACAAGGGTTGATTTTGCTTTTTCTGTCCATAGATCCATTGTTGCATCTGAAACAGTAAACACATAAGACTGCTTATATATGTCAATGACTATAAAATTAAATATAATTTTGTAGCCATCAATATAAAATGCATCTACTACTAGCATTTTGTATATAGCAGCTTGTAGCCAGTAGTTGTAATATTCTACACTTTCAGGAAAATCCGCAATTGTTTTACCAGAAGTTTTTAAGTCACTGATTGTGATTGTTTTATCTTCATGGTTTACAATAACACCATCAACTATACCTTTTAGACCAAAGTCTTCAAAGATTAATTTGTCAATAGTAAGTGGGTGTTCTCTGTATATATCTACTGCTGCGCTATTGAGACCAAGACCAAGACTAATTTCCACATCCGGGTTTTGCTTTAGAACCTCTACAGATTCCTTACACTTAGTATAGGTCTCAGTATCAATAACGTCTTTTCCTTCCTTTTCTTTGAGGAAGCTATAGTAACTAATGGTTTGGTCAGTTACTATTTTGTCTACACGTTGTTCATCAGTTTTTAATGACTGATGAAGATTTGCTTCTTTTAAAATATCTATGATAACACTATCAAGAGATTTTAATTCTGAATCAAGAAGCATGTTTTGCTTTGCGTGCTGAAAAACCTTGTCTATAACAGCCTTGGAATTTTCTGATGGTAAAGATAATGGAGAAACCATGAACTTCTCATTGAATTTTTCAGGCTCTAGTAATAAGCAATGTATTACTTTACCTTCAATTAAGTGAGCGCCAAGCTTTTCCTCTCTTTGATTCAGCACATATTGTGAATAAAAAAGCTTAGGTGAGTATAATAACTTACTTAAGCTGCTATAACTAAAGTGAAACTTTTTGGAATAAAAAGCTTCCTCAAGTGCTAATACGTTTATTTCATCAAAATTCATAAGTGTCTGGGATTTGTTCACTTGCAACGTTATTGTTTATTTCAGAAAGCTTTTCTTCATCAAGCTCAATGTGTACAGCTTTGATATACTTAGATATCATACCGACCTTAAGCTGCTTTGAAAGAATTTCAATCATCATGTTTTTAAAGTCACCTTCAAATTTGCCAATCTCTACACTTGTTCTTATAATCTGATCAAAAGTTATAGAATAGCCTGTGACTTTAAGAAAAGACAGCATACTTTGAAAAGCTACAGACTTTGTATACTTTTGATAACGGTGTCTTTGAAAATGCTTTTCAAGCAACAACATTAGGTAATGAGCATTCTCATTAAAATTAGAATTGGCCATCATTGTCAAACCTAATTCAATATTTGTTTCATCTTCATTATCAAGCAATTTGTCTATAAACAAATAGTCATCATTGGATAAAATAGTGGCCCCTAGGTTAGCTTGAATTACAGAATCTTCAACTAAGACTTTATCTTTTATTGTCTGTATAAAGTGATAAGTATCTTGGTCAATAATACCAACTGTTCTTCCTGGAAATTGTAAATTTATTTCTAATTGGGTTTTATCAAAAGCCGATATATTCTCAATAAGCTCTTTTATAAATCTTGAAGGTGTCCAATTAAGAAGAGCATAATCAGTTGTATATGATTCAAGATCTTTTTTCATTGCCTGCAATAGTTCTAAATCTATTTTTTTATGTTTGAACTCATAACTAGAACTCTTAATAAGTGCTAGTATTTTATCTCTATTTAGTGAATTAGTAACAGCATCTACAAGTCTTATCAAATCCTTTCTTAAGTAAAGAGTATTGCTATAAGAAGTTGTAAATAATTTGCTAAAATTGTGTTTATTAACAACAACATGATCTGAATCATTTACATTTCTTACTATAGAAAAGTCATACTTCTCTTTTGCTTCTTTTAGTTTGTATCTAGGAATTAAAGCACTACGATGGATATAAAGTTTTTTAATATCTTTTAAGTCATAGTCTTTGTTTTCTATCATACCGACTTCTTTTAAAATAGAATTTGATAGGTAAGCAGTGCCACCAGAATACGGTAGTGTATCATTAATTGCAAGCCAATGACCTTCAACTGTTGATGACATATCATTATAAAAAAAGTCTTTAATATATACATACTTTAAAAACTTAACACCAGGTGTATCAAGGATTTTTATTTGTGATTCCATAATTTTATTATTAGTAAATTAAAAAGTGAGCCCTGAATGAGCTCACTTTATTATGATCAGTGCAAGCACTTATTTTATTCTCCAAACACGAACCCCGGTACCATAAGCTTTAAAAGCATATTCTGCTTTAGTCTTACTCATCTTAGAGTATCTGCTTGCAGATGTTCTAATGCTATTGAGAAGAGCATGAGGACTTTTAGAAGTACCAGAAGATAAATCTACAAAAAAGCTGTTAGTAACTTTGAGTTTGTCAAAAGGATACTTTCTGGATCTTCCTCTTCTTTTAAAGCAGCTTGCAGGAATTTTAACTCCTTCTTCAATTTGAATCATTGTCATGTGGGTTTTAATTATTGAACTGTTAATTTTACAATTTCTGGATCAAGAAGTAGTTTTTGGAACTTAGTCCTGTTACCTGAAATGATTGTTTTGATAATTACATAGTGTAAATCAAGGGTGAATAGCTTCTCAGACTTCATGATATTTTTAATTCTATCTAGAATTTTATCATTGATGCTATTACCATTAGAATGAACAACTGCATAGTTACTAAAACGGGTTGCCATTAAGCTAGCAATATCAGCTCTATAACCGGATGAGTCATTCATACTACTATGTAACTTTGTCTCAACACTATCCCAATTAGCATCCAAAAGTATATCATGAGGAGATATCAAAATATCTAACTTATTGGCAATGAATGTAGTAAACATTGAAGTAAACTCTTCACCTACACTACCTTCACCAATCATCTGAATAATTCTCAAATTATCCTCAAATGATTTAATGGAGCTTATAGAATTAAAGAAAGTAGTTATACTCCTAGGATTAATATCTCCACTTACTAGTTCAGGATTCATTAGTAAGAAGTTAATACATCTGCTGTCAACCTTATTTTCTTCTGCCCATCTTGCCCAACACTTAATATCAAACTCAAGATGAGTGGTAATAAATCTGGTTCTTTGAGCTTTGTCAATACTGTTTACTAGATACTCACCGTTATCAGGATTAGAGGTTAGTACTATGTGCCAGTCTTTAGGTAGTTTCCAAGAGATGTACTCTTGTCTATCTATTACCTCCATTACTGCTTGAACAAAGCGTAGATCAGCTCTAGTCCAGTCATCCAAAATTAGAATACCACCCTCTTCTTTGCCTTGAATCCATTCTGGCGCAGCATGTGTCATTCTTTTCTCACCTGTAGGTTTGTACCCACTAGAAATATACATTGGCATAGTAGACTCGGTAACCCATTTAACTAGTGTTTCTGAATCTTTTGTCTTAATCATCTCATGCTCTTTCATAGGATAACCTACAAGGTCACCTAGCTCCTCAATGTGGCTCAAATTGAGCTTTATACATTGTAGATTGAGCTCTTCTGCAATTTGGAGAATAGTGCTAGTCTTGCCAAGACCTGCTTCTCCCTCAATATTTATAGCAACTGGTTTCTTACCTTGCCCTTGAATATGCCTATTATTTTCAATCATGTGCTTAATGAAATCCTTAAGCTCATCAGTGTTCAAATTTACATGTGCGTGTGTTTTCTTTGACATCTTAATTTAGTTTGATTACTTGTCCTGGTAATTGTTCATTTAATTTAGATCTTTCACTTAGTACCCAAAGGATTCTTCCTTTTGGTTTTTCTGGTGCAGGAGCCTCACCATCTGTAAAATATATAAGACTAGTATATATTCTTTGATTTGCATTATAATACTCTATAACAGGTTCAAAGCTAGTACCGCCTCTACCATAGATTTTGATATCTACACCTGGTTTATATGAGCCTATATTAGAAATAGCGGCATCACATTGTACAAGGGTAATATCAACACCTGTTCTGTGTATATGATTAATTTCAGAAAAGAATTCCTGAAGCTCATCATTACTTACAGAACCGGATGTATCTATAGCTAGCAAAATATGCTGGCGCTTTTTGATTTTTAATCCGGGATTATCTTCAAATCTCTTGTTAAACTTTCTTCTAAGTTTCTTAGTATAAACCTTATTTGAATTTCCAACAAATCTTCTAAGATATCCTCTCCAATCAAACTTTGGCGGTTCTAGATTCTCAAAAGATTTTAGTATCTGTTCAATCTCTGATGGAACAGTACCTCTACCTTTCTTAATTTCTTCTGCTAGTTTCTCAATGTTATACTTAACTTGATTTTTAATCAACTTCTTTTCTGAGTCACTAAGGTCATTGTATTCTTCCCAAGTATCATGGTTTGGAACCAATGTGTCATCTACATATATCTCTACTTTATCGCTTTTCATAGACTCAAGGAGTTTATTTAGCAAAGGAGAGGTATTATCTTTTTGTGCCTGAAGCAAGAGGTCATAATAAGCTCTTGTACCGGCTTTTATTGGAAGATTTAGTTCTGGAAATGTCTTTAAAGTAACACCACCTTCTGGTAGTTCATCCTCACTAATATATTGATTAATTTCAATATCTGCAGCAATGTTAAAAACATCTTTATCTGAAAAGAGATCTCCCATCATTGGATGAAAGAAGGCCAGGTGTAACATTTCGTGTTTTGTTAAACCTAGTTTGTGTTTTTCACTTAGACTCTCCCAAAAGTTTTCATTTATATAGAGCTTATAAGAAATTCCACTTCTTGCCACACCGGCTGTAGGAACTTTTTCTGTCCAGACTTTATCAGTCATAATAAGAAAAAGCCCGTAATAGGGCTCTCTCAATAATAAATCTTTACAAATTTTGGATATACTTTTATTCTTATCCATTACTAGTAGTTTTTTCTTTTAGCATATTGGGCCATTAATAAAGCATCAATTAAGCCATCATGAGGTTTTGTAGCTCTGGTGCCAAATGTAAGTTTCTGTCCTGGGAATATTCTATTAACAGCAATTAATGCCATAGCCTTGGTATCATTATTAGTTCTACCAGGTTTTTTAATTACCTCTACTCCTTGAAACATCTCTTTTTGCCATTGCTTTGCCGGTACCTTAGTATAAGGAATCTTTAATGCAATAGCTATCATTTCTATAGCACCTGACTGATAACCCATACTAAAGGCTGTAGCTTTACTGGTGCCAAATATGACACCTAGTTTTTCAAAAACCATATGAATCTCTCCATTAGCTTTAGCAAGATCTGTTGATTGAATATATTCAATAAGATCAAACAAATCAGAATAAGAAATTTCATCTTTTATCAATGGAATAGGATATGTTGTCACCTCATCTGAAGAGATAACAGCTATGCCTCCTTTTTTTCCAATATCAATGCCTATGTATGTTTTCATGTTTTTAATGCTTGATTGATAAGTGGTGTTAATGTTTGTTTGACTTTTAGTTGGCCGTGCTTTTTAATAGAATCAGATATATCTTTTTCTAATGGTAGTACAACATAAGGAAGTTTAAAAGCTTCTTTATATCTTTCCATTGCAGTCATACCGGCTACATCATTGTCAAAAATACATACAATCTTTTTGTAATTAGCTTTTAGGTTCCTTACTATTTCTTCTCTAAGCATGCTACCTTCAGAATCAGGAGCTATAAATTCTATAGGATATCCTAATTTTACTAGAGACATGCCATCCTTTAAAGAAGATACTATAACTAACAAAGGTTTTTTAAACTCAAGCTGTTCCATTCCCTGGACATAATCTTTAAGCTTCATAAACTTTTTATCTTTGTTATAAGGCTGATAAATCTTGTACAGAGTACCATCCTCACGGAAGAAACCATATACATAAGGCTTTTCACTTGTAAAGAAGCTATACACACCATTCTCTACTTTGCTAAAAGTAAAAGAACATAAAGGTTCTATGTTATACTTTCCAAGAATATCAGAGTCTATACCGTAGCTTGTCCAATAGTCTGCATCATTCTTATTCCATTTCCTAGTATTATAAGTTTCAAGCTTATAATTAACTTTTGGAACAATCACTTTTGTTTTTGCAGATTCACCGGTGCGCTTTAAGTAATTAGTGTAATCACTAACTATTTTGTTTACAGCATCTCCTAAACTCAGATTAAACATTTCCATGACTAAAGTAATGCCTGTACCACCTTTATCTGTTGAAAAGTCCTTGAAGTAATAATCTCCATTTTCTCTACAAAAAATAACCATTGATGGAACAGAATCTCTAGCATTAAAAATAGACTTGATTTTTACATCTTGTCCTACTAGTGTTTCTGGTAATGAACAATACTGCTCAAATATCCAGTTACTTGGTACATCATATGTACTGCTTACTATAATTTTAGTACTAATCATGGTAGAAAATAAAAAAAAGGGGCCGTGATGACCCCTTTTTAATTGATAACCCTTAATCCAAATCTAAATTAAAGTCAGAAGCAATAATAGTTGTTGTTGGAACATCAACCATCATACCCGCTGTTGGCTCACTTGTACCAAATGATGCAACAGTTGCGCCTCCATCAGTTTTAGCTTTTTTAATATGTTCTTCTTCATTGAAGATCATAACTTTACCATCATTATCAGCACTTTTATAAGAAAAAGCACCTTTTACAGCTTTAGGCAAATACAGATCAAAGTTGATATAACCAGCTTTGTTCAAATATTCACGGCCTGCCACACACATGCTAAGCATTTTACCTTTGAAAGGTTTGTCACTATTGAACTGCTCTACTAGAGATTCAATAGTATCATGCTGATTATCTTGAGACTCAAGCCAAGCTGCAGAATTTGTTTCTACACAAAGGTTTCTTAGAGCTTTCAAAACTTCCATATCACGAGAAATAACAATACCACTCTTAGTAGTGCCATCAGCAAAAGGCCATTCAGTTAATCTAACTTTGCCTATTTGACCTGCATATCTTCCCAAATCCGGTTGGTCCTTATCAATATAAAAACCTTCAAATTCAGGGCCCATATCAGGACCTTCTACTTGAAGCGCCATATGATAAGCACCTTCTTTATAAGGAACTTTTTCAAGTGTTACACTGTTGATTGAGCATTGAATATTACCAGGTTGTAATACTTTTGGAGTTGCTGAACCGCCTCCAGGAATTTTAGTTGTACTAATCATGTTACTTTTTTATAAAACTTATTAATCAATGAATATTCTATCCCAGTGTGTTTTAAATGTACCATCTTCTAGGATTTCAGATAATACAATTTCCTGATTTCTAAGGTGTTCAGGACGTGCACCACAAGATATCTCATCAGTTGTTTTGAAACTTAAGATGTTCTTGTTTCCTTTTCTATACAGATAACCAATGGCATCTGATTTAGAACTGGCAATTCTTTTAAGTTTACCTGTCAAATCTAAGTCAAGAGAGCTAAACTCCGAACCATTTTTTTCTAACAAAGTGTCCTTAACGTGACATAATTGGATTGTTCTTGGAGCCCATGTGCTAATATAACCTACAGTGTTAACGTAAGCTTCTCTTAACCAGGGATATCCAGCACCATTAGCCATATTTAAAATAGTGCCATATTTAGGCTTCCCTTCTGTAAACCAGTTTTTACCCATAGGGGACTGTGAATACAAATGTTCAGCATAAGGAATACACATTTCTTCAAGTGCAGTTCCTGTATCAATTGTAACATACTTGTAAGGCATGTTAGCTCCTTTAATAGCTTTACCAATAGCATTGATTTCAGCTATTGATTTAGCTTTAAGCTTCATAGCTTCAACATAATCAGTACCGTCTTCTAGGTCTAGAATAAGGTTGTCATCTAGTTGAGCTACTAAACTTGTCTTGCCTACTTTAGGCTTAGAAAAGATAATAAGATTCTTTGGACTTTTTACTTCTGCTGACTGTCTAGTCATTGGAAGAATAATGGTTTCACTCATTTTTTAATACTATTAATTAGTTCGTTTAACCATGCTTTCTCACTTACTGGTTTCCAGCTCATAATAGCAGCAAAGTCCTTGATAGTCATTTCAGAAAAAGGAAGATCCCCTAAACTTGACTCTAGGCTAGTAAATCTGTCTACAACAGCAGGAGTATCAGGAATTTTAATTAGCTCACTAACAGGAACTAAATACCTAACATGTCCTAAAGCGTTAGCTTCTGTTATTTCATACTCAGATTGCCAATGAGGATTGTACCTCCATAACCATAGTTCACGGTTATCACTTTCTGAAATGTAGTCCCTACTAACAGCTTCGGTGTATATATCTTCTGCTCTTTTTAGTTCACTCTCAAAAAAGCTTACATATAACTCATCTTTTCCAGATGGTCTATATGCCATTTTTGGGAAGAACAAAGCATTAGGTACACCTAGTCTGTCAAATGAGGGCTGATGTTTCTCCCTAAGGAGAGAAATTTTTTCCTTTGTTGACAAAGGCTCACTTGTTTTTGTACTTATACTCATTACTTATTTATTTATATTGTACCAACTCTTTTCACAGCTTGTGGTGGAGTAGGCATTTCTGTTATTTGCATTCTTTCAAACTGAGCTTTAAAGAAGCTCATCCTTGTGTCACCATTTCTGCATTTTAGAAAGTGCATTACAAGAGTTTTATCATCTTCAATGATATATTTGTCTGGACCATAGAGCCTTATTTTTTGTTTGCCAGGTCTATTAAGTCCTATTAGTGTATCTGCATGCTGTAGCAATGCATCACCACCAAAGATATCTGACTCAAGTATGTAATTGCCGTATTTTCCATCTTCACTTCTTTCAGGAGAATCAACATTACGGTTCAATTGACTCAGAACAATAAATGCTATAGGATACTTTCTCTTTAGTTCAGTTAGAGCTTCACCAAGATTATACAAAGTATCAAATTTTTCTTTTTCAAAAGATGATTTTTTGAGCAACAGACTGTGATCCAGAGTGACTATAGTATTAGTATACTGTACTCTACCATCTTCATCTCTTGTAGCATGAGTATTCATGTACATTTGAATCTGTTCTTTTAGCTCATTAACCGTGATAGGTGTTTCAACCACATCAATAGGCTCATCTTTTCTTTTTTTAGCATGAGCAAGACATTTTCTCAAATCTTCTTTGCTCAAAACACCATCAGCACTACATAGATATTTATAGGTCCTCCCTAAAATACTTGAATATTCCCTGATAGCAGTAGTTCTTGCTAGCATCTCGAATTGGAATTCTAATACTCTAAATGTTTCTCCAGGATTTAATGTGGAAGCTTCTCTGATTATTTGATCTTTAACCAAAGTCTTTCCAGCACCGGGTCTACCACCTATTACAGTAAGTGAATGCCATTCTATTCCGTCTGTAGTTGCATCATTAAATTTATCCCAAGGAGTTTTTATACTCTTTATACGACCTTCCATTCTCCCCTGCATGTATTCTAAGGACTGCTGAAATCCTTCTTTGTGACTTTTCCATAAGGCAGGTGTTTCCATATTTTTTGAGATAAAAATACCGGCATAGCCGGCATGACTGTAAATATAATAAAACTTTTAGGTCTATACAACCTTTTCAGAAAAATGATTTGGGTCTTCTGTGGTATCTCCTGTAACTATTAAAGAACAGTAATTTGCTAATTCAGATTCCCTGGTCCTATCAGGATTAGCTTTAGTAATAAAGTATTGAGAAGTTCTCATATACAAGTATCCCTTAAGCTCATACTCATTAACATACATTGCTGTAGCCTTAAGTACAGTTTCCCAATCATAGCCATAGGTTTTGAAAAACCATGTAAAACATTGCTTTAGATTTTTCTTATCTGCACGCGCTTGTTTGCCACTTGGCAGTTTACCTTTTGGGAAAAGACTCAAATATTTTTCAATCATGTCATCTAGTAAAACTATAGTTTTTACAGCTTTACTGGATGGTTTAGGCAAAGAAGACACGGCCTCTAAACCTAATGGTGTAATCTTACCTTTAGCATCAAGATGAGTGCTATTTTTTAAAGCTCTTACCTCAGTATGAACATTGATATTCAAAGGAATCTCTTCATACTGTAAACACCACAGCAAGTAAAGCTGATTAGGTGTTAGTTTGCTATCCTTAATGCTTTGAATCAGACTTTGCATTTTCTAGTTTTTTATCTAAATAATTAGAAAATTTCTTCATGAACTCTTGATACATAGTAACAAAATTGGGGTCATTCATATCTAAAAAATTCATACTTGCTTTACAGGCATGAACCCAAGTAGCATGATGCTTACCAAAATATTCCTGTATCTCTCTATAAGTATATCCTCCAGAATATTTAGCAGTATATGCCATTATAAATCTTTTGTAAATATGAGGATGCCTTTGAGTTTTTGTAATAGATTCAGGATAAGTTTCTTTCATAAATTCATATATATCACTCATTGTGAATGATCTAAATAATCTAGAAACTTTTTTGTTTGCCTTAATCATTAGAGTTCTATCATCCTCAGGCATATAGACAGATATGTATCTTTTCTTACTATTAGCAACAAGCGCTGTGATAAACTCTGTAAAATCAGAAAGCTCTAATACTAGATTGGATTTCTTATTCATCACCAAATAATTTTAGGTTGATTTTGTAATTCTAAATAGGCGTTTACCCTATTGAACATATCTTCACAATTCCATGTCTGACCTGTATAAGCTGCAGATGCTGGATGATTAACAGCTATTTTATAGTTGTTATCCGGAATCAAGTCCATATATTCTTGAGCTTTCTTGCCTAAAAACACATAGATTAATCCAGGTTTGTTCCAGATCAGTGCATCTAATAGAGTAACCATAAAAGGTCTCCATAGTAATTGATGAGTACCTGGTTTTCCAATAGTAGTAGTAAATGCTGAATTAAGCATTAAAACACCTTGGTCAGACCATCTAGATAAATCATTAGTCTTTGGAGCTATAAGTTCTGGCGGTACTGTTTTATCAATAGCATCCATAATATACTTCAAAGAAACTTCTGTTTTATCTTTAATACTACAAGAAAAGGCAATGCCGTCTGCAGTATTTACTTGAGGATAAGGGTCTTGACCAATAATAACAACTCTAGTGTTTTCAAAAGGACATGTTTCTAGGGCCCTAAAAAAGTACTTAACAGGAGGTGTAAATCTTTTACCATCTTGAGATTCTGCTAACAAAACTTCAAGAAGAGTATCCATTTCAGTACCTAATAAGTAACTTCTAAGTTTTAAATCCCAATCAGATCCGGAAAGTTTAGAGTATAACTTTTCTTTTACATCTTGTAAATTGACAGAACTTATCATAAGTTTGTATAAATTAAATAGTTATGAGTGAAAAAAAATCTGTGGAAGTAGAAATAATACCTACAGAAGCTATTATTGAAATAAAAGTTTCTGGGGAATTTGCGGCTAGACTTAAGTCTCTTATTACTGATTTCTTTCCTTACAAAAGTAATGAGCATTACTCAGAAATAATTGGCCACATTAAAAATAATACTAACCAAGATGACCCATATGTCTACCACTTTAAGACTTTGTTGGCATTACAAACTCATCTAGAATTAGAAGCGAGAGCCCAAAAAATGACTAAAATGGTACCATTAGAATCAGGTAATATTAAACAAGAGGAAAATCCACAGCCTCCCCAATAGTAATAACTGCCTCTATTGCTAAACTTAATTCTTCTTTAGAGCAATCCTTAAAAGACTTATATTCACCGTCATTGGTGTATAACTGTGCTTTGTGTTTAACAATTGCCTTTAATTCTTCTTTGTCATAGCCTAAAAATTTAGAGAGCTCTCCAATACAAGCATGAACTTTAGCTAATTGAGCTAGTGTTCCATCTGCTGTTTGTTCTTGATATGTCACTTCAATAACATCATCTTCTTTAAGATTTTTGACAAACAAGTCATATTTGAGCTTGTCTATTTCTCTCTTGAAGACGAGTTTTCCTTCCTCCATTTTATAGAGGATTGATAATGGTAATTGCTTCATAGTGGGAATCTTATTAAATTATTGCCTTGAAAATCTCTCAAAGCTGATATAAAAGCCTATTCCATAAATAACTGGAAAGACTACAAAGCTTGCAACTAAAGCTAAATACCAAGGAACCATCTGAATAGACAGCGCAAGATAAAAAGCTCTAAGCATAAAAAACTGATATTTATGCCAAGCATCAGTAAGACATACAAGTATAGTGCTACTGTATGGAAATTTTTCTTCATAAAGAGGATAATGACCGAAGTAATACCAGTCTTTTTGTTTATAATACTTAAGCCTACCATCTACAGTAAGCTTCCATTTGTTTTTCCATCCTATGTTTCTACCACGAAACATAATAGTATCCATCTTGCCTTTTAAATAGGCAGCTACTATTATTAATATAAGACTACAAATGTCCAGCATCTTTTTTTTCTATATAATCTATGTACTTACCTATGAGCAATATACAAAAAAATACAGACCATAAGTAAAGTCCTATGGTTTTATCTAATCCAGGAGACCAAAATAACATGATCAAATAGCCTATGGCAAACACAAGAACATGAAATAGAGATTCTTTTAATAACCATTTAATGTAATTCATTGCATAAAGATATAAAAAAAGTGGGCCTAGACCCACTTCTTATTGTATTTTTTAACTAATTACTTGTCCAATTTCTTAGGACCTCCTGTTGATTTTTTCTTGTAAAATCTGCGCTTAGGCTTAGGATTTTCAGAAACAATCTTAGCATCATCTGCTGCTTTTACATTAATTGTAACGTCATCTGATGCTGCTGCAAGAAGTTTCTTGTTTTCATTATAAAGAACATCAATTTTAGACTGAAGAGATGCAATCTTAATGTCTTTTACTTGAATGTCCTTTGCAAGAGCAGCCTTCTCATCAGAAAGTTGAGCAATTTGCTTCTCTTGAGCACGCATCTTAGAAGATACTAAAGCACATGAATTATTGGCATTTGCCAAATCATCCTGAGACTCAGCTATAATAGCTTTTAGGTCAGCTACTTTTGATGCAAAAACAATACTTACAATTATAGCCACTACAGCGACAACTGAAATTGAAAGAAGAAGTAAGTTATTATATTCCATTGGTTTTGAGATTTATGGTCCAAATATATACATATTTCTTATTCCCACAAACTTCTAAACAAAGATTTTATATTTTTAACTCCTACAGGGTTCATACTATGTATGAGAATCTCAGGTACTTGCCAATTGTTTTCTTGGTAATATTCCAAAAACCACTTTGCACAATGATATCCTGTTTTATTGTAGTCATCTTCAAAACTCTTTCCGTCATAATCTAATATACCGTCCACCATGTTTTGATGATAGTGACCATCCACTAAATCATGATCAAAAGAAATAGTATCTATGCTATCTCCAGCTGCTTTTACAGCTTCAACAAACTCCGGGTAATTTCTTACTATTACCCAATCATCTTGACCATAGATAGTAGAATAACCGTTTATTCTAGCGGCCATATAAGTTAAGCAATCAGCCGGCTTTCTAAAGTCATCAAGGAAAATTTTCATATTGGTAAGTTTTTTATTTTGTCAATTTCATTAAGCACTTCATACCAGTATTTCTGACCGGTAATGTCAATGAGTTTAGTTACAGCTACTTTAGCACATTCTTTTACCTTTCTTGTAGGTATAATGCTCTCTAATATAATCATGTAAGTTCTTACAAGATCTTTAGCTTGTTCTTCAGGTGTTTTGTTAGAATTCATAATTAACAAAATTAAAAAAAAGAGGGATGTTACTCCCTCTTTTTTATTGAAATTCGGATTTTACAACATTGTTAATAAGCATACTAATAGCCTCAGGAGCTTTAGACATTTCTGTAACAACAGTATTGTATTTGTACAACTCTTGAACTCCAGTATAGTTAAAACCTATACCGCAAGCTACAAAACCGTCCCTTTTGCATTTTTCAACAATTCTCTTTAAATCATCACGGTCTGAAGAGCTTCCATATCTGTAACCTGCAGGTTGACCATCAGAAATTACAATGAAAAGAATGTTCTTATCAGTATAAGATCTAATTTTGTCATAGATATTGTCAATAACAGGACCATCATAATTCTCTAAAAAGTTTACTCTATTTTGACGAGCATAAGCTTTTTCAAAAATCTGGTTGTACTTGTCATTATATACATGAATTTCAGGAACATTACCACCTGTATGACCATATATATAAATGTCTTTAGGATCCATTACTTGAGAGAATGTCAAATAAAGCATTTTTGTAATACTGTGTTGGCTATCTCTATAACCAGAATAGTCCATACTACCACTCTCATCATTTAGAATGCAAACACTAAAAGGCTTAGTTCTATCATGAAGCTCTTTTCTAAAATTGATAAGATGATTTCCTGCTATTGCCTCAGCAATTTTAGGAATATCTATTTTACCAGTTCTTAGATTAGTAATTTTAGTCTCATCCTGATCAAAAGAAATATCAAGAAGATTTAACAGTTTTTCAGAGTTTTTTACTTCATTGGAATTATAATGATGTTCACTCTCCTGCTCAGACATAACCTTAAATGTAGTATTCTTTTTAAGATCTTCATAACAGCTAGAACTAGATTTATAGTCACCCCATATATTAGAACGAGTTTGCTTCTCAACAGAATTTATTTCACTTCTTAAAAAATCCTTAGTTGATTTACCTATAGACAAATAGTCTTCAGTATCCTCATCTTTTAAGGAAAATTTATAAGTAATTGTTGAATTACTTATCAAATTACTATAATTAGTAAATAATGAAGAAAGCTCCTTTTCATTCTTTATGATACCTCTTAAACAAGCTTTTACAGATTCTTTATTAAAAGTGTAAACAATACTTGATCTATATACACCATATCCATAGAAATTGTCTACTTTTTCTGCTTTACAAGATTCTAAAAATGTATCTTGATAACCGTATTTGTTAACAGCATTGATAAAAACAGCTAGTAGCTTCTTTTCAGAATAAGGACTAATATATTGAGATTTATCTCCCGCTGTAATGTTAAAACCATAAGGCATTTTCATTTCAGGAAGATCCCATAAAAGCTGGGAAAACCCTCCAAAATCGGAGGATTCCCAGCCACTTTTACTAAAAAACTTTTTTACTTTACCCATATTATATGGTTTTTAGTAGTGTGATTATTACTTTTTATAAGGGTTGATTATACTAGAGACAGCATCTATTCCTGCTTTTCCTCCAATACCCTTACACGTAGCATAATATGCATCATAGATTGTGAAGCCATTAGCTACCATAGAAGTAATCATTTTCAAGTGTCTCATTGACAAATTGAAATTGATAACAAATTGCTCATGCTGAACATTAATAGCAAAGAATATATCTACAATACTAGAATAGTTTTCTTTACTAACTGTGTCTTTGAAGACATTTTCTAGTACGTATTTACAACCTTCAGCATTCAAAGGCTCAATCTCCAAGATCATAAATCTGTCAATCAAAGCTTTGTCAAGTTTGTGAGTACCTGTGTACTGACTACCTGTATTTGCTGTAGCTACAAACACACAATCAGGATGAATCTTAATTGGTGAATAGTCCTCAAAAGAATACTCCATTGGAAGTTCTCTTCTAAAGTCAAGACAAGGGAACAACAAGTTGTTAGAACCTGCTGCAGCACGAGACAACTCATCAAGAACTACAATCCCAGGTTTTTGAATTACCTCTGAGAATCTTGATTTCTTAAATTCACTACTTGTAACTCCATCTTTTACAGTGATTGCGTGAGTACCAATCAAAGACATGATAGGGTCTGTCATAGTACCCATATCAAATACAGTATAATCCATTTTTAAAGATTGCGCTATTGCAGCAATCATCTCAGTCTTACCTACACCGGTAGGACCCAATAACATAGTATTTACCTTGTTCTTGATATTATGAGAAAGCATCTTTGAGATACCTTTTTCAATCAAAAACCCATTAACAGCTTGATAAATCTTAGGTGCTGCGGCTGTTGTTTTTAATGTAGCAGTTAGTGTTTCTGAATCTATCACAGATTCTATCACAGAGTCTTTAATAGTAGGTGGTGTTTTTGCTGCTTCAGCTGCTTCTCTTGCTTCCATCATTTCTTTTTTTGTTCTACGTTTTCTTTTTACTTTTAATAATTCTGCTCTTAATAATTCTTCAGTACTTTCTAGTCTACCTATTTCAATAGTTGCATCTTTGAAGAATTCTTCAATAGTTTCTGGTTCCATTTTGTTAAATGTGAGTTGTTAAGCCTTGAGAATCAAGACTTTTATTTTTTTACAAGGGACTAAACGTTTATGTATTTGATTTTACTTTGGTCAAATACTGCTAATGCAGATTTGGTCCAGTTCTCATCTACAGTACCTCTGTAACATAAAACGTGAATTACTGCCTTTTCTGTAGGATTTAATCTTAACATCCTACCAATTCTCTGACTAGATTTTCTTTCATTGCCATATGCATGCATAATGATTCCTTGTTTTAAGTCAGGTATATTTACACCTTCACTTAATTGTAGTACTGCTGAGAGTTTAGGAATTATGCCGGCTTTAAACTTTAAAAGATTTTCTTCAGAATCTTTGTTACCACTATAGTAACTGTGTCTACATAGTCTATTAGCTTGGTTCTGAGTATTAGCAAACAAGATGCATTTATCAGATATAGAATTAAAAAGTTTTTCAGCATATACTTCTTTTGAAGGATACTCCATCATAGCTTTCATTCTTTGAATTCTGAGCATCATAGTTTCTTTTATAAAACTAGAATTATCAATTCTATCACACCAATACACATAGGATTCTACCTCTGATGTAGGCCACTTCTTATACTTATTTCCTACCATTACATTCTTCATTTTTCCTAGAGGAAGTAAATGAACAATGATCTCATAGTCATTAAGAATACCATCTCCTACGGCATCATCTACTAAATACTCATATACCATAGGGCAATAAGTATTTACCATTTTACCTTTTTCAGATGTGACAAACTTAGGAGGAGTCCCTGTTAAGCCAATTATACCACCAGAAAATTTTGATAAACAAGGAGAATGAGATTCAAGAAGATTGTGACACTCATCAAGATAGATTACATCATAGACACTTAAGTCCTTTTTACAAAGAGATAAGTAAGTAGTGTAATCTATATTGTCAGATAACCAAGACATATTATGCTTAGTAATCTCATCTTTCCAGGAATTCCAAATAGATTTTTTAGGCGCTACTACTAAGGCCTTTATACTAGAACCATAGTATATATTAAGACTGTTCAAGTGTTTAAGACCTATTAAAGTCTTTCCTACTCCCATACTTACTGCAACACCTGCTCTATTTTTAATACCTAAAGCTGCTAATGCTTCAGCTTGTATTTCATCTTTAGTCTTCTTCATTCTCTTGAGTTCTTGTTTCATCTCTTGATACAGAGAATCCCATAGCCTTTGCCATTAAAGGATTCTCTTCAATTTGATTGTGACACACCCTACAAACAGGCAGGAATAAGCTATCATCTAATAGATACCTACCCCTACCTGCCATATGGTGCACATCTGAAGCATTAAGTTGACATCCGGTTAATTTTGCTTTGCAAAAAGGATTATTTGTAAGGAAAGCTATGCGAAGAATCCCATACAATTTTTCCAACTTTTCTTGCTTAGAAGATTTGCTCTTGATAGGAGCTTTTGCTTTTAATGGTTTTAAAGACTTTTCTGGATGTTTTGCCCAACAGGCTTGGCAGAATCTTTCTTTGCCGTGTTTTTTCCATATTACTTTGTCTTCATGACAACCATCACATTTCTTTAGTTTCGCTTGCATTTCCGGTAACTAGAATGGTCCCATCATTATAAAGTGCACCTAGAGATGCACTTTTAGATACTTCTTTAAAAGCGTTGTTTTGAACACTCAAAGATTTTAATAAGCTTTTTTCCAATTCATTTTCAGGAATCAAAGCTAATCCTACAGTACCATTGACTGTAAATTGATATTTCATTCTTCTTGTTTTTTAAAGGACTCTTCCACCTTCTCATAAAGCCCAGGGATAGACTCCCTGATAAGCTCTATGATAGGTGTAAGTTTTTCATCCACAATCTGACAATATTTATAGTGAGGTTCTTCTACTATATCTAAAAGATCTTGTTCAGAAAACTCTTTAAAAGTAGATATCAAAGTTGTTTCAGAAATATCTAAAACACTTTCAACACCGCCTAATTGAAAAAGCTTATCATAATTATCCAAGAACTTCTTGTTTGTGATATAAATGAAGATTACTTCTTCATTGTCTAAGTTGTGAAAGTTGCCCATAGTTATACTAATTCATAAAAATTAACAGGAAGTATTTTTTCTTGGATAAGTTTAGAAACAATTTGTTTCTTTTCTACACCAAGGCTTTTGAAATCAACATCGCTAATGTATGACTGATCAGTCTCAGTTCCAAATTTTTCTACTATTTCTTTAGCAAATGTGCTGTGATAGAAAAGATTATTAAAAATGGAGTTAACCATATTATTAACCATTTCCTGTTTCCAAAGATTCAATACTTTCTGTGTACGCCCATGCACTTTGACAATTCTTTTCTTTTTGTCTCCATGCATTATACCCAGTTCTTCAACTGAATATACAGATAATCCAAACAATGCCCTTTTATACAGAAAATTCTGATAGGCATTAAACTCATCCCTTTCATACTCAACATATCCAGATTGTCTGTTGCCAAACAACTGATAGTCACTTAATTTCCCATCATAAGATGATGGCTGTACTTGGGATCTTTTTTTAGGTGGTTGCATATATATTTGATTTACAATATTTTAGAAATAAAAAATGAGGCCTAGCCTCATTACTCAATTTCAAACTCAAATGGTTCATCTGGTATATCATTATCATCAGGAAAATAGTCTTCAAAGTATGTTTCCACCTCATCTACTTCTTCTTCTTCCTCTTCCTTAATGTCCGGCTCTTCAGTTTTAGAGATAGAAGACCCTGACCAAGGATTTGATATATATTCCCCGGCATTTATACTCAGTAAATACTGAACATCCCTGTCTTTTAGATTGAGATATTCCTCTACTGAAATATGAACCACTTTACCATTTGGAAGCTGATAATACATTGTACATATAATCTATCAAAGATACGTGTACATAATAAAAAAACTTCTAACTACCACTACTATAAGCAATAATTAAAGCATTAATATAGCTAGGACCTCATAGCAAGTACCGCAGCTAAAACTGAGGCAATTGTAGAGGCAATGCATAGCAAATAGCATATCTTTATGCCTTTATTAAAGGCACGCATATCTTGGGTAGCAGTAATACTAATTTTTGATGTATTTTTAACATCTTCCTTTAAATATGATAGCTGATCTGTTATATGTTTGATCTGTTTACTATACGTCCCCATATAAACAGGACGTTGATCTTGAGTTCTTTTTTCATTCATAATAAAATTCTTTGTATTTTAAATAATAAATACTAGTCACATGGCAGGAAAAACACCAGCTCAGATCTGCAAAGATCATCTTAAAGAATATCCAAACACTCCAATACTTACTCTAGCTAAGAAAATCTATGGAAAGCACAATCTGCTTTTCAAAGATGTTGAAGCTGTTAGAACAATGCTTAGGCGTTATGCTGGATTATCAGGAAATAAATCCCGTAAAGTAAAAACAGAGCTTACAAGACCTGTTACTTACAATTACAATCCTTTTGATGATATTCCTGAATCTTTTATGGATGTTAGAGAACCTTATGTTCTTCCTACAACAGCTACTAATATTCTTATTCTTTCTGATATTCACTTTCCATACCATGATAAAGATGCTTTAAAAGCAGCTATTCAGTATGGAGTAGATAAAAACATTAATTGCATTGTATTAAACGGGGATATTCTTGACTTCTATCAGTTATCTGACTTTAGTAAAGACCCTAGTAAACCAAAAATGTCCAAAGAGTTGGAACTTGGTAGATGGTTTTTAGGTGCATTACGTAGTAAATTTCCAAATATTCCTATTTATTACAAGATTGGTAATCATGAAATGAGACTAGAGAGATGGCTTAAAGTCAAAGCTCCAGAATTTCTTGATACCGATGAATTTAGACTTGATGTGCTCCTAAGATTTGGAGAACATAAAATCCATTTGATAGATAAATATACTGTAATCAAGGCAGGACATTTGAATATAATTCACGGCCATGAATACAAAGGTGCCGGAGGTGTATATCCAGCTAAGTATATTTATAGTAAAACTAAAGTAAACACCTTATGCGGGCACTATCACAGGGCCAGCACATTCCTTGACAAAAATATGGATGGTAATTATCACGGAGGATTCACAACAGGATGTCTGTGTGAACTTAGTCCAGATTACCTACCATATAATGATTGGGTTCTAGGATTTTCAAGAGTAATTGTACATCCTGATAAATCCTTTGAGGTTGAAAACAAAATAATTGTTGACGGTAAAATAAGATAATACAATGGCTACATATGTAAATATGGGGTTGTACACTCCTGAAACTGAAGAAGAAGAAACTTATTCTCCCATTATCTACATTGATGAAGAAATAGTACAGATCTTAAATACTGAACATGAATTTATAGCTCAATTTACCTACGAAGAACTCAGAGGTATAATGGCTATAATGGCTGCTGAACAAGAAAAACAACACTTATTTATCAAAGCTCAGATAAAAAGCAATTAAGGCTTTTTCTTATTAGCTTCAATTTGTTCATCAAGGTATTTCTCTATTACTTGTTTTATCTCAGGTAACATATAAAATGGAATGTCACCAATCAGTTGAGAAAACTGAAGAACCTGTGCCATTATCATTTCCATATTGACACCTTCTTTTTCCCACAATCCGGAAATACCATCCTTATGCTCTTTCTGAATAGTATCATTTAACCTATTTAGAAGCATTTTAGTTTGGTTTCTATTAAACCATTTAATAGTACTAGCCTCATCTGCAGCATATGTAGCTACCTGAAGCCAGACTAAAAGGTTTAAAATTCTTATTCTTTCCTCTTCTTTTAAAGTCATAGGAAACTAATGATTTTTGCATAAATAATTTTACTTTTTTCTTTATGGCTTTCAACATAGCCATAGCCCACCTTAGTATCCTTACTAAGGCACATCATTGGATCTTCAACATCATCAGGATGAAGAGGATATATACCTCTTTCCGTATGTATATGCCAAGATTTGTCATTTGGATCCAAAAATAAAAATCCTTGAGGAAATTTAACTTCCATTTGTTTATTGTTTGCTTGTTTTAACCATCAAAAAAGCCCATAAAGGGCTTTAATGATAGATTTAATATGCATTTATCTTAATTTTTACCTCTGTTTTAATGATCTCATAAGATGACTTCATACTATCAAAACCATCTAAGAAACTCAGTAGAATAAACATCTGTGATGCCTCTGAGTAGTCCATTTTATTATTATTCATAGGAAGTTCTGTCCAAGTATAGACATCATCTACATAAATAACCTGTGCTGCAATCTTTCCAGCAACTGATGGATCCCAAGAAGCATTGTCTGCATAGTACATAGTAATTCTTTGGCCTGTAGACTTAGTAAATTCTGCAACTTCTATTACATATTCAATGTGATGCTCACCTTGAGTTTTATCCATTACATAATAAAACCTCTGTGTGCTTTTATCAATAGTAAAAGCATCTTTTGTTTTCTTTTTCTTTTTAGCCATAAAATTTAATAATTTGTTCCCTATACAAGATTTGAACTTGTATCCTACCATAAGGTAGATGTTACTCTCAATGCCAGTATTTATTCCTGGTTACACCAATAGGGATCTTAAGTCAAGACAGGATTTTACCTGTATGATATACACTTTGCAGGCAACCTAATCAATGATTCAAGGCTGTATATCTTACCACATTAGCGTCTAATTCCGCCACCTGACTATTTACTTCAATACTTTAAAAGAGTAATGCTATAATCTCCACAGATTTTCTTGAGAGAAGAATCTTGGGCGGTAAATGTGATACATACCGCTGATACTTGCTTGAAGTCATTGGTATAATACTTATTCCGGCCAGCATCTTCTACAAGATATAGATAGTCTGATGGATGTGAGTTTAGAAATACAACAGGATCAGGTGAGTATAGCTTACACCCAGTAAGCATCATCACTAATACTATTAAATATTTCATTGTCTTACCAGATTATTGAAACAGCATGATCTGGTACTAGGAAAAAGAAATCTTCCTCAATCTGAATGACCTCTGAGTGTGCAATAGCTGCACCTACATATACTAGGTCACCTGGTTTGATGTCTGTTACATCATCACCTACAGCAAACACTTCAAGCTTACTGTATTTCATCATTAGATCTTTTTCAAGACTAGCCTCCATCTCAGGAGTTAGTTCTATTAAAGATTCTTTTCTAACAATTGGCTTCTTAATAAGAATTCGTTTGCCTCTAACTTTTTGCATAATTTGATGGTTTTAGACCGTAAATGTACAATAATTTATATTGATACAATATAATAAAAGAATGCTAAATCAGCATACATAACCATCAGATAAGCTCTATCACCTTCTTTATTAAGTCCAACATCAACATGACATCTTATCCCTTCATCATCCTTACCATAGAAGGTAGTAGACTTAGAGTTTTGATTGTATGTACCCTCAATATTGATGATGTATAGGTGCTCAGCATAAATGATTACCCTTGACTTCTCTATACCAATCCTAATTGTAGGATAGGTAGCAGGACTCCAATTGTATTCAGTTTCATACTCTTTTTTAACACCAATGTTGGCCTGTGTAGTTTCAAACCACACAGTCTCCTGGCAAAAAGCGCTAGTTGTTATGACAACAAATAGTAATATCAGTATAAGTTTTTTCATTATTTCTTTGTTTTATAAACTAAATCACAGACTTCTATATACTCTAAATGTTTCATTTGAAGATATCTGTTAAGAATCCGGGCCTTTGCCTCTAAATCCTCAACACTGTCTTTTAATGACTGAACATAAGAATAATCTGTTTTATGCTTAATCAATTTAGTGGGCTCTTTAGCACTCAAACTAAATTGAACTCCTATAATAGCAAGTATTATGATAATAATTACTATTATTGTTACATACTTAAAATTTGTTATTTTCATAGCTTTTAGAATTGATTAATTATCTACCGGCCAATAATAATCACAGGTAACTTTACCTTCATTATCTTCATCCCATTGAAAATCTCCATAGGATTGTCTAAATGGATTTGGTTCTGCAACAAATCTGTAACAAGTTAATCTCAAAGGACAAGTCTTGTTATCACACATTGCGGTATCTGGACTCATTTTGTTGTTTAATTTTTATTCTAGACACTTAGGATAGATGCAGTTGTCATTCAATGTACAACTCTCACCTTCTTTCTTTATTCCATTCTTAGAGCATTTGTCATCTCCTTTGAATATAGGATGGATTGGTAGATAGTCTTCGTGGTGTATTGTCCGCACACCTTCTAGGTATGCCTCCACAATCTGCTCACGCTCCATTACCTTAGCCTTTTTAATAAATTCATCAAATGTTGACCAGTCTAAACTTAGATGTGAGGATGAGCCATATTCTTCAAGCTCTTTCTTTAACCAGTCAATTGCCGTTTGTTTACTCATTTTCACCTCCGTATGTTTCGTTGTAGTATTGTTCTGCTTGGTCATTAGTCCATTGAGTATGTGGGTGTTTATCAAACACTCTTTGTCCTTCGATATGGGCATCAATCATCTGCTCCTTCTCCATTTGCTTGGCTTGTTTAAATATATTCGTCCAAAATGGATGTTGCTCTTTTATTTGCTCTACAAGCCATTCAACTGCAGTCTGTTTACTCATTGTTTCTCCTTTAGATATTTAACAAAAGTTTGATTACTAAGATCCCAATGTTTACCATTGAAGTAAGCATTAACTCTATTAGTATTACCCATCATAGTTTTTGTTTCTACAATATACTTTCCTGGGTTTTCAGGAAGAGATTCTAACCATTCCATGTTTAGTCTGTCTTAGGGTGTTTACCATTCCACCATTCATATTCTGAGTTTTCAGTCATGAATCTGATGTAATGATTGTCTTCATCTTTGATTTCTTCTAGTATTTCTACTATTGGAGTAGTCAACCAATAATCTTGATTGGCATATGTCCTAGCAGTTACACTGCCTACAAGTATAGAACAACCAACTGTTGGTATATGGCTTACTACTTTATCATAAGTACCATCTTCTTTCCAAGCAATTGCTTCAGATCTACCGCCATGTTCTTCTACATTGTCTCTTAATCTACGTAAGTGGAATGCCATAATAATATATGTGGTTTGATTTTAATGCAATAATAGTAATAAGTATGTAGAGAGAAGGGGAAACGTTATCCCCCTTCTGCTCACTAATTAAACTGAAAAACTAAAAACTTAATGTTTGAGTCCTAGACTGACTCATCATTATGAGAGCACAACACTCTCTACATACTTATTAGCAAACTGTAGAATCCAAGATATTACTACCAAGGATTCTACAGTCTATTTTATAAAGACTATGCTCAATAGTCTTTATAAGTTTTGTGTAGCAGATTCAAAAGATATCCCGTATCATGAGGAATTCTTTCAAAATCACTACTGCTCTTGAGAGCATTAATCATTCTGTTGTGATCATACTTGCTACCAAGAGATCTATAAACAGAACAAAAAGCTGTATGAAATTTATTACTATTGGTTTTAACAACAGAACTTGCTTCAATCAGATTTTTTGTAAGTACTTCAGAATCAGGCATATTTACTGTGAAATTACCATTTCTAATAGAAGTTAGACCTCTACCTGATGTAGCAGATCCTCCAAGAATGCTAGCAGAAATTGCTACAGAAAGACCATTTTTGATAAAATGTTCCTTAAGTCTAAAGTAATTCTCATTACCAAGACCACAATATGCATTAACATAATCTGTCAATGTCCATTTTTGTTGAACATTATTCAGAGTAGCCATCATATCCACAATTGTTGATACAGAATCTGTTTCAACAACAATACAGTGTACTTTTTTAATACGCAATCTCTTAAGAGATTCAACCAAGTGCTGACCATCAACATTGTAATACTCAGCCTTACCAGTAATTGCTGTAGTATATGCAAGAACAGGAGTTCTTAATATACCTACACGGGCAATTGATTTTACTAGTGCTTGGACATGTTTTTCATTTTTTGCTCTATTGAAAGTAAGCTCCTTGATTTTATCAACAGCTATTTCAACAAATTTGTGCTTAGAAAATTCCATTTGTGTTTTACTTTTTGTGTTTTCTTAATTTAAATAGTAATAAAAATAAGGGGACCGGATGTTTCACCGGTCCCTTATGGCATCACGTAGAGCTTGAGAGAAAGTATTAGAACACCCTAACATTATACATGTTAGGACATAAACAGTGCAATATTCTATACGAGTGTTAGGCATCTCAGCCAATTCCCTCCAATACTACAGTATACTTGTTCTCTACTGGTCACAAAGAGACCGTCCAATACCTCCATATAAAAATAGGAAAGGGTACACCTTCTTACCGACACTTCATTTTTCCAGGAAAACCTGTCCAAAAACTTATTAATTAATACTTTAGAACATTACAGGATAAAACATCCCTTTACTGTTGTTAAACATTAATCAACATTACATACTTCCTATGTATTGTTCTTGCATAAAAAATCCACATCAAACTGCTACCTTTTCATTATGTTCTTCACGCCAGAGGTTTAGCAGCCTCAGCCCTAAACGTACAGAATAATATAATAACTACTAGGATATTAGCTGGCTTTTCTTATACTTTGCGTAGTAGGCATTTATGAGTGTAAGTCTTTCAATACACTGCCTCTCAAGCAATTATTATAACTCCAGAGTTTTTAACTTCTCTGGTATGTCAATGTTATAATGCATTTTAACATGTTTACAGCTTTCATGATAATGAATAGTACTACAACCGCAGTTATGACCTTTTTCAAAATGTGTAGCAAAGTGTAAATCATAGTCTTTAGGGATATCACCCCATGCACCACCACATCCTTGACTTAAAACAAGAACCTTTTTTCCCTTAGGTACTAATTTTTTAATATGGCCTAAGTAGTAATTCAGATCATCTCCTGAAGGTAAACCTTTAGAACTGATACATAATCTACTGCCATAATAAATCTTAACACCTTTGATCTTTTTAGCTTCTTCAATCAATGTTCTATGAAACCCTTTATCAAGGCTATTGTAACCAACTGATTCATCTACAAATAGATAAAGCTCTTGTTTGGTTTCAACAGTCATCTTCTTTTCATATAAAGCAAGATGAGGTTCTGATAGTAATTTCTTGAACACACGCGGATAATTAAGCTTATCTTCAATAAGAAATTCAACCTTTGATAGTCTGATTAATTCTCTTTTGATTAAAGCTCTTTTATTCTCTGCATCTACTTTGGTAGAATCCATTCCTTTACCTCTTGATTTGCTAGGATTTTCTTTACTCTTAGCAGGTTGAGGTTTTTTAACAGATTTTTTCTGAGAAGGATTCTCTTTTCTTAACCTAGTAGCTACGCTTTGTAGCACCTCCGGACTGAGATCATTAACAGAATCAGGAGACACATTATACTCTTTACCTTTATAAGTATGAGTAAAACTTTTACTTTCTGATTTCATATAATAATCATCAAAAAGTTGTTGTTGTCTAAAATGTGGCATATAATAAAGTAAAAAAGGGGTGAGACCTGCATCCCACCCCTTGATTAATTAAAAAACAAATGCTTATTAAAGCATTGAACCAACATACGCTTCAGTATTCATTTGATAAGTAGACCTTAAATAATGAATAAACTTTTTCTGGTCCTCTTCTTCTTGAGAAAACTTCCATAGTAAAGCTCTATACTTCAATTCTTGAGAAGCTTTTCTACTAATAGGACAAGATCCTATAAAGTACAACTCTTGAATTAAGTCAGCCACCTGATTTTGACTCGGTTTCTTTTCCACCTCAAGCTTTCTATAAGCCATAACTAGATCAATTAAGAAATTGAATTTGCTAGTATTATATGGTACAGTAAGCATAAGCCTAACTTGTTCAATAAGTTCAGCTCTTTCTGGAAAATGGAATTCGCGAATCAAGGATATACGCCTGTCAAGAGCATCCTCTAGTTCTCTTCTCTTATTAGATGTAAGTACAATGAACAAATTGTTTTTGTTACCATGTATAACACCTGTAAGAGGATCATTTAGAAGACATTCTTGCATATAAGACAAAAGAAAAGTATCCACAGAAGGTTTAGCCTTATCAATTTCATCAATCAATAATACAACCTTGTGTGTTTGAGACTTCTTTAATGCCTGTAGTAAGTAGCCATCTTTCATTGCATCACGGCCAGATGTGTTTACATCTGTCATTGCATCAACCAAAGTGCCTAAGTCCCAGTTGAATACAAGCTGCTCTGATGATACACCGTCATAACACGGTGCAAAAATCAGCTCAGCCTGTAATTCAGAAGCTAGAAACTTAGCAAAGCTAGTTTTACCAGCACCTGGTTCACCAAACAAAAGCATACTAGGTACGCATACAGTAGGATTGTTCATCAAATACTTGATATAACTAATATCCTGCAGTTTACTTTGGCTAAGTATCATTACTTATCACCTCCTAATCTTTTCTTAAGACTAATTAAGGCTCTAAGTAACTCTTTAAGTTCTTCAGGAGCATCTTCAGGAATATCATCTTCAGATGATAATTCAGAAACAGATTCTTTAGAAGTTCCGGCTTTGATTTTAATTTCATCTCCTCTTCCAAGAGAATCAAGATGCTTTTTCAATTCATCAAGATCTGAACTAATCTTAGAAGAAGCCATTCTTGTATGAACTCCTTCATACACAGAAACAAAACCAGCTACCATTAGAAAGAAATGAATCTCTGGATCATCCATATTAATAAGATGTTCAAGTACCTTAGATCTAGCATAACTGCCTTCTTCAGGATTCTCTTCAGATTCTTTCTTGGCAAAATCATGAAAAATCTTTACTAATTTTTCCTCGGCCATTTCTTTAGCCCATTGTTTGGAATAGCCTATAGCCTTCCAAAAGTCTATCTCAGGAGTGTGGTCAAATGGCTTTCTCCCTTTAGAGAACTTTCCATTACCACCCTCATCTGGCAGATTAGTTGCTGCCCACATAAACGCTTTGTTACTAATAAGATTAGTAGGAGCATTGCTCAAAGCCTCCATAACTTGATTTTTGTAGTTACTTCCTTGACTCATGTCTTTTTTATTAAAGGATTAGTTTTTTGGACAAATTTTCAATTTCTTTTTCAATTCTCTGTCTGTCCTTGTCAGAGAGTTGAGTAGTTCCTGGAACTGTTTTTCCATCTACTTTTAAGGGTTTAGTCCCTTTTTGAAGTTGTGCTTGTAGTCTTGAAACTACATTTTTTCTGCGATTTGATATATCTGCCATATAGGTTATAAAGATTTCAAAACAAAAACAGGGTTGGCTCTATTTATAGAAACCAACCCTGCATTTTAACTAATCCACCCCTTTACATAAAAATGTCCTGAAATCAAGCCTGATCTTCTCTCATTCATTGAGACTTTAACTGATTTGTAACGGGTCAATAGTCTAGCATAAGCAGTTTGAATACTGCTATACTCACGATTAGTAAATTGTATTTGCTTCATGGTTAAGGGATTAAACGTTAAATGCCCCTTTAGCAGGATTCGAACCTACACACTCTGTTTAAAAACAGTGCTCTAACCAGTTGGAGCTATAAAGGGTGCCTATTTAGGTCAGGCTTCTACACTTAATTCTGAGACAAACTAGAATAGAATTCTCTTCTCTCATTTTCTTCTTTCATATTCTTCTGTACAGTTTGTATACAGGCAAGAGTATCTTCTGAACTGATTCTATATCCAATAACTCTTACACTATTATACTGAGTATCCTTTTCAGGAACAAGCATAATATGAATAAATGAGTTTCTGGATGTCATCACTTTCCAACAAAGACCTAGCTTAAGGAAGAAATACTGTACTGAGATTTTAAAATATTGCATATACTTAAATTATTAGATTTGCATTACATAGCTAAATTAAACATTTTCAGTAATATCCAATGAATAAACCTCATTTGTACCATAAAAAGCTGCACGAGCAAATGCTAATTCACGGTTTGGTGTGCACATCTCAATATTATGTGCATTGAAGTAAAAGTAAATAGATCTTGTCATTTGACTAAGTATTTGGTTTTTAATTAATTAACATTATTTAAAGTATTGGCTGTATACTAAATTAGTATTTTCTTCAGCCCATGTAACTATTTCTTCTTCCTTGTTGGTCACATCCCAATCATAGATGAGCAAGGACATATGAGCCATTTCGTGATTAATCAGGGTAATATCTCTATAGTCACCTTTAAGAGCAGACTTATTGATAAATATAAAAGGCAGCGGTGTTTTAGAAAGGGTACTATCTCTAGGATCATAGTTGCAAAAGCCATCTATGTATGTACCACCTTCAGCAATGCGGCAGATACACTTGTCTTTACTGACACCGTGCATCTCCTGGACATTGTAATAATCAAACAAATCTACAGCATTGTTACCAATGAGTAGTACAAACTGAGCATAATAGATAATCTGCATCATGTAAGTTTTAAGTTAATTACGGTTTATCCCTCTGCACTCAGTTGTAATAGCATTCAAACTGTATTTCTACAGAACTCAAGCGTATATCAGGATTAGAGTTTTTATTTCTTCCTATCTATTACAACTGCTATCCCTTGGGAAGATAGTTATGGTGCATTAATAATGAGGGTTATCTGAACACCCACAAACGCCAGCATCTTACTGGATAGTTATTTACAATATTTAATGTGCAGTGTAATAACAAAAGGCACAAGTATTCTCTATACTCACAGATATCCCGCCTGTGTATATTATTAACCCCCTACTATATAAGAGAGAGAGAGAGGATAAGAATAATACAAAGAGAGGATAAGAAGAAACGTAGTAGCTATGTAGTTAAAAGAGAGGAATAGAGAAAAAAGTAAGTTGAGGTAGAGTATAAAAAAAGAGAGAGTGGATTACCCACCCTCTCTCTTCAACATAATACACTAACACTCAACAACTTAGAGACACTTGGTTAGTCTCCAAGTGTCTCATTTTCTTCCTCTTCCTCTGTGAAGACCTCACTACCGCCAACTTCATCCTCACTGCTTGCCAGAATGAGTCTACCTCCTTGATTTTCAAGGGATTGCATCTGCATTTGTATAGCACTTGCCAATGCAGGATACTTAATTGCTTGTGCTTTAAGCTCAAGCAGTTCAGTGTTATCAGCTGCGAAGCCAATTCTACCGTCTTCCTTCACATAGTAAGAGAGTTGTTTCTCTTTACCCATATGTGTGGAAGTGTGATAGAGTGGCACTTCCTTACCTGCAATAAGCTGTGGCTTACCTTCAGGTGTGGTTAGTACTTTGTAGTAGTCAGTGCCATCTTGGCGCTTAAACTGCTTGTACATAGCGAGTTCCTTAGGACTGGCATCCATAATGCCATAGCGCCACATAGTCACTACTTCAGTAAGTGGCTTGTTAGTCACTTCATTGAGAACAGGTAAACCGTTTACATCCTTGATGATGCGGGCTTTCTCGTAGCCATTGATTAGTTTTAACTTCATAACTGTTTGTTATTTACTTGATTTATAATTGTTTACTTAGTCTCTTGTACCTTTTAGATTTATCTAAAGGTACCTTGTATAATAGGTTATAGAAAATAATAATGAATATTAAAACGTTAGTTTTAATAAATGCACCCAAGAATGTGGTGAGACTTAACTCACTGATTCTCAGTACCAAAGTGCTCCTGCTCCACAGGGCAGAGACAACTTAGTCTCTATTCTCACTCATCACTTGAGTGTAAATAGAGGATAAGGTGAACACAGAGGATAATCCACAAGTTAGAAATAACTTGGTCCCTTACAGATTGCTAACACAATCTGTATAATAGGTTATAAAGAATAATAATGAAAAAAAAAAATAACAGGGTGTTAACCCTGTTATTATCATTACTCCTTCTCATCCAACTTCTCCTCAGGAGATTCCTCAGGAGCGTTAGCTCCAAAGATCCTGTCCAGCATTTGATCACCAAGAATCCGTAAGGCTTCAGGTGATTTCTGAGCCATATATTCTAAGTTCCCGAAGGACTGATCATCAATGTGCCAAGTACCCTTGGTATCATTGCGCTCAATGCTCTTGCCTGCCATAGGCGGAAGCCAAGAGAAGTAGAGCATCTCCTTAGTGACCTTATCAAAGGCGCCGCAGGTGCCCTTGACAATATCCTTACGGAACAAGGCAAGCTCTGCTTTGCTACCGTGGACGGTATAAGCATAGCGCGTCTGTTTTCTGTTAGACACTTTGTTCATCATAGTGAACTGTGTCTTAAGCTTGATTGTGAGTGTGTTTCTCATTGTATTATGTATTTATGTAAACTTAGTAATAGGTTATAAAAAAGAGGAGTAAGGCGTTAGCCTTACCCTCACCCCACAAAAGAGCCTAAGCTCTTTTCTTCTCTGTGCCTAACAACAGAGCAGATGCTACAATGCAGAGCATAGAGATGCCGGTTAACAGGGCATCACCTATAAACATAGATGCAAACAAGCAGATAATGGATGTAGATAACAAAACGGTATTCATAGCATTGGATTTAGTACAAACAAGTAATAGGTTATAACAAAAAAAAAGGGGATGTTAGTCCCCTTTTTCTGTGAATCCTTAAAGGCTTGGCTCTTCAGAGTCAGCATCTGCCAACGCATAGCAATTCCTCGCAAGGTTTGCTGCCTCCATAAGTTGAATCTGTAAGAACTCACGGTTAATAATTGATTTGAACTCTTTAAGAGATTCATCCCCATACTCCCCATTGGAAATAGCATCAAAGGCTGTAGATAATTCACGAGCCTTCTGTCTGATACCAATGAGTTGAGGTGTGTAACTCAATAAGAGTTCATTTAATAATTCAGCATCTATTGATGTTGATGTGCGTCCCGCGCAGGACAAGATTACTTTTCCTTTTTTCATAATGATTGTGTATTAATGTAATACAGTAATAGGTTATAAAAATATATAGGACATTAGTCCTATATATATACTAGTTGCAACCAACCCAAGGTACATAGATGTAGCCTGGGTGCAGCCACAGCTCCACAGGATGCATGTTCAAGGTGTGCAAGGCATCGTCAAAGGTGAGCAACTTGCCTGTGTCAACAAGGTAAATGAATTCATTCATGGTAGAAAAATTTAATTTTTCTAGCCTAATAGGTTATTCCTCTTAGTTGCTTGATAGGGGGTACCACCACTCTCAGACTGGGCCGGGGCCTGTTTTATTATAACCCACCATCCTCTACTCTTCAGACAAAATTTTTTTTACCATAAAATTTTTATACTGTCCCGAATATCAATATCTTAGCAATCTAATAATTACAATCATGGAGAATATTGCTAAGGCACTACGAGTGCTTAAACTACCGGATACCCTGGCACCTTATAACGGGGCCTTTTATTATAAGGAGGCCAGCTTTCTTGTTGAGAAGCGGATTACTGATTTTACTAAGCGGGTTAACGGGAAGCCTACTGTCACATCTACCTTTGAGGTGAGGAAGGTTGTTTCTAATACTACTGGTTATGGGTTTAATCTGTTATCTGATTTTATTCATGAGTTTGGATATACCCTAATTTCTGATACTCTTCTTGATAAGAGGCAGGAGTATGTTGTTACTTCTTCTGGTCCCTTTGCTGGGCAGACTTACTGGTATCCTGAGGGAAGACTTACAATGACTGCTACAGAGGCCGGTGCTGTTTTTAAACATGTGTATAATCCTTTTAAGAATACTACTCTTACTGGCTGGCCTGAGATCACTAAGGGTGAAAATCCTAGTATTAGTATCTTACGTGAGGATTATGTAAAAACATCTTCGGGGTTGTCTACTAAACCTAGTAAGTCTTATCCTTCATATAGGAGAGATGAGCTTATTAAGTTATCTGGTATGAGCTACACTGATATTAAGGAGGCTTATGCTGATAAGTTTTCAATACTTAATGGTGATTCTAGTACTAACGTGAAGTCTGTTGGGGTGGCTGTTGAGGTTGCTGAGACTAGTACAGCTGATAATGAGATTACTTCGCATTATACAGGAAGTGTGTATTATAATGGTATTGATACTAGGGACTTCAAGCCATCTGGTTTGCTTACTTCTTATAATAAGGTATATCCTGGTCATGTCACACGTTGGATCTTGTATAACGGGGCTATTAACTATTCAGCATACGGTGCTACATGGGTTATTCAGGAACCTAGCTCTACTATTAATACTATTAATGTTGTTGCTGGTACAGAATTTTCTTGGAATTTACAGACAAGAACATTAACTTATAATAGTAATATACCTGCACAGTTACACTTCCAATATGAGGAGTTACCTGCTCAGGGTAAGAATCAGAGTGCTCTTGAAATTATACAACTCAGCTAAACATGGCTCTACCAGCAATTTTTCCTGTACAAATAGATACGCAATCGGTATTAGCTGCGGGAACAACCGTATTATATACGTGTCCTGCTAGGACAAATGCTTCTATTAGTACTATTAGATTGACAAATGCTGGCGTTAATACGGTAACCCTTACTATTAATAGAGTTAATCCTGCATCTAGTGTCAATGCTTATACATTTACATTGGCTGCTGGTGATGTTTTAGTGGATTCTGCTGTATATAACTTTCTTGCCGGTGATAGTATATCGGTTACAACAAGTGCTGCAAGCACTAATTGTTTTGTAAGAGGTGTTCAAACGGCTAATGCTGCTAGATATTGATTAATAATTATCCATATGGAGTCAATGATAGCACCGGGGCCTTATCGGGGTCTACCGGTGTTATCATATATGGTTCAGATGGAAGGGTAAAGTTTATAGGTACAGGAGGAGGAGGTGGGGTTGCTAGCGTTACTGCTGTTTCTCCCATCACTTCTACGGGTGGTGCCAACCCAGTTATATCTACCTTGATGAATACCAATAAGTTAATTGGTAGATCAACGGCAGGTACTGGTGTTATGGAGGAAATCACAATCGGTTCCGGACTAAGTTTATCAGCCGGGACTTTATCAGCTACAGGTACAACTGCATCAGATAGTTTGTCACCACTATTACTAATGGGAGGATAATATGCCGACAGTATATAAAACATTGGGACAATCAAGTCCAGCAGCAACAACAGAAACGGACCTGTATACGGTACCTGCAGCTACTGCAGCTGTGGCAAGTTCTGTTATTGTGTGTAATAGATCAGCTGTTCTATCTACATTTAGAATATCAATAGCTGTTGGTGGTGGTGCTACTACTAATAAGGACTACATTTACTATGACTTACCCATTGGTGCCAATGATACATTCATTGCTACCATTGGTGTGACATTAGCAACCACAGATAAGGTAAAGGTGTATGCCTCAAATACTAATCTGTCATTCTCACTTTATGGATCTGAAATAAGCTAACATGGCACAAGGATACGCTTCATATAATATTATTAGCAGTGAGATTTCATTTGCAAATACTCCTAACATAGATGCCTTTGGAAGACTGAGGGTAAGCAATCCGTTTACCCTATTTGATTCAAGCCACAGGTTTGATGATAATGAGTTGTGGTCTACAGCTACCGCTACAGGCGGTACTGCTACATATGATGCTAATGAAGGTCTGATTAATTTAGGTGTAACAGCAGCTTCAGGCTCTGAGGTTGTTAGAGAGACTACTAAAGTCTTCTCATATCAGCCAGGTAAGAGTCTTCTTGTACTATCTACATTTGTAATGAACTCTGCAAAGACAGGTCTTAGACAAAGGATTGGTTACTATGGAGCAGCAAATGGTTATTACCTAGAGCTTAATGATAGCACTGTAAGTTTTGTTGAGAGAAGTTCTGTCTCAGGAGCATTGGTAAATACACCTGTTGCTCAAGCAAGTTGGAATGTTGATCCTATGAATGGATCAGGTCCTAGTGGTATAACCCTTGATCTAACAAAGGCTCAGATTCTCTTTATGGACTTGGAGTGGTTAGGGGTAGGTACCGTGAGAATAGGTTTTGTAATAGATGGAAACTTCTATGTATGTCATAAGTTTCATCATGCTAATTTGATTGCTACTACATATATCACAACTGCTTCATTACCACTAAAATATGAGATAACTAACACAGCTGCTACAAGTGGGGCAAGTACATTAAAGCAGATATGCTCTACTGTAATGTCTGAGGGTGGATACCAACTTAATGGATTACAACAAGCAATTGGTATTCCTGTAACAACCCCAAGAAACTTAGCAGTTGCTGGAACATTTTATCCTATAATAAGCATACGTCTTAAAACATCCCCTAATAGATTAGATGCTATAGTAATATGTACTGCAATTTCTGTAGTAGCAACTAGTGCAGGTCATTATAACTGGCAAATTATAGCATCAGGAACTACTACAGGAGGTGCTTGGGTTGCTGCTCCTGGTGGTTCTTCCGTAGATTATAATATAACAGGAACTTCATTTACAGGAGGTAGGATACTTGCAAGTGGTTTTTTTAGTGCGGCAGCTACAGGAGCATCAACTCAAGTTGATATCCTTAAGGATGCACTATTTAAAACACAGCTTGAAAGAAATGCATTAACCTCAACACCATATGAACTAACTGTTGTAGTTGCTTCTGATGTTGGAGGTGGTGGAGGTAATGTTCTTGCATCAATGGACTGGGAAGAAATAAGCAGATAATATGAGCCAAGGATTTACAAAAGGTACACCTATAGATACTGATGGAACATTATCACTAAATAGTGACATTGTTGTTCCATCTCAAGCAGCAGTTGTTACATATGTTGCATCACAAATTGGTACACCTGTAACTAATGTGACTGCTACTGCTCCATTAACTTCTTCTGGAGGTACAACTCCTGATATATCTACATCAATGAGTACAGACAAACTCATAGGTAGAGGGACAGCAGGTACAGGAGTAATGGAAGAGATAACACTTGGTACAGGTCTAGACTTAGCTGCCACAACTCTGAATGTTGGTAATATTGATTTAGCTGTTTTAGCAGTTACAGAGACAGCTGCAAGGTTAGATAACTGGACACCAGCTGGTTGGCCAGGTTCTACTGCTGATGTAGTTAAAGTGATTCAACTTACTGCTAACTATGTAGATAAAGTTCAGATTATATCAGGACTTACTAATGGTACAGCTGGTAAAATTATTACATTAAGTAATACATCAACAGATAACTTAGTCATTATAGAATTAAATAGTACAAACTCTTTAGCTGCCAACAGATTTAGAGGTTTTGGAAGAGATGCTTATTTTTTGTTTCCTAAGGATGATGTTACATTTCTTTATAATGGAACTCAATGGACACAATTTAGTGGTAATATGAAAAATGGCCACACATTATTTGATGATATGGGAGGACCAAACCATGTGGGTACTGGTATTTTTACATCATATTTTGGAGAGACTGGATATGGATTAGCTAACGGAACAGGTGCTCTTGTAAGAAATGAAACAGGTATGACTAACTCAATAGGTACTATTGGTTTTACAACGGGTACTACTGCTACGGGGTTTGCTAAAATAGTAATGAACGGTAGAGGTAGCACGGGGTTTAACACGGGGTCAACTCAATACAATCAATTTGCAGTTGTTACAAGATTAAGACTGGAGGCTCTTCCTACAGCTCTCCAAGATTTTAGATTTCAAACAGGATTGGTTGCAAATTCAAATACGCTTTCCCCATCAATAACTGGACTGATGGGTTGGTACTGCACATCAGCAAATGCAAATTGGAAATGTTATGCTGCTAATACAGCAAGCACAATAGTTAATGATGTTACAAGTGGTTTGGCAGTAACATTAAATGCTGATATTGTATTAGTAACATACCACCCAAATCCACAAGGCGATACGGTATTTGTATATTCCTCTGATGGAGGAATAACTTATACTGTAGATAGCAGATTTGTAAGAGTATCAAATAACTATGGTGGGGCACCAGTAATAGCACTTCTAAAAACAGTAGGGACTACCTCTGTTACTGCTGATGTTGACTATATTGGTTTAACAATTAAAGGACCAAGAATATGATATATTTTAAACTTACATCAATATTTAATCTTCCTAATGGAAATGAAACCAATTTAGGTATAACTTTGCAGTGTCAAGATGCTGATTATCAAGCAACTTTAGATGAAGCAATTATTGTGGCAAGAGTTACTGCTAAAAGAATGTGTGGTGATGTTGAGCCAGTTATTAATAACAATGTGGTACAACTAACTCTAGCTCAGTACAATGCAATTGTAGCAGTACCAGAAGCTTTGGATGCAGATATAGCTGCCCTAGAAGAAGAATTAAACCAAACAATAAATGAAGAACCTATTTAACAAAGTAACCAGATGGTTACAAGAGTGGGAAGGCACATGGCTACTACCACTAACTTTTATCCTTATGCTATGGATAAGTGCAATACTATTTAACCTATGGGGGCCTACAGTAGGAATCTTTCCACCGGGGCTAATCAATGGGGTAATCATTGCCTCATTTGCATTCTTTACAGGATTCTCTGTAGTTAATCTTATGATTAATCTCTACCACAGAGGCTGGTATAAGTACTACTACAAGGGTAATCCAAACAGACTATCAGCAAAAAACGATTTTTTTGATCTTCCAATATGGCTAAGAGTAATGTTTATTCCAATACTGCAGCTATTGTTGCTTTGTCTATTCTTCTGGTTAGTTGTAAACCTGATCTAAGTCCTAGTTCTAGGGTTTATATTCCTGGTGAGATAGACACACTATCTTATGGGGAACTAGAAATAGTAACAGAAATAGAAGAAACCAGCTTAGTAGATACTAGAGCTGAGGTTGCTGCTATCTATAAGTCTCAGTTAGGAGTAAGAGAAAGGACTGGAAATAATGATGGTAAAGATGTAGAGAAATACCTTAAGTCAGTAGGTTTAGGTAAAGGATTTGCCTGGTGTGCTGCCTTTGTACATTGGTGTTTAGCAGAGGCTGGAGTAAAGAACTCCATTACAGCCTGGTCTCCAACAGCTCATAATAAAAAGAACATAGTATACTTTAACAATAAATTTAAAAAGGATCCTCAGCAAGCTGATGTAATTACCTTATATTATAGTAGTAAAGGAAGAATTGGACACACCGGTTTCTTTGATCATATGCAGTCAGAAAACATGACTGTTAATTATGAGGGGAATACAAACAGGGGAAATTCAAATGAGGGTGACGGAGTTTACCTTACCTTTAGGCCGTTAAAAACATTATACTCAATAACATCATGGATAGACTAATTAAAAATCTACACTGGGTGATAATCCTAATACTAGGGATTATAGCTGTAGTATTTTATGAGATAGCTGCCAATAATAAGAAGGCATTACAAGAACAAATAGAGTTTAATAATGCAAAAGCTATTAGGGATAGCATTCTTGTAAGGCAAGTTATCCGGGCAAAAGATGATGCTGCTTTTAGATACAGAGACAGTTTAAGACAACAAAAGATTAACTACATAAAGCTCCAAAATGAAAAACAAAGAGTTAAGATTATTAGGGATATTAAGTATCTTCCTGCTGCTGATGACAGCACCAAAGATGACATTTGGCTCAACTCCTGGACAGCCGAAGACAGTCTTCTTTACTGATACCATTGGTAATGGTTTTAGAGATACTCTAGATATCCTACGCAGACCTCCTAAAAGATTGATTTATCAAAAAGAAAAGGGGGTGTTTCTTAATGAGCTTCAAGAGCAGATAACTCTGGAGAAACTCTTGTGGAAAGAAGTATACCGTCAGGATGCTGTGGCTATGTATTGGATTAACATTGCTCTTGAGGAAAGAATCAATGAGATAATTGCCCGTAATAAAAAGATTGAGCAGGATTTAGCTAAAGCTGAAACTGAGGCTCTAAGGGCAACAGCAAACATGGAACATTACCGTGATCTCTACAAGAGCAATGAATCACAGAATGTAACTCTTAGACAAGACAATGCCAAACTCAAGATAAAACTCTGGGTATGGAAAGGTATAGGTATTACAGCTACGGGTGGCTTTGTTTATTTAGGTGTAAAACAGTTGTTTTTCAAATAAATTTTCTTATCTTATACACATGGGACTCGGCAATAATAACTATCAATCAGGATCTAAAAAGTCTAACTTTGCTTTTCAGTTAAAGGTACTACAGGCTTTACAAAGAATTCTTAATGCATTAGGAGGCTAATATGGGACTAGGAAATGGTAACCCTAATGAAGGGAATAAAGGTTCAAATTTTAATTTTGAACTAAAGATGCTTCAAGGTCTTGAAGCAATTGCTAATGCCTTAGATGGAGGTAGTGGTGGAGGATCAGGTGATCCTGCACTTAATCCTGGACCTGCTTTTTCAAGTGGAGTCTTTAGTGCAGATGATATCATCACTTTTTCTGATGTAGATATTAATCTTAATACTTCCTGGGGTACATATCAGAAGATTGGTAATATAGTTTCAACAGACATTAATATAGATGTTACTGGAATAACTGATACTACTGGTAGCATATATATAGCTCTTCCAGTTACTGTTGTAGGAGATATTACATCTGGTTCAAAATATGTTACTGGTACAATGAATGTATCCACTAAAATTGGACAGTTATTAAATACCTATGACTTTGAAGCCATTTCTGAGACAGCTGTAGCATTTAATTATGCATTTAGTGTTGTCACATCAGCAACAGTTATTAGGTTGTGCATAACCTACGTCTATAATACTAATATTGCAAATCTTGTGGATGCACCAATTGCTTTATAATGCTCTATGGAAATAACCTCTCTAACTTTCAATATAAAAGATGTGATAACTATAGTTGTGGGTATTGCTTCTTTCCTTGGTTTCTATTATGCTCTAAAACGAGAGCTGGAAAAAGTCAGCACAAAAGCTGATATGATAGAAGAAAAACATAAAGAAGATCACCAAATTGTAATGCAAGCCATGAAAGATCACAAAGAAGAAACTGATAAGAAGGAAGACATGGTTTATAAACGTATCAGTGAGATACGTGAAGAGGTTAAAGATGCACATGGCAAACTAGAAGTAAAAATTGATGCTATAGTAGGTAGTCTCTCTACAATGAGTGCTAATCTATCTGAGCTTACAGGATATATAAAAGCTAAGAAAGAAAATTAATACAGCTGTTTCTCTGCTGTTTTGTTGATTGTTGATTTGTTAGTAGGAAACCTGAGAGAAATCTCAGGTTTTCTTTTGAATAAAATAAAGTTAACTTTTGGAAGTTTAAACTTTTGTAGTATATTTGAACATAATTTAAAAATCAACAGAATGGAAAATGCACAAGATCCTGGTTTTTCTCAGGAAGAAATGAATGCAAGAAAACAAGAAATGCTTGAATTTTACAAAGAGCAGATTGATTTTCTTGAAGTTCAAGTAAAATTTGAAACTCTTACTGCTGAGATTGAGGAGCAAAGACTCAAGCGTATAGTAGCAATGGTAAGACAAGCTCAGATTCAAAGTCCTCCTGAAGAACATGAACCTGGTGAAAAACCTGAAGAAGGTAAAAAAAGAACTCTACGTAAAGAGGCCTAACTCTTAATTGCTAAACCAACACACATGGCAATTGTAAATCAAGTACAGAAAAAAATAAGAATGGAAGTCTGGGATATTACTAAGTTCCAGCTGGCTATTCATTGTCATCTACATGACATATCTATTTCTAGCCTTGATCTTAATTGTTTAACTTTATTAGCCCTTTACGGAGAGAAAGAACTTACAGAGTTTTGTGAGGCTGCTGTTGAAAAGAAAATTTTCGGCAGCAGCCAATCTGTAAGGAATGCTCTAGCTAAAGCAGAAAAAAGAAAGCTTATTGTAAAACAGGGAAGGAGTAAGAAGAAGATCCAGATTAATCCTGAGATAAGGATTCAAACCAATGGTAACATACTCCTTGACTATAAAATTGTAAGAATTGAATCCAAAAAAGATTAAACCTTTTCTTAAATCTGTAAGTGAAGATTTAGATGTGGATCAAAGTCTTGTTATAGATATCTATGAGTTTTACTGGAGTAATGTCCGTAAAAGTTTAACTACAGTACCTTATCCTAGAATAAACATTGAAAATTTAGGAGTGTTTGAAGTTAAACTTAAAACTTTAGATCTTACAATACAAAAGTACAAAGCTTATTTAAACAAACTGGATGCTGCTAATTTCTCTAAATATCCTAAGTATGAAAATGCTAAAAAAAGATTGGATGTTTTAGAGGCTACAAAAGAGATACTGCTAGAAGAAAGAGAAAGAAAAAAACAAATTAAAATATCAAGACATGGGAACACTACTGGAGATATGGAAGAAAAAGGGGGAGATTCTTGAGGGAATCAAGAACTCTGTCTTTAAAACAGAACATGTTGAGGAGGTAGCTGCAGCAAGAAATGCTATTTGTCAATCATGTGACCTTATAGATAGAACTGGTGATGAATGTGTAATGCCCGGTACACAGCCATGCTGTGGTGTATGCGGGTGTTCTTTACAGTTTTTACAAAGATCTCTGTCCTCAAAATGTGAGGAAGGTAAATGGGATGCTATACTTACTGATGAAGAGGCTGATGCATTAGATAACCATTTAAATCCAAATGAAGAATGAGCTGGCAAGTATGTCCCCTATGTAAGGGTGAAGGTTTTATCCATAATGAATTAAGCGATCATGACATGGGATTTTTTGTTCCAGGTGGTGGAGTAAGATTTACTAAGGATTTTGACTGCACAGTGTGCAATGGTAAAAAAATAATTTCAGAAGTTACAGGGCTTCCTCCTCATTCTAATAGTAATGTTGATGCCCTAGAACTTTAATAAAACAAATACAACAAATGTCAGTACTATTTTTACCTCAAGAACATAAATACATAAGTATTGATCCAAATGAAAAGATAGAGTGGACTAGTGTTACTACTGTTATTTCTAAGTTCAAAGAGCCTTTTGATGCTGATAGAATTGCTATAAGCTCTTCTAAAAATAAGAAAGGTAAATGGTATGGTATGTCACCAGAAGATATTAAAAATGCTTGGAAAGCAGAAGCTGATAGAGCTATTACTTTAGGTACATGGTATCATAATCAAAGAGAAGCAGATGTCCTAGAATGTGATACAATTACACGGGATGAGTGTAAACTTAAAGTAGTTAAACCTGTAGAAGTTAATGGTGTTAAACAAGCACCTATACAAAAGCTAGAGAATGGTGTTTATCCTGAGCACTTTGTTTATCTTAAATCTGCAGGCATCTGCGGGCAATCAGATAGAGTAGAAGTAGTTAATGGTAGGGTAGACATCTATGACTATAAGACTAATAAAGAAATTAAAAAAGAGTCTTATGTAAACTGGGAAGGTGTTTCTAAAAAGATGCTGGCCCCTGTTAGTCACCTAGATGATTGTAACTACTGGCACTATACTCTTCAACTTAGCTTGTATATGTATATGATTATCAAGCATAATCCCAAGCTTAAGCCTGGCAAACTTGTTTTAGATCATGTAATATTTGAAGATGATGGTCTAGATAAATCAGGTAAAAAAATTCATAGGTTAGATATAGATGGTCATCCTATTATAAAAGAAATAGTAAGATATGACTTACCTTATCTAAAAGCAGAAGTAATTGCTATTATTAATCATTTAAAAGAAAATGTTACAGCTTAATCCTATGATCCCTATAAAAAGGGTTTCTGATGGTCTTGAGGGCTATGCTTTTCTTGTAATTGATTATTCTCAAGAACATGATTTGTTATTTACATGTGCTATGGATGATGGAGAAATATGGACGCTAAATAACAAAGAGATAAGATTTTGTAAAAATATTAGCCTTGAAAGAAAATGATTGTAAAACTGTTTGATATAGCCAATGGTGTAGTGATTCCTACGGAACATTGCTACACTCTTGTGTCACTAAAAAACATAATGGATGAGTATCCTGATGATTATTTAAAGATTTATCAGTACTTGTTCTATATGACCTGTCCTAATCCGGATATTAATCCTTTCTTTAATACCTCTGAGATAGACAAAGAAGAGATTATTCTAAATGAGATTCAAGCTGAGTTTTCAACTGAAGATCCTCCTATACAAGTGGCCCTAGAATTTTGTGCAAGAATGTATGAAACTCCTACATTTAGAGCTTATAAAGGTATAAAGCAAATGCTAGATAAGCTTGCTACGTACATGGAAACAACAACAATAACACATGGTAGAGATGGAAACATTAACTCACTTGTTGCAGCAGCAGCAAAATTCCAGCAGATCAGGGACTCTTACAAAGGCGCGTACAAAGATCTCCAAGAAGAGCAAAAAAGTCAAGTCAGAGGTGGAGCAGGACTTGCCTATGACCAAACTTAATTATGAATAGAGTGTTTCATGAAATGTGAAACAAATGGTTTTATTTCACTAAATGTGATATATCTTTATGATATAACTTTCTCATATGGCAAAATCTAACGTTGAAAAAACACCACCCAAAGGAGACATTAAGTTTTCTATTACTCTTTCTGAAGAACAGAAGCTTGCTAAAGAACTTATTATTGTTAAACCCTATAACTTTATTTTTGGTTCTGCTGGTAGTGGTAAGACATTACTAGCTGTTCAGATAGCTCTGGACTTTTATTTTAAAAGAAAAACCAATAAAATTGTTATTACAAGACCTACAGTATCTACTGAAGATAATGGGTTTTTACCAGGAACAGAAAAAGAAAAGATGGAACCTTGGCTTGTTCCAATCAAATCTAACATGAGAAAAGTCTATGATAAGCCAGAGATATTAACTAAGATGGAAGAAAATGAAAACATAGAGCTTGTTTCATTAAGCCATTTTAGAGGAAGAACCTTTGATGACTGTGTTTGTATTGTGGATGAATTTCAGAACCTTACAAAGTCTCAGTTACAGATGTGTATAGGAAGACTTGGAAAAGGTTCTATGATGATTTTTACAGGTGATCCAAATCAAATAGATTTGAAATACAAGGATCAATCTGCAATACATGATGTAGCTAAGCTAGAAAAATCACAATGGGTTAATAAAATAGTACTTCTTGAAAATCATAGACATGAAGCTTTGAATGATGTATTAAAACTATTGAATGACTACTGAACTATACCAACATATTCCTACATATAAAAATGGTGAGTGGAGTTATACTGACTTTGAGAGTCGGGAAGACTTTGCAACCTTTATAAAATCTATTTTTAAAGAGCCTGGAAAGTATAACTTTAATGAAACTTCCCGTTTATTTAATGAACAAGCTAGGCTTTTTAATGTCAATAACTTCTATTGTTTAGCACCTCAAGGCACTAAAGACTACATAAAGTATTGGGATACAGAAAAAGAAAAGTGTAGAAAGGGAGTACTTTATCATGATGGTAATGAGACCTGGTATCTTACTAGAGACTATTATATGTGGCTGAATTTCCTACCAATCTTTAACAAGGAGATTCAGAAGTTTGGTTTTGCAGATGTAAGGGATGCTCAGTACCACATGGCTCTTTATGAGATTTTAGCAGAGCTTAACTATAGACATGCTGCTATTCTTAAAAAACGTCAGATTGCTAGTTCATATTTCCATTGTGGTAAACTTATAAATCAGATATGGTTTGAAGAGGGTATTACCTTGAAGATGGGAGCTAGTCTAAAAGACTTTGTTAATGAAAAAGGTAGTTGGAAGTTTCTTGCAGAATATGAAGCTTTCTTAAATAAACATACAGCTTGGTACCGTCCTATGAATCCAAACAAAGCAATGTTCTGGCAACAGAAGATTGAGATTGTTAATTATATAGGCGGCCAGAAAAGAAAGTCAGAAGTAGGTCTTAAGGGTGTACTTCAAGCTATTTCCTTTGATAAGAGTCCTACAAATGCTGTCGGTGGTCCTACCAAGTACTTCTTCTATGAAGAGGCTGGTATTGCCCCTACTATGAATCAGACCTATGAGTATCTAAGACCTGCCATGAGATCAGGTATGATTACTACTGGTACTTTTATAGCAGCTGGTTCTGTGGGTGATCTTAGTCAATGTGAGCCATTAAAAAGACTAATCCTTAGTCCTGATGCTAATGGTATATATTCTGTAGAGACTAACCTGATAGATAAAAATAACACTATAGGAATGAGTGGTCTATTCATTCCTGAGCAGTGGTCTATGCCACCATATGTAGATAAGTATGGTAATTCTAAAGTTGAGGAAGCTTTAGCAGCATTAGATGAACAATTTGCCCAATGGAAAAAAGATCTTAATCCTCAAGAGTATCAGCTCCGTATTTCTCAGCACCCTAGAAACATTGAAGAAGCTTTTGCTTTTAGATCTGTATCATTGTTTCCTCCACATCTTGTTTCTGCCCAGAACCAAAGGATTGAAGAAAAAGCCTATCCTTATGAGTTTCTAAGTATTGGTAGAGATGCTAGAGGAGAGGTGGTTGTAGAGCCTACAAACAAACTTCCTATAATGGAATTTCCAGTAACTAAGAATACTGAAGATAAAACAGGCACCTTGGTAGTATGGGAGAGACCAGAAAAAGATCCAGAATTTGGAACCTACTATGCATCTATTGACCCTGTGTCAGAAGGAAAGACTACTACTTCTGACTCTTTATGTTCTATATATGTCTATAAAACAGCAGTAGAAGTTACTAAAAATAATGGTTCTGAGATAACTACTTATATAGAACAGGATAAAATTGTAGCTGCTTGGTGTGGCCGCTTTGATGATATCAATAAAACACATGAGAGATTGTCTCTAATAATAGAGTGGTATAATGCATGGACTATTGTAGAAAATAACGTTTCTTTGTTTATCCAATACATGATAGCTCAGCGCAAGCAAAAGTATCTTGTACCAAGAACTCAGATAATGTTCTTAAAAGACATTGGTGCTAATGCTAGTGTATACCAAGAGTATGGATGGAGAAACACCGGCACATTGTTTAAAGCTCACATGCTTAGTTATGCTATTGCCTTTTTAGAAGAAGAACTAGATCATGAAGTTACTGATGATGGTAAGATTGTAAGAACAAAGTATGGTGTAGAAAGAATCCCGGACCCTATGCTTTTAAAAGAAATGCTTGAGTATAGAGATGGAGTCAACGTGGATAGACTTGTATCCTTTGCCGCTTTAATTGCTTTTGCTAAAGTTCAACAGGCAAATAGAGGTTATAAAAAGAAGTATGAAGAAACAGATCAAGCTAAAAACTTGAATAGTAACAAAAAATTTAGTAAATTGACTATAAGTCCTTTCCGACACATGGGAGGAGGAAATAGTAGTACCTTAGGTAAAAATTTGAAGAGAAATCCTTTTAAAAATTTGAGATAAAATGGAAATATATAATGCCTTACAGATGAAGAATGGGGCTAAGGTTGAGTACAATAAAATGGGCAGCCTTAACCAACCTCTTCAATTTTTACCTAGATCTGAAAAGGATAAAGACTGGGCGGCATGGTGTCTAGACTGGATGGAGTGGCAAGGTCTTAAACAAGTAAGACGTAATGCTAGAAGACTTCTAAAGAACTATAAACTTGCTAAAGGTATTATTGACAAGTCTGACTACATTGTTGAAGAAGACAATGAGTATGCAGACTTGATTGATACATTGACAAAGGAAGACACTTCTGCTCTTGAGCTTAAGTTCTATCCTATTATTCCTAATGTTATAAACACTCTTACAGCAGAATTTGCTAAGAGATCAACTAGAGTTGTTTACTCTGCTGTAGATGAGCGCTCATATAATGAAATGCTTGAGTTAAAAAGATCTCAAGTAGAGCAAGCTCTTGTATTTGATGCTCAACAAAAAATGGCAATGAACCTTATTGAACAAGGTTATGAGCCTGAGTCTGAGGAGTTTCAACAAGGCATGTCTCCAGAAAGTATTAAATCTTTACCTGAAATAGAAGCCTATTTTCAGAAGGATTATAGAAGTATGGTTGAGCAATGGGCTGAGCATCAGCACAGAGTTGATGTTGAGAGATATCATATGGAAGAACTTGAAGAAAGAGGTTTCCGTGATATGCTTATTACTGACCGTGAATTCTGGCACTTCCGCATGATGGAAGATGATTATGATGTAGAACTATGGAATCCGGTATTGACATTCTATCAAAAATCACCAGACCAAAGATATATTTCTGAAGGTCACTGGGTAGGTAAGTTTGATATGATGACAGTAGCGGATGTAATTGATAAGTATGGTTGGGCAATGACTGAAGAACAAATGGTCACCCTAGAACTTATTTATCCTGTAAGATCTGCCGGTTATCCTATTCAAGGTTATCAGAATGATGGTAGCTACTATGATGGCACTAAGTCCCATGCTTGGAATACTAATATGCCTTCTCTTGGTTACAGACAGTTTACTTCTATGTGGGATAATGCTCAATATGGAGGTGACGTTGTTAACTGGATTATGATGGAAGGTGAAGATTACCTTGATATGGGTATGTCTAACTTATTGAGAGTCACTACTGTATATTGGAAATCTCAACGTAAGGTTGGTCACTTGACAAAGATTACTGAATCTGGTGATATTATTACAGAAATAGTAGATGAGACTTATAAAGTAACTGAGAAGCCTGTTTATAATAAAGGTCTTATAGAAAATAAAACTAAACACACTCTTGTATTTGGAGAACATATTGACTGGATCTGGATTAACCAAGTATGGGGTGGTGTGAAGATTGGTCCAAATAGACCTGCATTCTGGGGCTCTAATAACCCTGGTGGTATTACACCTATTTACTTAGGAGTTAATCAAAACAACATTGGTCCTATGAAGTTCCAGTTCAAGGGAGATGATTCCTTGTATGGATGTAAATTGCCAGTAGAAGGTTCTGTATTCTCAGACCGTAATACAAGATCTACATCATTAGTAGATTTGATGAAGCCTTTCCAGATTGCTTATAACATTGTAAACAATCAGATTGCAGACATCCTTGTGGATGAATTGGGTACTGTCATAGCACTTGACCAGAACTCACTACCACGTCACTCATTAGGAGAAGATTGGGGAAAAGGTAACTATGCTAAAGCATATGTTGCAATGAAGAATTTCCAAATGCTTCCTCTTGATACTACTATTACTAACACAGAAAATGCTTTGAACTTTAATCATTTCCAAAAACTGGACTTGAGTCAAACAGAGCGTCTTCTATCAAGGATTCAGTTGGCCCAATACTTTAAGCAACAAGCCTTTGAAGTTATTGGTATTACTCCACAACGCTTGGGTCAAGAGATCTCTAGACAAACAGCAACCGGTATTGAGCAATCAATTAATGCTAGTTATGCTCAAACAGAGATGTACTTCATCCACCACTGTGACTATTTGATGCCTAGAGTACACCAAATGAGAACAGACCTGGCTCAGTACTACCATTCAAATAATCCTTCAACAAGACTTTCTTACATCACAACTCTTGATGAAAGAAAGAATTTTGAGATAAATGGTACTGACTTCTTGATGCGTGAGCTTAACATCTTTGCTAATACTAGAGCAAACCAGCGTGCTATTCTAGAACAACTCAAGCAGTTGGCTCTAAATAATAATACAAGTGGTGCGAGTATTTATGACTTAGGTAATATTCTTAAATCTGATTCTATTGTAGAGGTATCTCATATTCTTAAAGCTACAGAAGCTAAAGCTGAGCAAGTCCGTAAAGAAGAAATGCAACAGCAACAAGCAATGCAAGAGCAAGCTCTTCAAGCTAGAGCTGAAGAAGAGCGCATGAAAATGGAATTTGAGTCTTCTGAAAATGAAAAAGACCGTCAGGCTAGAATCCTTGAAGCAGAAATTAAAGCTTCAGGCTATGGATCCATGCAAGACATTAATGAAAACAAACTATCTGACTTCCAAGACTCTCTTCAAAATATCCAAAAGAGTGAGCAGTATGCACAAACAATGGATATGAATAGACAAAAGGAAACTGCCAAGGCTACTCAAACAAGAGAGAAGCTAATGGTAGAAAGAGAAAAGATAGCGGCTCAAAAAGAGATTGCTGCAAAGCAACTTGAGATAGCAAAAGAGAATAAAAACAAGTATGATTTAGCTAGAGGTGCTAAAGACAGAGAGGCAAAAAAGAAGAAGTAGCTATAAGATGCGCTTTATTTAGTTAGAGCAAAAAATTTTTAAAGTTTATTATTCTACTTTTGTCTATATTATTAGTGTAGATATTTTATAAACCAACAATATTTTACAAACATGAGCGGGCAAACCCAAGAAACAACTACGGTTGAACAAGTTGATATAGATCTAGATACATTGCTAGGAACACCAGGAGCTGATAACATCATGCTCCCAGAAGAAAAAAAGCCTTCGGTGTTTACTACAAGTAAAGTAGATACAGCGTTCCTTGACACTCCATCATCTGGTGATGATGATGATGATGATTCTAAAAAGCAAACACCTCAGTTTGCAGAGGTACTAAAGGATATTAATCCTGATGATGCATCACTAGGATCAGATGCTATCATTGAACCAGATGATCAAAAGAAAACACCTGGCAGATCTAAAATTGCTAAAGATGGTACAGTAGAGCTAGTTAAGAAATTAATTGACTCTGGTAAAATTGTACCATTTGATGATGATAAAGCAATTGAAGATTATAGTCTAGCTGACTTTGAAGAACTTATTGAAGCAAACTTTGCTGAAAGAGAGAATCAAGTTAGAGAGTCTACGCCACAAGAATTTTTCCAAGCACTTCCTGAAGAGCTTCAAGTAGCTGCTAAGTATGTAGCTGATGGTGGACAAGACCTGAAAGGATTATTTAAGGTTCTAGCACAAGTTGAAGAAACTATGCAGCTAGACCCTGAAGTATCTTCAGATCAAGAAAGAATTGTCCGTGAATACCTATTGGCAACAAACTTTGGTACTCCTGATGAAATTGATGAAGAAATTGATAGCTGGAAAGATAGAGATGAACTAGAAGCTAAAGCTAATAAGTTCAAACCAAAATTGGATGCTATGCAAGCAAGAGTTGTACAACAAAAGCTAGCACAGCAAGAAGATATGAAACGTAAACAAGCTGCTCAAGCTCAAAAGTATATGAGCAATGTTTATGAAACTCTTAAGCCAGGTGAAATCAATGGTGTGAAACTTGACCGCAGAACACAAGAAATGTTGTATGCAGGACTAGTTCAACCAAACTACCCTAGTATTAGTGGTAGACCTACAAATATGCTTGGTCACTTATTGGAGAAATACCAATATGTACAACCAAGACATGACTTAATTGCTGAAGCTCTTTGGTTACTTGCTGATCCAGATTCTTATAAAACAAAGATCCGTGAGCAAGGAAGCAAGACAAGCACAGAGAAAACAGTTAAGATGTTGAAGACAGAAGAGACAAGAAAAACAACTGCTTCTCCTATCATAGAGAAAGAAGAAGTAAGACAAAGAACAATACCTAGAAATAGTAATTTTTTCAAACGATAACCTTTTAATCATAATTCAAAATTAAATTATGTCAACTCCAGTTTTAAATAATGGTATATTTCTACGAGATACCAACTACGCAGCTAGTTCACACGTAGACTCTTACCACTTAGTTAACATGTTGAAAACTGCAGAACCAATGGACATGGGTCCAGTGGATTTGTGGGCAATGGCTCAAAAAGTAGAGATGCCTTTGTATCAAATGTCTAGCTTTGGTGGCAAGAATGTAATCATGGTAGACAACCCTCGCGGTGAGTACAAATGGCAAACTCCTGTTGTGCAAGATCTTCCTTATATTGTTGAAGACATTGAGTCTATAAACGAGACTAAGGGTATTGATGGTACTACTTTCAAGATTAAACTCTCTCGTCGTGAGTTTGGTCATGGAGATATCATCACATATGATAAGTACAACGGTGTGGAGATGTACATTGTACCTGACCAGGATATCCTTCCTCTAGGTGACGGGTTTGTATATACTGTGCAGCTTGTAAACAACGACAGTTCTAAATTCTTGGAAAACAAGTTTTTAGCTTCTGGAACCAAAGTTTTCCGTAAGGGTTCTGCCCGTGGAGAATATGGTGAGCGCTTCTCTGATATTCAAATCCAGTCTGGATACCGCGAGTTCTACAACTTTGTTGGTGGTGCTGAAGCACACGTACACTATTCTATTTCTAGCCGTGCTGATCTTATGATCAAAGGTGGTTTGAATGCAGATGGTACAGTTCCAGTAACTGAAATTTGGCGCAACTTTGACCAAAACATGGATCCTGCTGTAGCTAACCTTGAAAACATGGTAAGCCGTATGGGTAAGGATTATGTTAAACGTGCTATGTCTAATGGTACACTTAGCCGCACATTCTTAACTACAATGGAAGCAGCTCACTTGAGTAAAGTAGCTACTGACATTGAGACTTACTTGATGTGGGGACAAGGTGGTAAAGTACGTCAAGATGGTCCAGATGATATCCGCTTGTCTGTGGGTCTTTGGAAGCAGCTTGATAACTCATTTAAGCGTGTATACAACAAATCAGGTTTCAATCTTGACATGTTCCGTTCTGAGATCTACAACTTCTACGCAGGTAAGGTTGAGTTCAAAGGTCCAGATCCTAAGCGTCAGTTGATTGTTCAAACTGGTATGGGTGGTATGCGTATGGTTAATGAGGCTATCAAACGTGAAGCTGTTAACTCAGGTCTTGTTATTCAGGCAGCTGAAAACAATGGTGTTGGTGCTATCTCTGGTAAAGGTATGGACTTGAACTTTGGATTTGCATTCACTTCATATGTTATCCCATTCTTGGCTAACGTGAAGTTTGTGTTGAACCCAGCTTTTGACAACGTACACACCAATGACATTGAAAACCCAATCATTGATGGTTTCCCATTGTCATCTTATAACTTCATCATTTTTGATATCACTGATAACACTAATGATAACATCTTCTTGTTGAAATTGTCTTGGGATAACCAATTGAAATGGTGGTACCAAAATGGTACAATGGACTACATGGGACGTACACAAGGATTCCAGTCTTCTGGTCAATTCAATGGATACCGTGTCATGATGACCCAAACAATGCCATCTATCTGGGTAAAAGACCCAACCAAAGTATTGAAAATTGTAATGAGAAACCCAATCACTGGTGGCTCATTCTAAAGAATCATAAAAATGGGGAGGAGCTACAACTCCTCCCTTTTTTTTATTAATTTTTAAAACTAAAAAAACATGAATGAATTTAATACACCTTTAGAAAATAACTATCAGCTTGCTAATCAAAAGATTGAGAAAACAATTTTTTATGAGCATGATCTAGATAATGGATTTCAAATACAAGTAAGAGCGCTAAAAGGAATTATAGAGCTTACTAATCTTGATTTAAACGTTGGCCCTGCTCCAGAGCCAGGTTGTGCAAGTTCAGTAACACTTGATATCCTTAATCCAAGACTTAATTATGCAAACCCAGATAGAGTTTATATACAAACTACTGTTTACTATAGCCCTGGAGTTGATGATCTTTTTGTTCCTTATTTAGTACCTACAGGTGCTTCACCTCAAGGAGCAGGGTTCAGTTTATTTAATGTAAGCAATGAAGCTGCCGGAGCTGGACAATTTACAGGAAAATTGTATATTAACTATGAGATTTATAGTTTCTAAATTTTAGTTATATTTGACTTTTAAAACCAACACAAAATGAGTACATTAACAATTGTAGAAGCAGCGGGTCCTAAAAGTGGACCAATTGCAATTAAACCTTTTTTTGATCCTAAGCAATCTAATATGGGTCTTGAGCAATATGGTCTTTCATTATATGAAAACGTATTTCATGAAGAACAATTAGCTTGCATTGAGGCTAATGGAATCAAAAGATATATTACAGGACTAAATGAATTTGCTCCTGAAGTTAAAATGATTCCTGATCCAGAATACAGAGCAGCTAAAATTAAAGACATACGCAATGCAGTTTCAGATCTTGAAAAAGAACTAGCTGCTAATGTTATTGATCCAGCTGACCCTGAGTTTTGGAATAAAGTTAAAATGCTTCGTCCTGATAATGATGAGTTCTGGAATAAAATTACACTGCGTTGTGGTAACACACCTTTGTATTTTGATCCTGTAAAAGATCCTTATGACCGCATTAAACTTTATGCTATTGAGGCTGGTGGATTCTCTATTGTAGCTAAGAGCTATGAAGATGCTAGATCACGCCCAACACCTGTAAAATTCTTTCTTGATAAGTTTGAGAAAACTGCTACAACCCGTACAGAATCTAAGAAACTTAGAAACAAAGCTCTTGCAGAACTTCAAAAAATGTTTGATAAAGCAACTACTAAGTTAATGTATGTAGCAAAGGTTGTAGAAATCAACAGTGCTCAGTATAAGAAATCAACACCTAATGATGTGCTCTATGATAACATGGACGTATTTATTAATGGTGAGGGTTCAGAGAAAAATGGCCAACGTGCAGCTCAGGCTTTCTTGGATGCAGCAGCCTTGGATATGGAAACTCTAAAAATCAGAGCTATTGTTAAAGATTCTACATACTATAAATTTGTTGCTCTAAAAAGTGATGGTTTTATTTATCATATGAATTCAAGTACAATGCTAGGTAGAAATCCTGCAGACGTGGTTGAGTTCTTGAAGAATCCTCTTAATGATGAGATTCTAAAAGATTTAATGACTCGTGTTGAAAAATACTGGAATGAATAAACTAGTAAATCCTGAAGAGGAAAATAATATGCGCGGAAACAAGGCATCCACTAAAACTGTTAGTGGATCCTTGTCTTCTGTTGCTGATGCTACCCAATCTAATACTGGGAAAAATGGCGACAAAGGGCAGTGGAAACAGTAAAAATAATGCTATGAAAAAGACAAATAAGAAATATGCTATGGGAGGGGTTCCCTGTCCTGATTGTAAACTTACGCAGGATGCTACAGGAAAATATAAGTATGGTTCTGACAGTACTGGTTATACTACTAGTATAGACAGAAACATTGCTAAAGCAAAACATAAACAAACTTATCCTAAGGCTTATGCTACGCCTACTCCTCTTACGCCTACGCCAGTTTCTAAACCAGACTCTATTCCGGCACCAGCCCCACCTAAAATGAAAAAAGGTGGAATGATATCTAAACCAAAATCTTCAATGAAGATTATGTCAAGGAGGGCTAAATAGTTATGGCAAAGCAAATGATAAAAAGAAAGGATGGATCCTACAGCCAAAGAGGGCTGTGGGATAACATCCGTGAGAACAAGGGCTCTGGAAAGAAGCCTACTGCTGAAATGTTAAAGCAAGAAAAAAAGATTAAAGCTAAAACTAAAAAGTAATGGCTAAGAAAGTTAGAGTATCAGCAGGTGGAGAGAAACACGTAGTCTATAAAAAGACAACTAAACGTGGTAAGGGAGAACCCGGTGATATTATGGTAAACCATCCTACTAAAGATAAAGGACAATGGGATACTATAAATCTAACTAAGATAGGTAGAGCTAATACTGTTAAAGAAGGTGTGGCATCTACTAAGAAGTGGCATAAAGATAATCCTGATTATAAATATAAAAAGAAAAAGAAATAATGGCAAAACTAAATTATGTTTGGAATTATCTAAGTTCCACTTTGGCTAACTTTAAATCAGCTGTACTAGTTTAGAAATCCGTGTATATAATAAATAACTATGGCAAAGAAACTGATTAAAAAACAAGATGGTGGTGCAACTACTCCATCTAATAGACAAAAAAGAATATCTAATAGAGCTGATAAAGCTTTTACTAGAGCAAGTGCTACGCAAAAAGAATTAAACAAAACTTATGTTAGGAGAGAAGATTTAGGGCCAGCTGATCCTAAAAAACCTTGGGGACTACGTATGGCAACAGACATAGAAGAAAAGGTGTATGATCAACCAGGTTATGGTAGAAAAAAAGGTCAGTTAGAAAAAAATCTTAAAAAAGATATAAACAAAGTTAATAGACTTTCTCAAAAAGCTGCTTCTCTAAAAAAGAAAAAATAATGGCAAAGACACCTGCTTGGCAAAAGAAATCAGGTAAGTCTCCTAGTGGGGGACTTAATGAAAAAGGGCGTAAGTCTTATGAAAGACAAAACCCTGGTTCAGATCTAAAAGCTCCACAACCTGAAGGTGGTTCTAGGAAAAAATCATTTTGTGCTAGAATGTCTGGCATGAAGAAGAAACTTACTTCTAGCAAAACTGCTAATGATCCTAATAGTAGGATAAATAAATCCTTGCGTAAATGGAAATGTTAACGTAAATTAGTAATACTATGGCAAAGAAATGTATGAAATGTGGCGGATCCATGAAGTATAAATCTGGTGGATCTACAAGTTTTGGAATGCTTTCAGTAAAAGCGGGTGTGGATAATAATCCTAAACCTACTGCTGCTGATAGAATTGTTGGTGCTAAAAAGAGTGCTGGCAAAATGAAACAAGGTGGAACTATTAAAAAGAAAAAATAATGGCAAAGAAAGAAAGGTTAAATGCTCGCGCTGAAAGAGTAATGGGCAGAGCACAAAAGAACTATAATAAAGCTCAAGCTGCTATTGCTGCTGACAAAGCTAATCCTGATAAAACAAGCAATACAACTGCATACGTTGATAAAAAGTTTAGCAAGGCTTATAATCAGGGTGAAAGAGCAAAAGCTCTTAAAGCAAAAGCAGACTCTATGAAGAAAGGGGGCGCTGTTAAAAAGAAAAAGTAACATGGCAAAGAAGTTACAGAAAGCTCAGTATGGTAAGACAATGTCTAAATCAAATACTAAGTCTAAAACTTTTTGGAAAGAAATCCAAGATGCATGGAATGCAGCAGAAAAAAAAGCAACAACAAATTCTAAAAATAGGAAAAGTTTAGAGCAGATACAAAAAGAATGGATTGATACTGAAAAAAGAGTTACTAATCCTAAAAACAAATCTGCTAATAAAATTGAACTTTTTAAAAAAGGGGGATCTTCTAAAAAGAAGTAACATGGCTGAGAAAAAAGACAAGAAATGGATTCAGAAGGCGGTTAATCCTAAACATAAGGGTTACTGCACTCCCATGACTAAAGCCACCTGTACTCCTAAAAGAAAAGCATTGGCTATGACCTTTAAAAAAATGGCTAAGAATAAATAACTTTTAATATTATATATAATGAAAAATTCAGGCGGTGTCTATGTAAGACTTAATGGTAACCAACCAGTACAGAAAGTTGCTGGTTCAAACGGTGTAGGTCACACTAAAAGTGCTAAAGCTTCTGTTCAGAAAAAAGCTGGAAGCAATGGCGTTGGAACAACTAAAAGCCAAAAAGCTACAGTAAGTCCTTCTGGTAAAACAGGCTCTACTAAAAAAGGTAAATAATGGCAACCACAAAAAAATTAACTCCTATGGAAATGGGAGGATTGTATTCTGGCATGATGTCATCTGATGTGTCTACCTCTATGCCTGAACCAGTTTCAGGTTATGGTACTATGGATACCTCAGCAGATAAACCTAAAAAACCAAAAGGTTATAACTATAAAGCTCATCAGGCTAGAGGTCAGAAAGCATTTAAAAACCGTGGTAAATGTGGTAGAAAAGGTTGTTAATTAATCTTATATGTTAAACAGCACACTACAGCTTAAAGTTAAGCAAAGACTTAATAAACTTGACAGCCAGGATTATGAAAATCTTGAGTGCTGGCAAATTATTGAGGCTTTTAATAAAGCTCAAATTGAGTGGGTCCGTAGACAAATTATGGGCCGTAATATGTCTCAAGAGGGTGCTGAACAAACAGTAAGGAAAGTAGATGACCTACAGAATCTTTTAACACCGGTTCCTCTTACATCTATTAGTGCAGGTGCCTATTATGAAACTGAACCATTACCTAGTAATTACCTTGAGTTTCATAAAATAGATATTGAAGCAACTAAAGACAATTGCTGCACAGAGCCTAAAAAAATGATTGTTTATCTTGTTGAAGAAGCTAATAGTAGTATTCTTCAAAGGGATGAACTACGCCAACCTAACTTTGAGTGGGGAGAAACTTTCTGCACAATAGTAAATAATAGAATAAGAGTCTATACAAATTCTGACTTTACCGTTAGTTCTATAACTCTTCTTTATTATAGAAAGCCTATAAACATTCAAATTATTGGTTGCGGAGATCCTTATACAGGACTAATATCAGCAACAGATATTTCATGTGAATTTAGAGATGATATTACTGAAATACTAATTGACTCTGCAGCTTCCATTATGGCGGGTGACATTGAATCCTTTAGTCAACAATCAAGAACATCTCAATCTTCAGAAACTAACACATAATAATGGATACTATAAAAAGACCCCTAAAATCTAATTCTGTTGCTGGAAAGAACATCCTTCTTTCTAATGAATGTCTTAGTTACCTTAACTACCGTATTCAGCAAGAAGAGTTTTCTTCTAGAATGTATTTGGCAATGTCTATGTGGCTTGATAATAACGGTTATGTAAATGCAGCTAAACTTTGGAAGAACTATTCTAATGAAGAGCTTGCACATGCAGATTGGTCTAGAACCTATATATTGTCAATGGGTGTTCAGCCAAGTACTCCAAAGCTAGATCAGCCCGGAGAAACTTTCTCTGGATTACCACAGATTATCAAAGACTCATATGAGCATGAGATTGATATTACTAAACAGATTAAAGACTTGGCAGATGATTCCTTTAAGAAAGGAGATCATATGCTATATGAACTAGCTCTTAAGTTCTTAAAAGAACAAGTAGAAGAGCACAACAAGATGCAAAACTGGATTGACCAGCTTAATGCATTTGGTGAAGATAAAATTGCAATGCGTCTTTTGGACCATGAGATGAAAGATTATTTATAAAAATTTGGAAGCTATAGAAAGTTTTCATATATTGAAGTATAATTGTTTGTAACCTTTAAATTTTAAAAAAATGGCATATTTTAATCACGCCTTTAATAAGGTGTTTGTTGGAACCAGTGGTTTTTACACTGGTGTAGGTGCTAAGACCACCGATTTGGCAAAAGGAGATTTTACTTTTGTTAATCCTGAGACATGGACTGTAGTTGATGTAGACGGTCCTACTGATGTTAAATGTCCACTAGTTCTTGTAGCAGGTTCAATTTATCAAAATGATAAAATTGGACCTTTTCACGGTGGATATAAGGAGACTGATAAATCTAAAATTATCAACCCTAAGTACATCAGTCGTTTTTATCGTGTAGATCCATGTACACCACAAAATCAGACTATCTCTATTGGTACAACTCCTTGGACTATACAAGAAGGTGTTGAACTAGAGTGTGTAATTCCTGGAGTTACTCAAAAAGATTTCCTTTGTGGAGAAACTTACTACCTACGTGTAGATTTGAAAGGTTCTCCAGTATTGCGTTTCCTTAGCCGTAACTCATATTTTACTGCTGATGCTTATACTGGCTGTTGTGATGCAGGCGCACTTGCACCTACTCCAGTAGACCCAACTACAGTATATATCCTATGGGCTAAGCAATTGCTTAACAGCCCTTTGATCAATGCGTTTATCAACATTACTATATTTGATACAACTAACGCAGATCTTGTTGATGGTACTTATACTATAATGACTAAGGATAATGTTAATGATCCTTTAGCTCCTTGGAATACTTACACTCCTGTGGCTGGTGCTACTGGTCTTGAGGCAGGTATGTATATCACTGGTGCTTATGTAGATACTCGTTTTGGAGATTGCACTTTCTACCCAAATGATTCAGTTCTTGCTCACGTTGAGCCTGTTAAAATCTATGCTTCAGAAGTAGATTATACTGGTGATCCATGTGAGTTTGCAAATCTTTGTGTATCTAATGTGTGTCTTCCAATTCAAGGAGCAGGTTATGGTGAAAATGTAATACGTGAGCTTATTCTTTCTCAAGGATATTCTCAGTCTCCATTCTACACTGGAACTGATCTACGTGTACGTGAGATTACTCAAGGTTATGATGTGACTGACACAATTGACCGTGATGCTCAATACTACAGATATTTCATTCAGCACAGTGTTCCTCGCTTTAATAACCCAACTGGTACTTTTGATAATGATCAGTACTTGCTTGAAATTATTGCTGTAGCACAACTTAATGACTTTGAAAACTTTATGGCTCTGTGGTTGGCTAATTCTGGTTCAAACTGTACTGAACTTGATACATTTACATGCCCTGAAGCTTGTGTAGTTCCATACACAGTAGGATAATAAATAAGTAATAATCATAAAAGGGAGAGGGAGCCACAAAACTCTCCTCTCCCTTTTTATTTTTGCACACATGGAAAAACATCAGTTAGCTTTAGATATTCCGGATACACTAAGTAAGTGTATTTTTCGCATTGTAGATGCTAGTATCTACAGTGATGTAGCACCAGTTGAATGTGCTAAACTGCATATAACACCTCCAGGATTTACAACAACTTATGACATTACAGATCTTCAACCAGCATTTTTTGAAAACATTAGTGCTTGTGATCTAGGACTACAGACTGCAAATTGTGGAAATACCTACAATGATTTTGCAGATGGTGTCTATGTTGTACGTTATAGTGTAAGTCCAAATGATATTGTTTATGTAGAATACAATCATTTACGTGTAACAGTAGCATTGAATAAAATAAATGATTTACTTTGCTGTATGGATGTTCAAGGATGTGAGCCGCAAGGTCCTCTTAAAGAAAAACTTAGAGAGGTACAATTGCTTCAGACCCTTTTAAAAGCAGCCAAAGCAAAAGTAGAATATTGCCATACTCCAGGACAAGGAATGGACATTTACAATTATGTTATGAAAAGACTAAACAAACTGTCCTGTGGATGCGGTTGCAGCTCTTGCCAATGATAATTTTTAAAACCAACATATCATGAGTAAATGCCCAAACTGTGGTGCTACATTAACATGTGGCTGCCAAAAAAGAAAATTAGCAGATGGTAAAACTGGATGTAACAAGTGTGCAGCCGGAATAACAACTGCTAAAGAAGCACCAAAACCGACACCTAGTCAAAGCACAAAACCGACTGTTAATTCAGTCAAAATAAACCCATAAAGAAATGATTGTAAGGTCATACTCATTATTCTTGCCATCTAGTACTGATGATCCACTTTTCATTTCAGATGATTTTGGACAGACATGGACTAATATTAGTCCTAATGGGCTAGTATTTGCCGGCTACAGCAATACAGCAAGTATTTCAGTTGATCCTTACAATAGTTATAATTCTGTAATAACAATTGGTCCCCAGGTATTTAAGTCAATAGATGGTGGATATAACTATTCTATTTCAACCGGTGCTGGAAGTGCTAATGGATTTCATAGATCTTTTCATAAAGATTCAACACATGTAATTCTTGTTGGTGATACCATAGGTTTATCAACAGATGGTGGTAGTACATTTACTAACTATGGTTATGATCCTGTAGTAGAATATGGGCCAACAATGGTTTCTCCATCACTTCTATTTATAAGAAGTGTTTATTTTGAAAATGTTGCAGTTGGTTATATGAATATATATGACAAACTCTACAGATCAGGAGATGGTGGTATTACATGGACAGTAATATATGGGGATAATCCTATTGAAACAGGTTTTCCAATTACAGGTATATCTTCTCTAGGAGATTATATTACTGTAATTAATGGTAATGGTATTTATCATAGTTCTGATTCTGGTGTAACATTTAATTTAGTTGAGGGACCTTTTGCTGCGGGCACACCCAGTGATGACAACGCTTTAAATAATCCTTGGCGTGTTTCTTCTACTCTATATGCTACAGAGAATTCTGGTTCTGGCACCAATGTTTATAAGAGTATAGATTATGGTGCTACTTGGACATTAGTTGGAACTACTCCTAGTATTACATATATTGATTCTGTTCATGCTTATTCTACTACAAATTTATATGTAGTTAATGGTGTAGGACCAGCAGATATATATACATCTACGGATAGTTTCTCTACTAGTACTATAACACTATCTACACTAAACAGAACAGTTGCTAATGATTCTGGTTATGCCTATGATTGTGGTGAGTGCCCAAATGTAAAATTTACATATAATCCAGTTACAGAGCAATGTGAACTAGTAGAAGAAATTACTATCTGTAATATGGGTTATCTATATGATCCTATTACAAAAACATGTATAAGCTCTACTGATCCTGAAGATGTTTATACACCTTCACTGTGTCCTCCTGACTGTACAACTACTTTAGGAGATGACCAGAGAGGCCGTTGTGAGTGTATTGAAATAGCTTCTTTTATACCATGCTGTTACAGACTTGATGATTGTGCTGAAGTATTACCATCAATAATTACACAAACAGATCTGTCTGATTATGCATTGGCAGCAAATGTTTTAAATATTGAAGGTTCTGATGCATGTTGGACTGTTACTAAAATTGAAGATTCTCTTTGTTCTGAGAATGTAGATGTAATAGTTACAGAAGTATTTGAATCATGCTTAACATGTAATCCTTCATATACTTTGTATAATTGTAGGGATAACAGTGTGACTATTGATACTGCAGTAGATTTTTCTGAAAGTCTTACTAAAACTGTTAAGCTTGTTGAGTATCCTGGTGAATGCTGGCAAGTAGGCCCAAATACTAAAGCTGAGTTTGAGCCAGTTATTGTTACATTGGCAACAGAATTTCAATCTTGTGCTGTTTGTAATCCTCCATTGTATCAGTTAAATAACTGTTTCAATGATGATAGTTTTATTATTACTGATTCAGATCTTTTGAATCTTATAGGAAAGACTATTAGTATTCAGGGTTATCCTGGTCTATGTTTTACAGTTACTGAACCAACATGTCAATGCTTGTCTATTACTCTTGTAATTGATGGGGATACTGAAATATTTATTGTAAATGCTTCTACTGCTTTAGTCAATGGAAGATATCAGTATGTTTTTAGTTTTTCAGGAACCAATTATTTTATTGCATGGGATATCACTCTGACTAGATGGGAATTATACAATAGTGATACAGCTACACTATTAGCATATTCACCTGTTGATTTAAAATGTATATACTCATCTTACTGGATTATTGTAACAGGTGTTGATTCAGTTGTAACAGCTAGTTGTTCAGATATTCTGTATGATATTGTTGTTGATGAAGTATTTTCTAACTGTGAATGCTGCACTACTAAAAATTGTAAATAATGAATTCATTTACCTGCATAACACTTACTAGTTGTCAAACAGATAATTCTGTTTACATAACTACCATTACTGGCTCTGATGTAGATCTTTATTTTCAAGATGAGTTAGGTAATGTTGTTCAAGTAACTGATCCAGAGAACTTTCCTGATATCTACTATACAGTAGATTCACTATGTGCTAGTTTTCAAGTGATTCCTGGATCAGCATGCGAAACTTGTTTTTTAAATGCAGTTAATATAGATCTTAACTATGTTACATCAACAGGTTCTGATAGTTGTCCTATAAATACAGCATACGTTCTTGTTAATTGTAAAGCTGGTAATATTGTAATAGATGCTCCAGCAGATTTAATACAAAGTGCATCAACAGTACTTGTTACATCATCAGATCTTGCATTATATGTAGGATCTGTTGTAAACATTGCTGAGTATCCTAATAACTGCTATACTGTTTTTGGACCGTATACAGAAGATACGGGATGCCCTTGTGATTATTATACAGTTACAGATGCTTATAAAGATTGTGAATGTTGTCTTCCTGCAGCACCTGTTGTATTTACAAGAACAACTCAGCAACCTGTAAAGAAGTTCTATCATATAACTGATACAGAGTGTGAGATTAGAGTTAATACAAGATTTGCTGATAACTACTACAGATTGTTTCAGGGTCTTAAATATGGCCTTAAAAACTGTTGTGGTGATGTGAACTTTGATAAACTATGGATTACTAAAGAACTTTCAGATTATTCTTTGATTAATCCACCAGACGCATGTGTACCTGTAGTAACTACTGTTGTAGTTGATACTTGTCCTACAGCTACTATTGTAACATGTGATATTCCTACTGATGTTTCAGGAACAGGTGATTTCACATAATACTTTGATATTGATTAAAATTTAAGTAAATTAAAGATATGGCACTACCTATTCAATCTAATAGCACCCAAGAAGGATGCAATCCAATTTCTTCAAACTGTGTCATCTGGCAGGGTCCAGATATTCCTTGCATTAACTTATGCAATGGTGATACTGTTAGTGATGTTGTTGCAAAGCTTGCAGAAAAGCTTTGTACACTTTTGGATCAGACTACAATTTCAGCATATGACTTGTCATGCTTTAATCCACTATGTCCTAATCCTACTGATTTTCAGGCTCTTATACAAGTAATTCTTGATAAGATATGTGCTCTTGAAAATGTTCCTCCCGCTTCTGTTGTAGGAGCAGGATGTCCTGATGACTGTATAGTTACTGTTGCAACTTGCCTTCAAGGTAAAGATTTTCTAGGAGATACCATTACTACTCTACCACTTAAAGATTATGTGATTAGAATTGGTAATGAAATCTGTTCTATTCTTACTGCAATCACAACTATCAACGCTGACATTACAGACTTACAAGATAGAGTAACTTATATTGAAGATAACTGCTGTAATACTCCAACACAACCTACAGTACCCTCTACAAGTTGTATTAGCGGTGCTACAGGAATGCCTATTGTATCTTTTGCTGTTCAACTTGAAACAGCATTCTGTGCATTACAAACAGAACTAGGTGATATGGGAAATGCAATAGCTGCTCAGTGTATAGCAAATGCAGATCCTCAACTTGGAGTATATCCTGCAACTACAGCTATGTCTGCTCTTGCTCCCAATTGGATTCTGTCACCAGCTTCTTTATCAGAAGCTGTTCAAAATCTTTGGGTAGCTCTTTGTGATACTAGAGATGCTGTATCAACTCTTCAAGGGTTGGTTACAACTTTACAAGCAGATCTTGCAGCATGTTGTTCTCCAACTTGTGCTGATATTGTCTGGAGCTATGTAGCAACCGGTATTCAAGCTTCTAAAAATATTAAGGTATATCTATCAGGAGCAGTTCCTGCTGGATTTACTTATTGCGGTGGTGGTTCCACAGGAGATGTTATTGTAACAGATGCTTTTGGTAATAGTTTTACTTTTACTGAAGATGTTCTTGATAGTATTAATACAGGAGCGGTTATCACTCTTGATGCTAGTTCTGCAGGAGCTCTATCTGAAAACTCTGTGCACTATGATGTACAAATAGACATGTGTCTAACAGATGGTACTTTAACATGTAACTCTTCAAGATACTATTCTTTCTATAACTCAGCATGGTGTACTGACAGAAACCCACAAGCCACAAGCACAAGTGATGGTCAAGTTGATATTACATGGAACAGTGCTACTACAGCTCCTGAAACAACTGATTATTTAGTTACATTGTATACTACTCCGTTTACGACAGGTGGTGGTGTATTTGTAGGATCAGATCTTCAAAGCTACAGTGCTTCTGGATTAAGGACTTCTAGTTTTACAGGCCTTACTGGAGGAAATCTTTATAGAGCAGTAGTTAGATCTACACAGAATGGTAAATACATTGATTGTGAAACTAGTACAGTTGTTTGTGTAACAGCACCATTACCATAAATAAATAAAAAAAAATAAAATGAGTTGTACTTCATGTGGTTCTACAAATACTAGCTGTGGGTGTAAGGATGCTCCTTACACTACAGTTAAAACATATACTTGCCCTGCTGACTCTGCATGCCCTGTACCTAGTCCTTGTTCTGAATATGTAGATACAAGATGTACCTACTATAATGGAGCAGGTATCTGGGAAATGGGAATTGAGGATGGTAGATCTCTTCAAAGTATTATTCAGCAAATGATTATACGTACAGGAGCTGATCCAGAATGTGCTGATCCTTGTTCTACTTGTCAAGCAACATGGAATGTATTTCTAGCTTCTGCTACAAGCACTACACTGACTATTGCTTGGGAAGCTTCTGCTACTGCTAATACTTATCAAATAGAGTATCAAGCATTACCAGTTGATCCTTGTACTTTAAGTACTTGGACACTTGTTACTGCACAAACAACTCTTACTAATACTATTGGTAGTCTTACTGCTAATACATATTATCTTGTAAGAATCAATGCTATCTGTGATACAGGCAACTGTTATTCAGTAACAATTAAAGTAAAAACTGAAGCTTAATGGCATCATTATCAATAACATATGTACCTCAGTATGAAGGTTGTCATAGAATCTATTTTAGATTAGATGGTAATGAAACATATTGTTTGTACACTGATACTTCTTTGTCTGAAATCAATGTAGAAAAAGAAGTTACAATTCCAATTACTGGTGATATAGAAACATGTCTTGGTATTCCAGATTTATCTTGTGTAACACAAACTGTAGAAGGATATATTCAACCGTGCTGTGCTGGCGAAAATGATGAAATATTACGTGCACCATTTAACTTTAATCCTACACAAGTGGTATGCACAGCTTATACCGCAAGTTGTTCTGGTGCAGGTATTTCCAGAATCATTGTAACAAATCCGGGGAGTGGATATACATCTACACCAAGTGTTTCAATATTTAACTCAACTGGAGGATCTGGATTTACCTATACACTTGTAATGGACGGAGATACTGTACAAGAAGTTATTGTAAACAATTCAGGTGATGGTTATCCATCAACATCAACAGTTTTCTTTTTACCTTCTCCTACAGGTGATAATCCTACAGCATATATTGAATTCTGTAATTGTGGACCGGATTGTGGAA